TGATTAGCTACTGAATATATATTAATTGGCATTACTTACCACTAGAGCCGAAGCCGCCATCATTCCTTTCTGTTTCATCTAAAGTATCTACAGGAACGGGTGCAAAACGATAACTAGGCATTACCATAAGTTGCGCGATGCGGTCTCCAGCATTAATAGTGTAGTCAGAATCAGAAATGTTGTCATATAGGATGCCTAGTTCACCACGATAATCGGAGTCTATAATTCCAGCGCTATTGCTTAGTCGTAGCCCTGTCTTTGCTCCAATACTAGAACGAGGGAAAATCAGTCCAACCCATCCTTCTGGTAGCGCAATATACACTCCAGAACCAATTTTATTGCTGATAGAATGAGCAGGTAATGTGATTGTTTCGCGGGCGTACAAATCTGCGGCCGCGTCTGTATCATGCGCGTAAGTAGGCATATGAGCGCCTTCGTCTAACTTAATTGGAAGTTTGATATCATAACTATGATATTGCTCTAATGCCTTATCAAATACTTCAAAAATTAAATCAAAAACTTTGTCAAGAATCTTCTTCTTATTTTCTGAAGGATTTAATTCCTCTACTAAGCTCTCAACAGCTTGCTTTGAAACCGCAATATTTTCACGCGCCCGGCCGCGAGAATAATTTAAATTATTAAATGATTTAATTAATTCCTGCGTTGCCTCTTCGCGCATTTCTTCTGCAAAACTATTTTCTATAATAGTATTTACAACCTTTACTGTATTATCATTTAATTGATCCTCTGGAGTAGACATAATTTCATTAATTAAATCATATAATGGCTTTAGTGCGGTATCTTGATCTAACTTAATCTCACTCATCTTAATCACCTCTTAATCGCAAAAGCTCTGCTCTACACTAACAACAGCCCAGGAATCAATAATTTCACCCTTAGACTTCTTCGTTTTTAAAACATATCCAGACTTTGTTAATGTATAATTACCATTGATTTGATTATCCTTATAATCCTGAATTAGAGCGATTGCTTCTTCCTCATCATTAACACGATAAACATTAGTTGTTTTCAGTAGTTCCTTCATAATTTTCATTCTCCTTTATTTCATTTAATTTTCTTAAACGTTGAATTAAGTCAATATAGTTTATTTTCTTAGCTGTCTCTGTTATTACTTCTGCTTCATTTTTTAAGTTTTTATTTTTTTGCTTCTTTGCAAGTGCGCGTCTTTGCTTTCTATTTAACTTGAAATTATTTTTCTAAGAAACATCTTCTATAATAAAATTTTCAATATTCTTAATAATTTCATCATTTGTTGCCGCGCCTATTAACTAATCTGCTTCTTCATAGCTAATTTGCTAGATTTCTGCAAATCGTGAAATGATATTATTTTGCTCCATATTTAGCCGCCGCCTCCACTATTTCTATTATATCCATACTCTTGTGTTTTAAAGAAATCAATATAATATTTTTCTAACTCATTTAATTTATCTTTTTCACAATAAGTTATTATTTCTATTGTCCAATTCCAAATGCCGCTCTTTAACATTTCATGGTGAACTTTCTAATCAGCAATCGTAGTTATTCCTACGGCACTTTTATAATGGTCTGCGATTCGTTTCTTTACATTAGTGCTCTTTCCAATATATGCTTTTCCAGTATTTATATTTGTTAATTTATAAATTCCTGGTTCATCTTTTGCACCAATTCTTTTAAAAGTCTCATCAATATAAGGCTTTATATATTCAGACCATACTAACTTACTTATAATATCAGGATGAGCGACTTTCTATGATACAGTTGTTAGTAAAAAATCTATATCTTCACGGTATTCTTCAGGAGTCTATACTGTATAAAAGAGTTTTGCTTGCTAATCTTTTTCATACTACTGCAATGGCGCAAGTAAACTTTGAAACTTTTGTTCTTGATATTCTACCTATTCTTTAATTTCATCAGCCTTATTTGTCATTTCTGACATGAAATCATCAAAAGCCGCTTCTAAATTTTTCTAATCATGTTCACACGATTCTTTAAACTTTAATAATTCATTAGCATAAATAGCTTTTTTTGATTCAATCTCATCTTCCAATATTTCTAGACGTTTATTTTTTTCTTGTTCTAAGTCTTTAGTTAAATTTAATTGCTAAGTAAGCCATTCATTCTGAGCAACACTAATTTGTTCTTTTAAATTATTTAGTTCATTAGTTTTATTTACTATACTATCATTAAGACTACCACATTCCCATTTTATTTTATCTAATGCCCGTTGGTTAGTAGTAATTTCATTTTGAATGGTAGTAATTTGCTCAGTGTCAAGAGTTGTTTTCTTCTTTAACTAAAAAACTAATATAATAATTATAAGAATTAAAATTCCTATGACAATATACATATACATCACCATCATTTCTTTTCTTATAATTATTATATCAGATTTTTATTTAGAAGTCAAGTACTCAGCATATTGATTATCTGAAGCTAAATAAACTCCTAATACTTCATCATAATGCGGCTGCTGGTTCATTATATAGCGGCCATACTTAATTATAATATTTTTATATTCTTGAATAAAATCTAGACATTCAATTTCATCTTTATTATAGCCAGTATAAATAACTATTACGTCATTGCAGTCCATACCAGCGCGAATAAAATCAATAAAATTGAGAAGAGTTGACTCTGAATCGAATGGCTCTAATCCTTGCAAACAAAAACCTTTTGTTAGCGGATTGGCTTTATACATGCTCCAAATAGTATGCTCACTGATGTCAATATCGGGCTCGGCCGCCAGTCTGCTATTCTAGCAGACTTGACAACCATTAAGTTTATCACACTTAAAATCACAAGTAGGAAATTCTAACGTCATTACTGGCTCTTTATAATTAGTAAAATCACAATCAATTATTCCTTTAAGTTTCATTTAAATGCTCCCATTGTCTCATTTTGAATTCAGCCTTGCGCTCTTTACTCCAAGTTTTAATTGGCGTATAGAATCCTACGATTCGCGTATATTCAGTTACTACATCGCCACCACAAACTGGGCACTTGGTTCCATAAAAAGCATGATTATGCTCACAAGCCTGAATCTTAGTATTAAATGCGAAATAAGTAAGCCCTTGGTCAGCAATATAATTTACAGCATCCCAAGCCTTCTCAAAACTATCAAATGGAGCATCAATATTTAAGTGCGCGATTGAACCACCATTACAATAGCTATCAAATAGAGAAGCGATGCGGATGCGCTCAGCCATTGTCGTCTTAATTCCAAGAGGAATGAACTGGTTGCCGTATAATGGTAAGTCTTTTACTACTGTTTCAGGGAATAAAAACTCATCAGCTAGTTGCATTTTTGCCGCGGCGGATTCACCCGGAATTTGTTCAAGATTAATTTTATAATTTTTATCCGCGGCGAAACTATCTTTTACAGCATGTATTGCTTCAAAAATGCGTTTGCCAAACTTGTCTGCGGCTTCGGTATAATATATGTTACCTAACTCATCAGTTTTGATATAGTTGAATGTTTTCATGGTTTCATATACACCGATAACGCCAACAGTATTATATAGATGGTCGAAATCAACAATCCCCTTGGTAAAGTTTGGAAGCAATCCTTTTTCTACATTACGAACAATAATATTGCGTACACAATCAAGCGCCTTGCAATCAAGCTCAACCAAATCTTTTAAGGCAGCAAGATACGCTTCTTCATCACCTGGATGTTCAAGCGCTAGCCGCGCAAGGTTGATTGTAGAGACTTTAACAGAGCCTACTTTTAGGGCAGTACCACCAATACTATTAAAATAACCTAAGTCTTCAATATTACTCTTTAAGCGGCAACAATTGCTAAGTGAGTTGACACTATCGTCAATAAAAAGATTACTATCACTCCATATACGATTATGTTCAATACCCCAGCGTGCGAAGGCTTCATCAGCAAATTCACCATTTTTACGTAGCAAACTAATTGTGAGCACGGGGAAAGTAAACATGTTATGTTGACGAATTTCTGCAATAGTTTCCATAAATACTTTTTGGAAATCTTGAATCTCCTTTAAGTCATCTATCATAAATGATCCATCTGGGAATTGACTTCCAGCAAATAGTGCTTCAAGATAAGCCATATCAAATACAGAGCAATTAGTAAATGCACTCTGCATACCATCTCTTACATATGGCTGATTAACAGCATACACAAACCTTTGAATTTGCTGTTTAGCATAATATTCAGGAGACTTTGTAGCATACCCATCTTCACAGTCTTTCTTCCAGAAATAATACATATACGGAATAAGATTGGGCAATCCAACAGCGCCAGAACTACGGTTTGCCGCAAAGCTAATAAATTCTTTTACGAAATCTACAAAAGTGGATAAATGCTTTGGAGGCTCGGCATTGAAATTATTTAGAAAGAATAAACCTTTTTCCGCGACGTCTTTCAAATCATAAGCAAAGCAATAATGAATATATGTTGAAGTATCAGCGTCGTGCATATATAGAGCTTTGGTCCATTCTTTTTCAAGCCATTCATTTGCGGTTTGGAACCCATAGCGTTTATTCATTTCATAATAAATCTTATTAAAAGCCAATAGCTTACGGTGCGGCTTAGGCATCTCATTCATTAAGGTCCGCATATCTTTATTGCCAACATTTGAATTGCCATCAACAGAAACATCAGCAACTGTATCTTTATCAATAAAGTTATCAATAAAATCAGTATATGATAGCTGCTTATCACCAAAACCATTTAGATAAGCCATTTCTTCTCCATACTTTTCGCTCATCCGATTATAAGCAGTTTGAAAATTCTTATTTAACCTAACTTTAATATCCATACTTATCCCTCCGGCTATGTTTTAATCCATTCATTCATTTCAGTCGGAGAAGTAAAAATCGTGCCATCTTCTAATTGCATCACTGGAAGACGTTGGATATTCTTTTCAATTAGCGGCTGAATATCATGTAATTCATTAAACTTAATATTCTTTTTATTAAGCTTCATTTTAATCATCTTACAAATTCCACAAGTTGGACTGGTATATAAGGTTATCATTGACTATCACTCCATAGTTTTCCCACAATAGGGACATTTATTATCTGCAATTGTAAAATTTAATTTAGCATCAAAATGTGGACAATTAAATTGCAATTCTTTAAGTTCATTGCCCAATTTAGTAATGATACTTTTCTTTTCCATAGTTGCGGCCGCAAGACGCATTTCTTTCATAATTTCTTCTCGTTTAGCTAATGCTTCTTCACCTGTCATATTCGCCACACCCCTCTTTCACTAATACTGGTATAGGTTTGATCAAATAAATCTTTTGCATTAGGATAGAATTTTAATATTAAATCCCGCTCCTTATGTGCTTCAGATTTTTCTTTTTTACTTTTAAAAACAATTCTCTCATTAATGCTCTTCTTTTCTTTTCCATCATATGACCAATTGACAATACGTTGTGATAAATTTGCAATTGGATCTGAAAAGCCAATCTTTGGTTTTATATAATAAATTTTAATATTGATGCCTTGACTCCAAAAAGAATATAGTAAATTTAATTTATAAATCAAATCTTTATAATACTAAAAATTGCTAGAAAATGAACCACCTAGCCCGATTGCTACATTAGATGTTTTCATTACATCTGCTAAAAATAAATGTTTATAATTTTTTAGCATATAATGAGTTTCTTCTAAAGGAATATCTAAGTCTAGAATATAATTATTTGTCCTAGACATTTTTTCATAAGAACGAATTTTAAAATACTATGATAAAGTCGTGCATATAATAGGATGAATACATGTGATCGAAGATGGCCCGCGGGCGACAATCTCAGAAAAAATTTCTTCCCACCCATCACAAAATATATTTTTATCGTAAATATAAATCTTTTTGCGCCTATTCATTGGTGGAATTGGGAGTTTTTCTTTCCCTGCCATCATTCTATAATATGAATTATCTAAAAATTGAGAGATGATTGAGGTCTTTATTCCATCATTATACTTATCTTTTAGAAAAGATTTATAAATATCTGTGCGAGGTAAGGTAAAATCTATAATTGAATCTTCAAATGGGACATACTCTCCATTTGTAAAATTAGTACCACCATATTCAATATTACTTATGCGCTAAAAAGCTGGCGGGATGCTTACGTCTATATTATCTTCACTAAAGAAGAATATTTTATCATAAGAATCTAATTCCTATTCTTCTAGATCAACTAAACGACAAAACTAATTTTTCTCAGTTTTATAATATGCCGCCAACTTCATAATCTCTAAATTAGGTGGGGCGAGGTGAACGGAATTAGAAACCTAAAGATTATAATCAACTAAGCCGATCATATTAATCCACCTCCGCCCGGTCGTATTGGAATATTAACTGCCCATCTTGATTGATCCCAACAATCTTTGAAATTATTGGATAAATACTATCCTTTTTTTTCTTGGGTATAAAGTCACTACCGCGACGTATACCTTGTATCATAAGTAGCGAACCTCTTGTGAACCAACTACGCTCAACAACGTGTTTACAACCATCTGCACCCTTCTGAGATAACTGTTTATCAAACATGGCATATTGATTCTTATATACTTTAACATTAACTACGCCAGTCGGTGTTAATAATGTTACAGTATTCTTCATTTTATTTTTATCAATGACCGTGCCAATGATTCGCCTTAACTTATATATTCTAATTTCATTGCCATCCTTGCTAGTAAAAGTATAGTCTACTTCTGGTTCTTCTGGTAGTTTAAAAAAATCATCATATAAATATTGAGAATCTGCTAATTCATGCGGATGACTATAAAATGAAACAGATTCCATCTCCCAATGTGAGATGTTTCCTGCCGCATATTTATTAAACATTTCATCATATAATGCTTTGTTTAATTTATTCAGTACTTCTTTATTTCCCTTTAAGTACATACGCATTGGATCCATACCATGCTGGTACAAATTATCCCATACTGCCGCGGAAATACTTGTACCATTTGAGATATAATCAGCACTAAAGTTATTCGCAATAAAATTAACAGCCGCATCATTTAATTGATAATTTTCAACTTTCTTTTGCTGCTTTAAAAACTTATTAAATAAGAATAACTTTTTACAAAAAATAAGTTCTTCTGGAATTAAATCATAATTAATTAACATTTGCATATTTTGCAAGGTTAATCTCTGCTTTTTATCAGCAATCATATCAATATATTTTGCCATAATTTCTTCACGAGGTAAACCTACTAATTCATCAAATGCCCCACATTTAATTAAATTAGACATCTGAATTTTATTTAATTTAACTCTCTCTAAGAAATCATTCATAGAAGTAAATGGACGTTTATCCATAATATCTTTTATAATTGAGATGGATAACCTTGTTATGCCGCGAAGTCCATATAAGATTTCATTCTTTGAAACAACAGGCGTAAAAGTATAAGAAGAGCCATTAATATTAGGCGGCGAAACTTTAATTCCATAAGTACTGAAACGGCCAATCGCTGATGCAACCTTACCATAATCCATACTCTTGGTTTTTTCTTTTTTCTTATCTTCTTTTTCGCCTTCAGTTACTTCATTCTCTTCTTCCCATTCTTCTTGTTCTTCTTCGTCTGGATCTTCATCAGGCTCTGCTTCAACCACTAAAGAAGCTTCACCATCTTCGTCATATTCAACAGTTTGAATACCACCACTATCTACAATAAGATTTGCGGTATTCCAGAATATAATTGGGAAAAAGCGTGCAAGATTCATTTCTTGTAATGCAACCATTGAATACGAATACGTGTGTGCTGCATTAAATCCATATCCACGGCTCAATGCAATTTCAATATTCCATACATAATTACAGAACTTTTCACTCAATCCTTTTTCTTTTACATTATCAAAGAATTGTTTCGTTAATGCATCATATTCTTTAGGATTTTTCTTTGCTATGGATTTTCTCAATTTATCTGCAAACTGTAAATCCCAACCACCGCATTCAGGCAATTGTACTAACTGCATAAACTGCTCTTGTGTAATTGACATACCATCTGAGATATCCAATTCACGATGCATAATCTTACGCTCTTCATCTGTAAGACCCATCTGAATCATTTCTTTGTCCCAATCTTGCGGCCGCTCCCTAAATCGTGCATACTTATCCAATGGACTTTCTGCTCCTTTTTCGGTTGCCATTAGACGAATAACTGAATTAAGAACCGCAAGTTCATCAACACTACGCGGATGTGTTAATGAGATACCGCGCACGCCGCTCTGTTGTTCCATCTGAAACAAAGATACAATCTCATGGTTTTGAACCATATCCCACATTTTTTCGTCATCACGATTTATCTTATAAACACCGAGTGCATTTTCATATGTTTCTCTTAAAGTTGGATATTGTTTAATATAGCCTTGCTCGACTAACAAATCCAAACATGTATGAATCTTATCGGCTGCCTCAACGCTTAACAAGTCCATCTTAATCATTGAAACATCTTCAAGATCATGCAACTCAAACTGAGTAATAATTGTACCATCGGGCGCGCGCATTAACGCACTTGATTCTGTAAAATCCTCATCTGTGAATACAACACCGCCCGCATGGATACCCTGACCACAAATCAAACCTTCAATTCTTTGAGCGACTTCCCAAAGCCCAGGATGCTTATTAACTTCATTTATAAAAGTCTGATTTGGCGAGATTCCATTTTCTTCATCGCCATAATAAGTTTGCTTTAATGTATAAACCTGACCACGCTCTGCTTGAATAAGATTAGAAATATAAGATGCTTCATCATTATCTATACCTAAGCCGCGGCAAGCAGTTTGAATAGCTGACTTTGACTTTTCTGTCTTAAAAGTAGCAACGTTTGATACTCGGTTTTCTCCATATACCTTTCTCAGATGCTCCAAAGTCTGTGCTCTACGGACGCCCTCAATATCAACATCAATATCAAGTACAGAAACACGCGCTGGATTAAGAAAACGCCAAGGATATGTCTTAGTTTTTTCTCTTAAACAATTTATTTGAATAATATCAAGCGCATAAAGTAATACGAATCCCATACCAGACCCACGCGCGGGCAATACAATCGTTCCTGCATTCCAACATTCATCTATAATCTTTTGTAGATTTAAGAAATATGCCGACCATTGCGCTTTATTTACTTCTGAAGAAACCCAAGTCATTTCCAAACATTCATTTAATGCTTTATACGCTTCTTCATTCTGAAGATCTTCATGCTTTTTAATACCATCTATTATTGCAAAAAATAACTCATTATCTGAATAATGCGTGGAATGTAAAAACTTTTCCAGCGCAGGCATTAATGAAATATAATAATCTATTTCCTCTTGTGTTCTTGCATGAAAATCTCTCCACGGTAAACTCGGAATTTTTAATGGTTTCAATACACTAAAATCTTCACACTTATCTTTAATTTCCCTAATTGCATCATATGCAGTCTCAATCTCTTCATCAGATAAATACGGAAAGAAACTACGAATCTCATCATCATTCATCATATACGTTGTCGCATAGAATGAACGAACTTCTCTATCACCATCTTGCGAATTAAGAAATGCTTCATGAATTTTAGCTTCTTCCGGCCGTCCATAATGGCTATCGGTTGTTATAATATATTTAATTCCAAGTTCTTTTGAAATCTTTAATAATTGCTTATTAACAAATACTTGTTCTTTTCCATTTGAAGGTTGCATCTCCAAATAGAAATTACCTTTACCAAATATATCTTCAATATATAAACACCAACGCTTTGCGGTTTCATAAAATTCTTCATCACCAGTATCCATATATTGAAGTAAGAATCTATCTAACTGAGAACCTAAACATGCGCTACTTGCAATCAAATGCCCTTGATCTGGCTTTACAATATCTTTTAAATCTTGATAATAAGTTGGACGTCTACGCTGGCGCCGGCTCATATATGAACGTTGCCATGCTCTTGTAGATAACTGACAAATCTGTTTATATCCAATCTTATCTTTTGCAAGAAGAATAAAGTGAAAATATCTATCTTTTGTCTTATCGAAGTTTTTCGCTGTTAAACCATTGCGAGTAAGATATATCTCATTGCCACGAATTAACTTAAAATCTGGATGTACTTCTTTAATCTTCTTATAATACTTTTCTGCCTTAATATAACTTGATATAGTTTCATGGTCAGTGATTGCAACACATTCATGTCCTAATTCAATTGCTAAATCAATTAGACCTTCAACACGATTAATGCAGTCGCGTAAGGTTTCATTACTATACATCGTGTGATTATGCATGCTACCTGGATACTTTGACATTTACTCACTTCCTTTATCTATATCTATTATATCATAAAATTCAATATTTGTCAAAAATCATATTTGCTATCATTATTTTCAAAGCAATAATCATCAATAAAGCATTGAATGGTCGTGCGGCCGCCCCATGTATTTAGATTAGGCCGCGTATAGATTGTCAACGTTTTATTTTGATTATTGATAATTTCTTGAATAAAATCAGCATCCTTAAAATGAACATAGTCTATTCCATTAAAAGAAATTTTTATACTATCCTTATTGGCGCCCATCAACATATAATTTTTAATTGAAATATTCTTAATAATTAATCGAATCTCATCTACCCCGTTCCCAAAAAATTCCGGATGCCCGCCAAGAGTAGCAATTAATAACTGAATACTATTTCTTGCATCCAATACATAATCTACATTGTAACAATTTTCAAATGCATCCGCTGGCAAGTCTTTATTGACATAATCAATAAATTTTTCAAGGTTCTTTCTTTCAATACCAACACCGTGCGCTCCATCGTGCCCGGCAACATAAGAAAAGAAACCACTAGCTTCTTCATATGCTTTTAAATTCGGTAACGCAGAAAAATTATTATTGCTTCGTGCAGAACCTTGTAGTAATCCATCGCCATTATCTCTTACCATTAAGCAGGGCCGATTATATTTATTTACAATGGCCATAGCAACCAAGCCGCCCAATTCTGATGGAATTTTATCTTCTGGCTCAATTTCTGCAATAATAATATTATTGTTTTGCAAGCCTTCCTTTTGAATTTTAAAATCCATAATTTCGACCGCTCGCTCTTTTAGTTTATCTTGCCTGGCTTTTGCATTTTTACCAATACGTGCAGTCTGCTCATCAGCTCTTTCGGTATCTCCATCGCGCGCGCCGCGTTTAGTGCTTTGGACAATTCGCTCTGGCTCAATAAAGCAATAAAACATTGTTTCTTTTTCTTCAATTGTGCCTACCCTTGTAATTGAATTAATTAGAGGAGCAATATAAAAAGCTATATCAATAGGAGTTAAGCCTTCATATGGAGGAGATGCTTTTTCTTTTAATGAAAAACTTTGGGATTCAATTAATGTCTTAAAACCTTGATTTTTAATATTTTTTAGTCCTAACATAATTAAGCTATTCGTTTCAGAAGTGCGTCTGTCCATAACATCAGCAATTTCTCCTAATGCAACTAGATCTAAATAATCTTGAGCATAATTACTTTCTAATAATTCGTCTAAAATTTCACAAAACTTATATACGACACCGGCGCCACATAAACTTTTATTTTGATACTATGGAGACAATTGATTATTAACGACAATGGCATTGTGAGAAATAACTGGTTGCCGTTCTTCATCATACTCTTGCTCATGGTGGTCTAAACAAATACAATCAATACCTGCATCCGCAAGGCGTTTATGCTCTTCTACATCATAACTACTTGAATCAGGCGCGAGAACTAGATGATAAGTCTATGTTAGGATCCAATCAATTTTATCATCCATGCCATGCTGCTTATGCTCATGAACTGTGAAATCTAAATTAGCAGACGGGAAATGCCTTTTAATGTATAACCATAAAATAGCGCTTGAAGTAAAGCCATCGCAATCTGCATCGACAATAAACAATATATGACTATTTTTATTTAAGTGTTCAAGTAATTTATTCGCAGCTAATTCGATATTATTTAGTAGATGTGGATCTAACTCCTAGTCGAGTGAAGGATAGTAAAAATCTTCTACATCTTCGACGCCTCTACTCCATAAAATATCTCGTAGCGCTTCTGAGGGATCTTGAGAATATGTATTTCTTAATTTATATTTCATATATCACACAACCTTTACTCTTGTTTTGTATAAATGATAAAAATTTTCTTTTCCCCTGTCCAAAGGGGAATCTTTTTCTTTTAAAACATTGTCATAATCCCAAATATATGAAAAAGAAGCCTGGCTTTTATATTTATCGCATTGTTTTAAAATGATTTGTTTAAAATGACGGGCTTCTTTGCTATTCCAATTTTCATACTCTTTATCAAAACCAATAATAATTTCATTTACTCCTAAAATATTAGTTAATAAATTAATCTAATATTTATTAAAAGAAAGACCACAGCAGGCAACAGCAATGCTATTTTCACTTTCATAAATATCATCTAACATTACTGATTTTTCTGCTTCTACAATTAATGCAGTTCGACGTCTCTTAATACCATCTTTATGCCAATTAATTCCATATAAATTAAAATGCACCGCATGTGAATATAAAGTATCTGCAATTTTAATTGGGCCATACTTCATTTTAGTAGCTTCAATTTCTTGCGGATCAATAGTTCTTGCGCGAATACCAATTAATCTATTATCAATGTCAAAATGGGGAATAACAATTTTATTTTGACTTATACTAAAGCAAATTTTAAACTTGTCCATTGTAGATTCGTTTATGCCGTCTTTCAACCATAATGGATGATAATAATGAGTGAAATAAGATAAGATATTTTGATCATACTCAGGAAGTTTGGGGATATTTGCATCAAATATGTATTTATCATAGTTAATGCTATTTTGTTTTTTTAAGGAAGTATAATTAACAATATCATGCGTTAAACAACGCCTGATATAGATTAGTGCTTCTTCATAGGTTACTGGCGCGTAATTCAATGCCATTACTTTTTGATATAATTGAAAAATTGACATATTTTCATTACATTCAGTATAGCAATGAAATAATTTATAATTTTGATACCAATACAATTTCATACTTGCTTCATCAGTCAATAAATTATGACAAATGGTGGGGCAGATAATATAGCCACGCTCTGTATTAATCTCTATTCGATTAACTCCAAGAGTTTTTAAAAAATTAACAACATCTTCTAGAGTTAATGAATCAATTATATCTTTTGCTGTTAAACCTATATAATCTAATTCCGGGTCTTGGTATCTTAAAGTTTCAATCATTTATTACTCACATCTTTCATCCAATTTTGAATTGGCCATTCTATTTCGCTTGAAAACAAATCTATCGGATAATCTAATGGTTGATTATCCGCATTTGTAATAAATAAGTCTCTGCGCTCACCAGTACCTAAATGAAGATAAATCCAAATTCTAACGTTTTTAAATTGCCCGCGTCTCATTTTATAAATATCAATAACATGAGTTGGAGGATACTCTAAAATTTGTGATGGCACAGTTCCTGCTCTCGCGGCAGCCCTTAGCTTTGGCACGACCGAATTCCACATTTTTTCATTCACTTTTGTCATTACATAACCAACATCGCACTTATCACTCACGGCTTTTGAACCCCTTATGCTCATTTCATTTTTAAATTCCCCATCATCACCCATTGCTGTTGCGTTTACTTGTGTTGCAGAAAAAATAAAAAGATTAAAATCTTTTGCGAGCTGTTTTAATTGATTTGCAAACATCATAAGAATTGTGTGCTCACCCAAACTATTTTTCGCAAATTCATTAATTAAGCTAGCTGTTGAATGTATATAGTCAAAGATTACATACTTTACTTTATATAATGTTGCATATTTTTTAATTGCGGCCTCTACATTAACTAAGTTGGGCTCACTAATTTCTTCTATAAAAAAATACCCGCTATATTTATTCATAATTGTAGCTGCATATTTTACTCTACTTAGTTCTCCAAGATCATATTTACCTGTTAAAATATGACTCTCATCAACTCCTGATAGATATGCAAGCATTATTGTTTGTAATTCTTCTTTATCCATCTCTGTAACGATAAATAAAACTTTTCTTGGCTGCGCTATCTCGCCTGTTTCTTTATCAACAATTTCACAAAAACAATTTTTTTCAAATGACCATCTTTCAGGATAAGCCAATCTACAAGCATCAAAAACTGAAGTTCTGGTTTTTCCTGCGGCCGTACTAGCACTTTTTAAATAAAAGCATCCTGATCTAGCGCCCCTGCAAGCCGTACTAAAAATTTTTCCTTCTAGAGTTGGCCCGATATTTGGAGTTGTTTGTAATTCTTCAATTAGTTCAAATACTCCTTGCGCGGGATCACCTTGCGCGCGCCCATGATTTAAAAAATCATTTCTGATAACATTGTACTTAGTCTCAACATTATTTAGAATGTCCTCTAATGACGCCGAATCAAAATTTAATTGTGCTTGAGTTTCTTTTGCTGGATCATCATCTTCTAGATAATAATCACTAATATCATATTTCTCTTTCTTTAATCGCCGCAGTAAAGCATACTTTTTTAATCTGTTATAGTATAATTTAAAATTATTAACTTCAGCATATTCATATGCTTCTTTTAAAAATTCTAATCCATTATTTTGCTGATAAATAATAGCGCTATTTGTATACTTTTCTACCTCTTGATCTACCTCAATAGGGGTTAATTTTTGTGCGCCTGCTTCCCATAATTTTTTAATAATTATAAAACAAATGCGAGCAACTTTTAATTCAAAATCTGTAGAGTTAATATCTGGATATTCTAAAAAAAGAAGCGGATTTAACATTAAACTACCTATTATCTGGCGATAAGAGACAACATCAGATAAAACCATTTTAATCCCCTTCTTTAATCATCATCCAAAAAATCATCTGGATTTAATTCAGTTTTTTCTTCATCTATATTTTCTTTAATTTTTACATAACGTTCTACATATTGTGTACCTGTAACAGCCGTTACAAGTTTATTTTCATTATATTCTTGTTGCTTTTTATACTTCAATGCTTTTTCTACAGTAAGAGGAGTTACTAATACTAAACTTTCTGATAATATCTTCTTATGTTCAACTTTATAAATATACTCTAAACAAGTGATAATGACATCATCAGTATATCCATATTTCTCTTGGAGTCTTTTCCTTTGCGTCCAAATAATCGGGCCAGGATTCTTGATACCAAAAATACTGCAAACAGTATCAGAGAATTTTTCACGATCAAGTTTTTCCTGTAAACATTTTGGGCAATACCAATTAGTAGTTTTCCCAGATGGGCTGCTATGCTCCACTAATTCATTTTTTCTAAAATCTTGTTTGCAACCAAAACATTTTCTTGTTATTCTCATCTAATCACCCTCCTATTATTTATTATAGCATAAAGTATTAAAAAAGTCAAATAAAATAGGCACCATTACGGTGCCTATTTTTTAAATGTTCTTCATTTCATCAATAAACAATTCAATCAAATCGACTTGCGATGGAACAGCTGTACTTAACTTAAAATCTTCTGTGCCAAAAACTCTCTTAACTATATCACGCATTATATTCAATCGCTGATCTTTCTCTTCGTCTGTAGTCGCACCATTAAGATACCCCACCCAAATATTCTTTGCTTCTTCCATAACTTCGCTAAATGGGCGAGCTTTTACCTGAGCGAATACAGTATGCTCTGTAACCTCTGCACCGTCCTTTTTAACGGCCATGTCAATAGCATCACCTATTGCATCGACTAACTCCTAATAACCAAATTTAATCTTAGGAGCTAAATATTGATAACGAGAACCAGCAAAAATAGTTGGGGTAGAACGAGTATATAAATATCGTTCAGATGTACCATCAGGATTTACTTGCACTTGCAAGTATCCAATAATATCTACAATTGAATTTATAATTGTGTATGCGTTAGAAGGTAAATCAGGGCATACTGCGGTAATTGTATCACCCTGTTCATCTTTCATTTCAGTTGGCTTCTCTTTACTGTGAGCTATAAATAGAATACCAAAACCTAACAAGGTTATTTCACGCCAAAATTCAGAAAATTCAGTCTTTAGCATATTCCAACCCTGTCCCCAAGCTACATCTCTTATTGTATCTACGCTTTCTCTCTGGCATATGTATTTTTCGCAGAGTTGCCAAGCAATTGACGCTGTATCAACAACAATGCTATCATACATTTCTTTTGCTTGAGGTTTTCTTAACTGGGTTAAAACTTTCTTCGCATCTGTCCAACGTAGAATGGGAACAGAACGAATGCCTGCCAAAGCATTTGTACCTTGCTCAAAGTTCAAAAATAGTGAACGAGGAAGCTAACTACCGAAAGTTGACTTCCCGGTTTTTGGCTAACCATAAATCAGCAAAAATTTTCCCTTCAAATCTTTTGAAATTTTGCTAGGCTCTAATGTAAATATATCTATATCAGCCATTCATCTCACCTCCGATAAAGTGCAACTGGGATTACTCCCAGTTGTACTTATTGGCAGCAGGCTTCTCTGCCGGAGAAGCCTTATGAGAAGCATCAACCCTCAGTTGTTCAATCTTTGCCTTTCTTACATTAAAAGCCTTCTTAATATCCATAGAATCATAGGCAAACTCTTCTTCCTTGCCGAAATCGTCGCCCTTAGTGATAATTAGCTCACGCACTGTCCGAGTAGTAACCTCAGGAATATCCTCACCCCAAGAACTCTGCTTACCAGATTCCTTTACTTCGGACGCAGTTACCCTTACTCTACCCTTAACAGTGATAGTATCATTTACTTCCCAATTCTTCTCAATATATTCTACATTATCCGGGTCTTCAACGATAAACTCAAGAACATCTAGATTGCCACCATATTGCACAATACCACCCTTAATTACAAGACGACCGGTTGGATCACCATCACGATCCTCTTCAGGATGCATATCCATAATATATAGGTCAATCACAAATGTTGCAACATCATTGGTGCCGCCCTTGTTAATAAAAGATGTGTTAATCTGCCAACTATTAATAATCTGTCCAGTAGTTCTGGAAAGGAAATTATTTTCACGAATCGAAGCGCCATTAATACGCACAGTGTCCGCCTCATCAATACCAACTACTTGCGCAGACTTCATTTCCTTTAGAGCCTGAATCTGATCGTAACCAGGATTCAACTTATTCGCCAGCGTATACTTCGCGGCAAACATGCTAACAGGAATCTCACTGGTTTCCTCGCGTCCACCATAAGTCTGGGTTACTCGCACTGTAAGATTGGCACTCTCATAAATACGTCCATCATTCAATGTACCGCTACGGAAGGTTACGTCTAGAAGCTTTCCAACAATATTAATCTTATTCATTGCTTGCATCATAATATCTTTGCTCATATTTATCTTTTCTCCTTTTTTATCTTTCTTTATTTATTATATCTTATTTTTTATTAAAAGTCAATTTATAAAATGGGCAGTTCCATTTTGGAACTGCCCCAATATACGCTTGCACGTATATAGAAACTGTTCCCACACTGGTGGGTCAGATAATTACTCGGCTTCCTTCGCGGTCTTAGCAGCAGCGCGCTCGGCAGCTCTACGAGCCTTTTCCTCTTCCTTAGCAGCCTGCTTTGCGGCTTCCTCAGCAACGGGGTCATAAGTTAGACCAGCCTCAGTTAGAGTATGATATAGTACGTTATGAGTGCGGGCCTTACGAGTCTCAGTTGCGGGAGAATCTTCTACAACCTCGGTACGAGTGGTAACAGCGTATCCCTTCTTTACTAGAGCATTCATGCTACCTACTACAGAAGCTAGAGAAATGCCTAGCTCCTCAGCAAGCTCCTACTTGGAATAATCCTTACCATAGTTGTTCTTTAGAAAGTTTAGTACTAGCATAGAATTCTGTGTCATAATAATCAATCTCCTTTTGTTTTAAAAAATTTTATTATTTATATTAAAGCGGTAAGGAATATCCTTCTCACTTTATATACTTCTTTGTAAGATTTCTTTTTCTCTCTTTCTTACAGATATATTATACAACTTTTTTTGTTGAAAGTCAATTATTTGGTTCTTCCAAATATCTAACTTTTTTATTATGTTCTCGCGCATAGTTAATTTCTGAGCGAGTGCTTTCGCCAATATATCCGTTCACATTAATCACAAAAATTTCATCACTCATGTCAATTTTTGCTTTATGAATTTCATCTAACATTATTTTCTGTTCTTGTGTTGGTTCTTTATCACTATGTCCAAATACACCAACACTAATTACAATATTCCCTTCTAGAGTCAAGCGGGATTGCTACCGTAAAAATTCATCTTTAAATCGCGTGCTCCCGCAAAGAGTTATAACAGGATATTTACTCATCTAAAAAGCACTCCTTCACGACGTTCTTTAGAGAAGTCTCATCGGCTCCTTCATTAATAACTCTATCTAATTTAGGAATCAGCATCATTTTATAACTGTCAACTACCTTTTGCTGAATATTAATACGGTCTTGCATATTTGAAGAAACAATCATTGCTCCCGCAAGAATCTTTAAATAATCTTCCTTCTTTAAAGAGTCAATGTTAAAATTTTCATCTGCAAGGCGGTCTGTCAATGAATTATAATCATCCCGCATTGTCTATGCAGTTTCATAGCCATGTTCATCGTTATTTTTCTTATCAACATCCATTACCTGCTCGGCAAGAATAGATGTCATATTACAAATTTCTTTAAATAAAGAAATATACTAATTATTCATATTTTACTCCTCTTACCGCTCTACCGGTAATTTGATATTTATCATCGCCAATCCAACGGGCTTCTTGTACATATTCATCCGCCGCTAATTTAATTGCTTTTACGCCCTTCGTTACTCGGCCAGTACATCCAATTGTTGAAATTGGATAGCAATTATAATAGTTATTATTACTAAGAATGAAAACTTTATCATCCTCATCACTACTAGGCAGAACCATAATTAATTCGTCATCTTTATCTAACTTAATTATTGGAGTACCTTTTCGCGCGCGGACTGCAAATTCAGAGATTTCACTCCTTTTAATGTAGCCATTCTTGGTTACGCATGTAACTGTCTGGAAAGCATTAAATGTACGACTATCAATTAGTAAGAGCGGCTTCTCTGAACCGATGGGGAAAATATCTGTTAATTTAATATCTTTATCATACTTAATTTTATTAAGCATTTCAGTATACATTTTCCCGCTGGAAGTAAATAAAAGTAAAGAATCAAGATTTACTGTAAAAATTTCAGTTTGCGCTTTTCCTCGCTTACCTCGATTTACATCTTTCTTCACAACTTTAATAGAACTTCCATTTTGAAGGACAATTACATCTTCTTCCTTTATTTCTTCTGGCTCTTCTTCGTCTCCAAGAATATTCTCAACTTTGGTTCTCCGAGCGTCACCAAATTTCTCGGATACTTCTTTTAATACTTTAATTAATTCCTCATCCAATGCAGTTGGGGTATTTAATAAGTAGCGAAGCCACTCGATTTTTCTACTAAGTTCCGCCGCCTCTTCTTCTAATTTTACAATATCAAGTTTTGTTAAACTTGATAACTTCATTGCAAGAATAGCTTTAGCTTGTTCTTCATTAAAATCATAGATAGAAATTAATTTTTCTTGTGCTTCTGATGGGCTATTAGAACTCCTAATAAGAGCAACAATTTCGTCTATAATAGAATAAGCTTTAATTAAGCCATCAACAACATTTTTTCTAGCGCAAGCCTTGTCTAAGTCAAATTGAATCATATTGCGCTTACACTGGCGAATATGCTCAATATAGGCATCACAAGCTTCGCGCCATCCAAATACTTTTGGAAAACGTCCTTTATCAAGAAGAATCATATTGATTGAATAATGATTCTCAAGCGAAGTGTCATGATAAAGTTTAGCGATCATTTTATCGGGATTCTGCCCTTTAGAAAGATAGATACGAATATCTGCTTCTTTCTTTGTATGGTCGATAACTTTATCTATTCCATATTCTGGATTATCATTTACTAAAGCAGCAAGCTGATCTATTACCGTATTTGTAAATACACCATAAGGAAGTTCGGTGGCTTGAAGCATATTCTCTTTAGGAACAAACTTAATATTCGCGCGCAAACGAATGGATTTACCTTTTCCTACTCTCAGGCTTTCTTTAACTTCTGAGGCATTAGTAATAGTGCTACCCGTAGCAAAATCCGGAGCACAATATATTTCATCATATGTTACAGAAGGATTCTGAATAATTTTAATAAGCGCATTATTAACTTCCCGAAGATTAAACTGAGGCACGGAGGTAGCCATTGCAACTGCGATACCTTGGCATCCATTTACAATATTCCAATACCCAATTGAAGGGAAAACAGATGGAATTTGTTCAGTGCTGTCATAATTATCATACCATTCTGTAACCGCATTCTTTTTCAGGCCATCAAACATAAAATCTGCGACTTCGCCCGCCCTCATCTCAACATAACGAGCGGCCGCATGGCTATCAGGAGATGAAGGGTTCCCATAGCTTCCCTGAACATCTTCAAGAGGGTATCTTGCAGACCAAGGTCTAGCTACTCGGATAAGAGTATCATACATTGCCACATCGCCATGTACATATGATTGAGACATCGCGGCGGCAACGCTCTTCTGGGCTTTTTGGAACTTATCTTTATGAGTGAGCTTATTAGTGAACTGTGCATATAGACCCTGCCGCAGACCAATTTTAAGCATATCCCTAACATCTGGCAGTGACCGCTCTTGAGCTATAGAAGCTCCATACTTTAGAAATGCATCCTCAATGGTGCGTTGAAAGTCTACGTTTTTGATCATCCTCTCACTCCTTTCTTTTTATTTATTATAGCATAAATTTTAAAGATTGTCAATTATTACTTTTAATTATTCAAAATATTAAAATCAACATTCTCAAACAAAAAGTCACGGCGTCCCTCAACTTCCGTACCCATTAGCATTTGTAATGACTCGGCCGCGGCCTCGGCATCATTTATAGTAAGAATATCCAAACGCCGATTTGTTTGGTGTAGCATAGATTCTTCTACATCATCTGCCACCATCTCACCCAACCCTTTGTAGCGTGATTGTTCCCATCCAGATCGAGTCTTTCTCAACTCAACAAGCTCATCTTCATCATAAGCATAAACATGTTGATTTCCTTTGCTTAGACGATATAATGGCGCACGGAGCCAGCCAAGCCGTCCTTCTTCAATAAACTTAGGCATTAGAACATAGAAGAGTGTGGTGATAAGACACATGATGTTGTAGCCATCAACGTCAGCATCAACCGCAATTGCGACTTTTCCATAATTAAGTTTCTTACTGTTATAACGATCTTGGATACCGCATCCAAGTGCCATTATAATATCAGATACTTCCTGATTTTCAAGGCACTCATCAAGTGGATGTTTCATTAAGTTTTTAACTTTACCACGCACTGCATACAGTGCTTCTGTTTTTACATCGCGCGCGGGCATTAGGCCGCCCAATGCAGAATTGCCTTCGCAAATAATAAGCATTGAATCTTGCCCATGCTTTTCACAATCTTTAAATTTATCAGAAGAAGTAACCTTGCGCTTGCGCTGTTCAGTTTCTTTCTTTTCTGCATTAAGGATTGCTTCTCGTGCACGAGTCGCAGCAATTTCGGCCTTCTCAATCTTAGTAAGCATTTCTACAATTGCGCTAAATTCATTGGAGTGCCGAGCCGCCATATCTTTAAGCGCATTGGAGAATGCGGTTGAAGCTAAAGTTCGTAATGAAGCATTATTGATTTTAGATTTGGTTTGATTTGCAAAAGAAGGGTTTTCTACCTTACAATTAATTACGTAGAATAGGTTCTTGCGAATATATTCGCCATCAAAGGAAGCATTCGCAAGTGTATTAAATGTCTTAGTTATTGCACTTCTTGCACCAGTAATTGGGCTACCGCCCTCTGGACATCTGAGGCCATTTACAAATACATATGCAGTTTCGTGCTTGGTGCCCCATTGAAAAGCAATTTCCAAACTATCTGTTCCGTCAGTTGCTGAACCAGTAATAATACTTTTTTGTAATGGCTTTTGTACATTTTTCTTTACGAAATCTATAATACCATTTTTCGCGCAATAAGTTTTTACATCATTTTCATTTGAAACTATAAACTCAATACCTGGATAAAGGTATGAAATATCTTGAATATCCTGGCAAATTCGATTGAAGTCATAACCAATCGGGCCATTTGAAAATACTTCGGGGTCAGGAATAAAATCTATTCTAGTACCATTAGGATTATTACATGGCTCTTCAATATAATCCTTTAAGATTCCTTTTTCAAATATTGCCGCGGCCCGTTTACCATCTCGGAAACTTTGAACAGTAAAGCTTTTAGATGAAAGACATACACAAGAACCACCGATTCCATTTAAACCCGAGGCATTTTTATAGGCATCATGCGAAAACTTACCGCCAGTATGGCTTTTAGTAAATATAGATACTAGAACATTTTCGCCATTTTCACGAATACCAAAAGGTACTCCACGACCATAATCGCGCACTGTCACTGAATTAGTACGCTCATCTAACATTATACGGATTTGTTTTCCATATCCCGCAAGCGCTTCATCAGTACTGTTATTGATAATCTCTTTAAGCGCCTGATATGTTCCTTCAATATCATCGCTGCCGAGATACATCTGAATGCGCGTGCGAACTCCTTCTCTGAAAGACAGGCTTTGTATCGAATTTACATCATAAGTTTCTGCCATTCTCTCACGTCCTTAGCTTATCAATTCTATAGTTAAATCTTCATTCATAAAACATGATCTAGTAGTAATTTTATCTACTTTCATATTATATTCCCATCCTGATAAATGATGGTAGAATTGCGTATCATTATATAAATCATAATCAAATATTCTACAAATATTTTTATCAGGATAAAGTATAGTGATAGTACCCCAACTTTTAAGTATAATTTGTAGCTGTTGTAAAGCTTGATCTAAGTTTAGTGATTTATCTATCTGATATTCACCAGTACTAAATCCCATATCGCAAGTTTGAGGAGTAACTTCATGATATTTTAGCATCATATTTCTCCTTCCTATTTATAATTTATTATAACATAAAATTTAATAAAAGTCAATTTCTTTTTAATCGGATTGCTAAAATGATTAAAATGAAACTTATAACAAGTAAATATAGGTAAGGATGAACTCTTAGAACAACGCCAGTTGGAGAAATTTCATCTAAATTATTAACATATGTAACCGTAGATACTTCATTATCAATTAATGGAATTATATTTATAGCACTATAATCAGATACATTAAGAATGGCTGTTGTCCGCATTTCATTATTTTTTAAAGTAATAAAATTATTTTCGCAACTAATAGAGACTACATAATCATCTGTAGTATCATTTGTCTCTGTATATTGTACTGTTGATAAAGGAGAGAGGCCATATACATAATATTTTTCATTATGCTTTAATGTAGTTGTAATTGTTGTATCATTAATAGGTGTTTTATTCGTAGTAATATAGTAAAATAAATCATTATTATTTAAAACAATTGCAAATGGAAATTCATGGTTTCTATCTCCCATTGATCCTGTAACCTGCTTTTCTAAAACTATGTTAAATGTATAATAATTATCTGGCTCAAAGGCGTCCATTTTTATAGTCTCTCCGGTGGTCGAGGCGCTATTTGTAGTTATTAATGTATAGCCATATGTCTCTAAGGCATTATCCACGTAGCGAATATAAATATCTAAATAATATTCTGATTTATAGTCAGGAGAACGGGTAATACCTGCGGCCGCAAGAGCTGTTGTTTCTGTAATATCTGTTATTTTATATCTATAAATGCCAGGCTTAGGAAATTTTGACTCATCAATATTAATTTCCAAAGTGCCAGTAACTCCAGTGGAGGTACTTGCGGCGGCAGATGTAAAAGTAATAGTACCATTATTCCCCAAAGTTACTCCATTCTGAATGCCTGAGCTAATCTATCTTATATAAGTGCCATCAGATACATTTGAATTTAAAATTATTTCTGCTGGCTCAATTGTAAATGAATAAGTAATATTTGGAGAATATACCTATGTTAATTCATCATTATAAAGATTAATTGTTTTTGGAATAGAAATTGTGGATGCACTAGCTATGCTAATGCATCCAATTAAAAGTAATAAGTATAAAATTATTTTTTTCATAAGCAATCACCATTATAATTATTACAAAAGTCTTCAATGCGCTGAATAAGCTCTTCGTCCTCTTGATAGAAAATATCCTCGCGCCCAAAAATGTTCATAAGAAGCTGCCCAAAACGCCAATCAGGTAAAGTCTGCCATGCATTTTGTAGTCTCGCGCAAAAATCATTAATCCTCCGTGGATCTCTCATCCTCTTTATCCTCCCATAGTTCATTTACGACATCGTATACTGCTTGATGTAGATAATAAGTCCTGATCATACAGTCAATATATTGAGGAGTAATTTCATTAATACGAACTAAATCATATTCTTCCATGACAGAAAAGAATGTATCTAGATTATCAATTATATAACGTTTACATTCTTCATTGCTCCCGTAATACATTCCTCCATTTCCTGTCACGCAATCTTCTGCCCACAACATATCAACAAGATTATCTTCCGCGCGCCATCTATCTCCATCACCTAATTCATACAAATCAATGTTATTATCTTGAATATATTCCATAATATCTGCTTTCATTGCAGTCAAATAATCATATTTTTCTGGCTCTGCGGGAGAAAAACTCTTAAATGTCAGTCCATACTTATTTAGTAGAATATTCTTAATAAAATGATTTTCATCATAAATCATGACAGGTGAACCTAAATAATAGTTCCCGCTTTCTAAATCTTTGTAATCAATAATATTTAATAGCGGATACTGATACTGTTCTGCTAAAATATGTAATTTTTCCTTATTTTCAGTAAGAATAATGGAGCCGGATTTTGCGGCCGCATCAAAAAATTCTTTAATATTATCCATAGGCCCTCCTTAATAATAAACAATTACTCTATAATCACAATTTATAGTTTCATCTGTAGCAGGGAAAGAATATGTTGCATTAGTGGCATTTGGAATATTCACAAATCCATTTCCATCTCTCTTATCATATTGCCATTGATATGTAACAGAAATTTCTTCAAAGCCACTTAGTTCCGCATAAAGAGTAATTTGCTCATTTACATACATTGTCGTGCGCGCGTCAGAACGAATTTTTACTTCCTTAGGAATTTCTAACTGAGTATTAATTGTGATCGATGGAGATGCTAGTTCATCTGCGAAAGAAAGCAATGGGATACATAATAGGAGAATCAAAGCAATAATTTTCTTTTTCATAGAATACCTCCTTCGCGGCAGTTTACATATCTGCGCCGCTTTTAATTTATTTTATAGTCAAATTGCAAAGTGAATTAGATTCTGAGGGTTGAACTGCACGTAAGTCTAATTTACAATTTAATTGTGTAGATGAAGTAAAGCATGCAATTGGTGTATGACCCAGACCGCCATAAACATCACATGAGTCATTCGTCAATTCAAGAGATTCTAATTCTGGCACGGCAAGCATACTTAAATATATTTCTTTGCCGTCTGCGCCTCTAATATAATTTGGTAAGCGGAAGATGAAGTTTGCTGCTTCGCCGCTTGCAAGATCAATATCTGTTAGATTAATATTTTTAGTACCACAAAATGGACATTTAGGGTCTGCAATGTTAAGCGGGCCGCCACAATTTTTACAATTTGTTTTACTCATTTTATACTCCTTCGCGGCGGTTTGCGCGATAGCGCAAACGTGCGCCGCATTCTTATATTTTATTATGTTAATAATTCTTATATTTTATTATATTATGGGTGTCTTCACGACACACTTCATATGTGTCTTCACGACATACCAGTAGGATTTGAAGACACACCTCAGATGTGTTTTCACGACACACCTGTGTCCTCAGGCCATACCTTTATAAAACGTGTAAGTGTGTCCTGAAAACATACATTATTCCATAATTCTTTTATAAATAATTTTTATATACTTATATTGTTCATATTCAATGAACCCGCGTTCAATCAAAGCGTCTCTTGCTGCATTATATCGTTTGTGATCGAAACCGCAAACTTTTAAAATCGTTGCCTCAGCAGGATGAAAGTCTCCATTTTGCTGCTGAAAAATTAAATATAATAATAGAGTTTTCTGCGCACCACATTTATTATCTATTTTCTGGTTGATCTTTTCGAACATCTCTGGTGAAATTTGATAAAATAAATCCTTTCCATTATATATAGATTTATCTACATCACTTAATAAAGCTAATGCTTTCTTTTCTGCTGCCATAACCTGACTACCTCCTGAATTTACCGTTTAGCCATCTCTACCGCAGTAGGGATTGCCGCGTGTAATGCTGGAGTATCTTCAAACCAGTATACATCATATTGCGGTTTTTTAATATTAGGTGAAACTTTTATAATCTTAAAACCTAACTCTCTTAGTGCTGCGGCAACTCGTGGCATATAAATAATATAAAGTTTATCTGTCATTTCGCATAACCTCTTCCATTTTATCTAATAATTTAACAGATGGGTTGCGTAGCCCACGAAAAACGCGGCTAAGATGTTCTTGTGTACATCCTATCTTTTCCGCTGCTTCTGTTTGCGTCCATTGCTTTTTATAAATAAAAGCTTCATATCTATTTATAATATCTTGTGTCAATTTATTCACCTGCCTCTGAGACATATTCATAGATATAAGAAATAATACCTATCCTTCATAGAATAGGTATTATAATTACTTCAAATCTTTACTTAAAATTTCTTGCATCACTACAAAATTCTTTTACTGCATCATAAGTAGTTAAAATTCTACCTTCATCATACGCTTGTGGGTCAAAGAAGTGAGCGGCTTGTTCTACTCTATTTTCATAGAGCGGGCGCTCTTCTTTAGAAAAATTTTCTTTCATCCACTCGTCATTAATAGTAAATACCGTGTCTGCGTCTTCAAACGTTTGCCAGCCAAAATCTTTACTATAACTCGCGCAAACACCACTGTCTTCTGTTTCTTTAAAAATATAACCACTTACCGACTTATAAATAAAGACCCAGCATTCAAAGCAATCATCTTCATTATTGTACCGAATAAAAGGATATGCGCCAAAGCCCCAATCTAAAGGAGCATTTGGCCACATATCAATATTTTGTACTTCATAATAGTCGTGCGCATTAAATTTTTGTTCCAAATCATAGAAGCCCGCAACAGTAGTTCCAGTAGGGAATTGCTCTTGAAGTTCTTTTAATGTCATTACCAATCGCCCTCAAAATACAGATTTAGTCCTGCCGCCATAATCCTATCAAAATCTCTATATAATTCACAAAGACGAGGAAGGCCGTTGAACTTTTCAAAGTAATCCTCATGAAAAGCATAATACTCAATCATTTCTTTTAAATCCTTTTTATGGATCTGTACATACTGACCATTCTCATATCCTTTAAGGAAAGAAAGATTTTCAATTAATCCCCAAAATTTTCTGGCGTACCATACTTGACAAGGGCGCATAATACTGGCGAAATCATCATCGCAAATGTCCTGAATATCTTCCCATTCACAATAATCAAAGTCGTCTAGACCTTTAGTAGATTTTGCAATAAAGATACGGCAATCAAGTCCCATACTTTCCTCCATTTTTTCTATAATAGGCATTTTTTTGCGGAGTATTTTAGCTGCCTCACTTTCATAAGTTCCCCAAATACACATAGTCTTACTTTCCTTTTTCTGAGTAAATTTCAATAAGTATCTTTTCAAAATTATCTACGTAGTCTTTCATTTCTTTTGCATCTGGGAATAAAGTTTTTTCAATATTATATAAGCGTTGCAGTGGACTCATCATTTTATCCCCTTTCTATTTTCTATATAAATTATACTAGAAATTTTATAAAAAGTCAAATAAGAGGAGTTGAATTTTCAACTCCTCGAATTATCTCTCATCTGAAAATTTAAAATCATCTGAAATTCTTTGTAAATACTTTGGAGGATTTTCTAATTCATTTGAAAAACGAAAAATCCAACAATCTGCGATTGAAAAAGGTTCACTTTTTATCCATTTATAACCTCTATCTGCTAAATCTTGTTGAGGATGTTTATGAATATTATAATCTAAATCTGCTCCAATCATATCGTATCTATAATTAAACATTTATTTGCTCCTTTTAAGGGATTTTGTAAAAAATCAAATAGTATTTTATTCTAATAGAGAATTTAACTCTTCTGCAAAAGTTGACTTCTTTCTTTCAAGAGGAGGAGTAGTTCTAAAATACGTATTATAAATATAACTTCTTGCTGTCGTAAAAACTGCAGCTGCATTTTTTGCTGGATGGTTTTGCATATACTATTTCATTTTTTCTTTTTCATCTATTGAAAGATTTTTAATGAAAGCCTCAAGATAATCACGATTAAGATCATTAATAGATTTTATTTCTTTATTTTCCATTTAAACACCCCTCCTCCTTTTGTTTACGTGTAAAGAAATAGAAAAATGGTGTATCCAATAGAGCTAAAATGAATTTAATACAATATTGTCCAATTATAAGACCAATTAATTCATTTCCTGACATTTTTAAACCGATACCAAAACCGATACCAATAAAAATTATAGTATCAATAATTTGACTAGTCATAGTACTGCCATTGTTCCATAACCATCTCCATTTATTATAATTTTGAGTACCCCATTTTTTATTCGCCCAATCTTTAATTTTATGAAAAATAAATACATCCCATGTCTATGAAGCGCCGTATGCGATTAGGCTTCCTAATGTAAACCAGCCCAAATTATTTAATGAAGTATATGTATCGCTACCTACGAACCACGCTTTAAAAATAATTGGAGTTAAATAAATTAAAATTGTGCACATACACTATGCAATAAAACCGTATAAAACAGCTAAGTTTGCCTATTTTTTCCCCCAAATTTGACTAATAATATCAGTTGATAAGAAAGTAATTGCATATGCCAATACTGCTGCAGGAGCAAGTAACTAAATATTACCGAGATAAAAATTAGTAAGAATCATACCATTACTACTTATAATATTTGCCGTTAATAATGAAGTAACAAATATTACAATTAATATTTGTAAATTATATTCTGTTTTTTTCATAAAATATTTGCCTCCTTGCTGTTATGTGCTATATAAATACGAGAAAACTCACACCATACTTTTAAATCATTTAAAATATTAACATTACTATCATAAGAAACTGTTCCTGATTTAACAATAATCTAATTATTCTCCAATAAGCAATGCTTACAGCGACGTGCATGATTCCAGCTGGTGGTATCTATTGTATCACATGGCATAATAAAATTATTTAATAAATCTAATAGCGCGAAACCCAATCCGTGCACTTTAGTGCCATATGAATGTGCTTCGTCACATAACTCTGTAATTAATTGTACAGCTTCAGAAGGTAGTATTTCTCGGGAAGCTATACCACCGATTGCAATCATATCATAATTTTTACACATATTTGTCCATTCTTCTCTTCCACGAGTTTTATGCCAAACTGGAATAGGCACAATTCCAGTCTACTAATATAGGTATTCTCGTATTCGTTTAACAGCTTCTAAACCAATCATATGATCTAGATCTAATTCAAAAAAATGCTATATTTTAAAATGTTTAATAAAATTAATATATCTTTCAACATATTCTAATAAATTAATATCTTTTTTAGGATTATTCATATATGAAAATGCACCACTGTCAAGAAAAAATTCTATATGGTTTGTATGAATCCATTGAAAATAATCTTCAGTTAATTTAGTAAAACTTTTTGGAAAATCTAATAAACTATCTAACATATATAAAGGAGTAATTGGTTGCTCTATAGCAAAACTTTTATTATGAGATAGGCCACCAATAAAAATTTTTGTAGGTGGATATTTAGCAGATGAAATTAAAGATGCTCTGCTATTCTTATCTAACTTCGGGATACTTTCATTTTTAGGTATTTCATATGTAGATAATATTTTTTCTTTTTCGTGTGGTAATAATATATCTTCTATCACAGTATTTTCAACAGCTGATAACTAGTCTTGTTCTTTTTGTTGTAATGTATTTGGAGCTGCCATCTAAGGAAAAGACAATAAATAATTAATTAAACGATCATAGCAAGATTGACAAATATCCTAATTAACAAATATAATTTCATTATTATTTTTTTTTGGCATTTTAATAATTCGATCATTATTAGTTTCTTGCTAGCAAAAATCACAATAATGAATTTCTAATTGCTTAATCATGCTTTTAACCTCATTAATTATTATATTTTTTTTCTTGTAAAATAAGATTTAATATGATACCAATAATCATAGCTAGTGCTGTTGTCCCAATACTGACAATTCCAAAGTCACAAACAGCGCCAGAAACACCTAATGTTAGCACTGTTGCTATAATAATAATATTCTTATTATCCTCAAGATCCACTTGATTCTTAATGGTGCGAATACCGCTTAGAGTAATATATCCGTAGAGGATGGTCGCGCATCCGCCTAAAATAAATGAAGGCATAGAGACTAGGATAGCCTGAAGCGGCCCGAAAATAGAAGCAATTCCCATAATAACTGCGGCAAGAGTAATTACATACTTAGAACAAACCTTGCTAAAGCCGGTCGTTCCTACGCTTTCGCCATAGGAAGTATTGGGAATATTGGATAGAAAAATTCCTGCCGCGGAGGCAAGCCCGTCACCAATTAGAGTGGAGCCTAAACCAGGTGTATGTGTAAGATCTGTATTGATAACAGCACTCAAAGCCTTGTGGTCTGAAATATGTTCTGCGATACAAACAAAGCTAAGAGGTACAAAGAGTAGCAAAATCTGCGGCAGCAAGCCCCAATTAAAGTTAGCAAAATCATAATGTAAGAATGCGAAATCAGGAATCTAAATAATATGCATATCATTAAATGCTGCAAAATTCACTAGTGGAACGCCGAAAACTGTTAGGATACAAGAAATGCCATATACAATAAGCATAGATACTAGGAAAGGTAAGTTCCGTATAAATCCTTTACCATAGTGTGAAATACATGCGGCAATAACCATAGTAAGAACACCCATACCAAAACCAAGTAGGCTGTACTGACCATTTACTTGGAAATAAGTTGGTAAGTATGTAGCCAAATTCAAACCAATAACTGCTACAACTGGGCCTATGACCGCCGCAGGCAGAAGTTTATCAAGCCAAGTAGTGCCGCTGCGTTTAATAAGCAAGCCAACGCCGCAATAAATTAGTGCAATAATAATACCACCAATTGCAACTGCTGGATAGCCACCAAGCCCTATTCCGCCAATTACTGCGGCCACGAACGCACCAGATGAACTGATAAACATAGGGCTCTATCCTTTTGTACAGAGCTGATAAATTAATGTTCCGACACAAGCTCCTAACATTGCTGGAGCGATAGGAACATTACAAATCTATGGAATTAAAACTGTGGCTACAAAGCAAGCCATGACTTGCTATAGAGCGCATGTAATTAGTCGCTTAAGCGGCATTTTGTCATTTATATTATATAACATACACAAAACTCCTTATAGTTCATCTTCAATGTCTATTTTATTAAAATTTAAATCATCTAAATTAGGGTTATATATAATTATATATTGCGACGGCCCGTCAAATAAACTGCCTTTTATAATAAGATTCTCATCTAACCATTGAAAACTGGTTGGACAGAAGCCATCGCCCCATTCATATGCTTCATCATCTGGATATACATAATCTTTAAATTGATTTTTAGTTATATTATAAATAGATATACATTGATATGAACCTGATGTAATAATAAATTTTTGGTTATTCTGTTCCACGTAAACTGGCTGTGGAATCAAAGAATAATTTCTATTATATGTAAATAAAATTTGTTTATTAATTTTATCATAAATAGAAACTTGAAACTTGTCCCAATACTTCATTATATTATGATATGGCGCCTTATAGCGAGTAGCCATTAATACATAATCATTTGTATTTATGATTGGGATTTCTTCTGTTTTATATTTTTGATAATAATTTTCAATTTGAGTCGGGTGATTCATTTTAATTACTCCTTTAAATTACCCTTCTTCATTACCATACAAATCTTTTAATATTGGTATAATTTCATCGAATGAATTATGTAGCATATGATCTTCCGTTGCGTATAAAACCATCCCATATAACATCTAATTAATGCTAAAACTGCGGCGCCAATCCTTTTCATTTAAATGGTTAGTGCGAATATCAAAGTAATGGGCAAAATTTTTCTTTTCTGCTTGCGTCTGTACTAAGCTCAGAACTTCTCGGAAAATAGAATTTGCAATTATGTCTGCTTTTTCTTCTGGGCTAATTGACTTATCATTTAATCTTTCTTTTTCTTTCTTGCTTGTTTCTTCTATTAAAGTTAAAATTTTATCTGCCATATACTTCCATCCATACAGCACTCCCATCTCGCACATAGTGCCAATGGCGCTCTGCTCTGGACATAACACAGTATAATCACTATTCCAAAGCCGTTCAATATCTGCTTCGCAGATTTTTTCTGCAAGGTGATTATTCTCTTCTTCTGTCATATTAGATTTATCATTAATGGACTTATTTTGTACTGGGCTGTATACTTCTCCAGGGATACATGCTTCTTTAAATTTATCATATTCTTCTTGGCGCGCGAGGTTAGATCCATGTGTCATAATATCGCCGCCGAGGTATCCTAATGGCTGTTTAGACATTTATTTTCCTCCAAATTTGTTTTGTTCATAATAATGCCAAGCATCATCATCCCATAATTTTTTAATATTTAAATTTTTATCGCAAAAATTTTGAATAATATTATTAATGATTGTATACATATCAGATGCTCTCATACGCCAATTTTCTTTAGTAAATTCGCCACCATTGGCCTTCAAAGCATTTATATAATACTCTTCACTCCAAATTAATTTATCAGCCATATAAGTCATTCCTTCAACTATTCCTTGCTCATATTTCCCGCATGCTGTCTCTGGATTGTTATATAGCCGTTCAAATATATCAAAGTGACTCATTCTTATTCTCCTTATGCGTCAAGTCCCAAAGAATATCATACATTTCTTGCTTAAAGCCTTCTGGTTGCTGCTCAACTGGCAGCATCCACCAAGCCAAACCTGCATCCGGATGACGATTAAAATACTCATCAATCATTTCATCATAAATTGTACGCTTAGGCATATAATCACTCCTTTTAACACCAATTGATTCCTTCAACTTCATTGCCCCATACGTCCCAGCCTTCATGGTAACTTCGCGCGAAAAGCTCAATTCTTGGGGCATAACTAACTCGTTCAATCATTTGCCGCATAGTTTCTGGCTTTGTGCTATGGTCTCTTTTTTCTTCAAAAAATCCGGTTACTCCTTGACAGCGCTTACCATTTTCATCTACCTTATAAGGAAGAACTTTTTTAGTGCGAGCAAATAAACAATGCTCGGTTAATCCTCTATAATATTGACCTAAGCCTTGCTTTTCTTTCATCCACGTAATCATAGTAACATACTGGAAACCCCACGCTTTAATTACTTGGAGTGCATCGGGCAAAAAATTATTTGTTGTCCATAAATATAAATGGCATCCTTCTTCTGGATTATAAAGTGTTTGGACAGGTAAAGCACAAATATCTTTGGTTGTCATTAATGGATAATGCGCATCGGCGCCACGTTTAATTTGGCCGCCACCTTTTTCCATCCAAGGTGGATCTGCGTAAATTGTTTTATAAAACATTTTAATCTCCTTTAATCTAGCGTAGATAGATAATAATGAATTGCTTCTTTGTCATCCTTCTCTTCGAGATAATTTAAGACTCTTTCGTCATACTTATAATATAATTCACTATAAAGACTCGCCAGATTATCCTCATGCTGCTCATACCAATACCAGCATTTGTGATTTAAAACCATAATTAGCTCAGTAAGATATGCAATATTATCTCTCCATGCATAAAATGCGCGGAAGGCAGTATCATTAATTGCATCAAGCCCAAACTTTTCTGCGATAGAAAAATCATCCCAAAAAGTTGTAATGTATTTATAATCCATACTTTTGCTCCTTTTTTTCTTTTATTATATCATGAGTTTAGAAAAAAGTCAAATAAATAAAAATACTTTTGACACATAGATATTATATCAACGAGAGCACCCTATTGAATATTTAATCACCTTTTTGATATATATAAATTAACTCAGAATTATCATTTTCGTCACCATTTCTTTTAGTGCGATTGCGTTGCGTTAATAATTCTGTCCCAATAAAATGAAATCCATTATTTTCAATAATTTCTTTTGTATCCGTTGCTATGCTATATTCTTTTAAATTTTTTATATTAATAGCAAAATATCCATGCGTAATTAAATATTTATATATATTTTTAATTGTCGGACTCATATATGAAGTTAGCCACTCATTATAAGTCATTCCATCTTTATATGATTGATTACCAATTTTATAATTTTCTAAGTTAAAATACGGAGGGGAGCTAAAAGCTAGTCCCATTTTATTTTCCCATTCTGGAATAAACTCTTCACTACCATGAGCTCGTATATCTACTTCTGATTTATTATTAATAATAGTTTTCCAATCATTTGTTAATTCATTTAATTTATTAACTAATAAATAATTTGGTTCTGTACCATAATAATTAATATTTTTTCGAAGCGCACTCATTAAGCGCACTCCCCAACCACAACTAAAGTCATAATAATTATTATTTATATTATATTTTGATAATATATTATTAGAGGCTTTGATGGGAAACTGAGTTGGAAATTGAGCATAAGATTTACCACCAAGTCTAAGTGCAGTCTCAATATTAATGATTAACGGATTTTCTGGTGGATAAAAGCTTGTATTGCTTAAAACTTTAGATTTAAATATACCTAATAATTCTTTTGACTCCAATACTTCAGCTAATGACCATCGAGCCTCTGAGGACTAAACCTAAGCCATTAATTCTTTAAAATAATACTAATTAATTTTATTACATCTTACACCAGTACCTGCAATCTTTTTCATCTATTCATATACTTCTTTTAATGCGGGCTTTGCATAACATTCTGCCTATATCTATTGACGTTCCTCTTCAGAAATTGGCATAGTATGTTTTGTTTCAATAGTTTTACCTTTATATGATACTTTCATATTATACCCCCATTTTTATTTCTATTTTATTATAACATAAAAATCTAAAAAAGTCAAATAAAAAAAGAGGGACGCCATCGGCGTCCCCCGAGTTAAATTGGAGGCCTCATTAAATCACACATTTGTGCAACGCTTCCTCGCTCAGATTTTAATAATTTAACCGCTCCAAATAATGGCTGTCCAGAAAGGTGCTGCAACATAGATTTTATACCGTTATTTTTTTCAAAACGGTGATTATCAATCTAAGCAACGTCTCCGCAAAAAATTAATTCACTACTTTCTTCAATACGACTCATTAACAATGTTACTAATTTATCATTCATATTTTCACATTCATCACAAATTACTATTGTGTTTTTAATGGATCTTCCACGAATGTGTGACAGAGGGAAGATTTCAATAATTCCATCAAGAATTAATTGATTAAGCATGTCTTGCCCACCTAAATGATCTGCGATAGGCCCTCCCCAGATAGACATTTTATCTGTTATATTACCTGGTAGATAACCTATATCATTTGTATCGGCAACAATAATATTATTACGCACAAATAATAATTTTGCGAAGCGTCCTTTATAAACCTATTCAAGAGCATATGTTAAAGCCATTAGAGTTTTTCCGCCGCCCCAAGCGGAAGTTAATAATTTTACTTTGACATCTTGATTTTGTAATAAATCAAAAGCCATTTTCTATTCAATATTCCTAGGACGTAAAACCTCATCAAGATAAGGATTTTTTATTTCTTTATATCTTAAATTACGATATTCTTTCCCGTTCCAGACCAATATGTCTTTTAAATTGTTATCAACAAAAATTTCTGCAAATTCATTTACCTTGCAATTTAAAATATTCATTTTTTTATCACTGTATAACATATTTAGTTGATCTTCAGTGGGATAATGTTTACTCCAGCCGCAATATTCTTCTTTTTCCTATTCTTCCTAATCTCCGAAGAAGTCTGCTGTAATATGAGACATTTGTGTTGCGAAAAGATATTGTGCGCCATCACTGGTTATAAAATGTACTGATTCACAACTATTGCGGCCGAGCCATTCTGCTTCTGCCAATATTAAATGATCATTAGTTTCAGTAAGGAAATCATATTTTTCAATAATCTTTTTTAAGGCTTTCTATGAAACATGCTGATACATTATATCTTGTTTATTAATAATTTCCCGCACTGCTACACGCGCCTAATATTTAATTTGTTCATTTTTATTAGACTGCTTAATGTTCTCTAATTCAGTAAGAACTAAGGGGCTTACATAAACAGTACCATATTTATGCAAGCCCCCATTTAGTATAGCAGAAGTATCTAAAAAATGGATCACCATTATTCATCACTTCCAATAATTTTATCAATTAGATTATATTCCTTCATTTCTTCAGCGGTCAAAAACCATTGATGACGTGTCTTTGAATCAAATTGCTCTGCGGTGATATTAGTATTGTCTAAAATAAATTGACGAATCCTTTCATCAACATGCTCATTAAAAGCCATAATATCAGAGGCAGTCTTTGATTCGCTAGCAGTTAATGCTACATATCCATCATGGATTAAACCGTAAGTGCTTGGATAGCAATAACGAGTAACGTTATCGTTATGCCCGCCGGCCGCCAAAAGAACCGTGGCCATTGAAGCTGCGTAGCCGGCAACAATTATATTCAGCGGCTTCCGATATTGGCTAATGTAATTCGCCAAATAGAAGCTATCAGAAACTGAACCACCAGGAGAATTTAAGATTAGTGTAACTGGCTGTGAATCACTATCCTCTTCAAAATCCTTAAGAGGTAGATACACCGCCTCAAAAATGTCCTCTTCAATTTCCTTATTAAAGATTACAGTTCTCTTATCAAAGAGCTGATGAAAATACTGATATGTTGCAGGGTCTACAACGGGACCGCTTAAGAAGGAAAAAATTTCAGGTAATTCTAACATTTTGCCTCCTCGTTGCTTCAAGGAAGCAACTTAATTATTCTTTAGAATTTTATTTAAAGTACAATCTTCTGGATCAATATCTTCCAATCGAATACTATGCAAATATGGATGTCTAACGCTAATTTCAGTTTTTGCATCACTTAACATCATGCCACCAATAGTTACTGGACACATATAATATTTTTCAAAATTATCCCGAAGCTCTGTTTTAAAATCATCTGTTAGTCCAGCAACTTTACATAGCTCAATAATTTCATGGTTATCATTATAAACGCCGACATAAATTGCGCCTGGCAGGTTATAAAAATAACCCTTACTAACTGGGATTACATTCTTCCCTACTTGGTAGTCTCCAAAGTAATCTCCAAAAAGTTTTTCACCAGTGCGCATATCCTCCCAGAATTGCCAAGTGCCAGGCTCTTTGCCAGTATAAGCCTTTGCGGCAGGCTCAGTACGAAGGATAAAACAATCAATTAAATTTTCTAGTTCGCGTTTAACCTTTAAAGTTTTATGCGCAGTACGCTTATCAGGCTCAGGTTTTCCTTGCTCATTATAACATACTACGCCTTCGCCGCCACTTGCAAAAATATCAGAGAGATAGTTGTAAAAATTATTGTCCATCTTATGGTACGGCGCACAACTTACAAGAGGATGGTTAATTCTTTCAACCGCTCGCTTTACATATTCTTGACGTTCAATCCATGGAGTTTGCATTAAATCTTCACCGTCATAGTACCAAACATCGAAAATATACCATCTGAGTTTCTGACCTCTAAATTCATTATTCTCAATGTCACGCTTATCTTTAGCAGTGAATTTTACTTTAGATTGAATTTTATGGTAATATTCATCATCTTGAATACTTAGCGATTTTTCAGCTCCTGCGCGCAAAATCGAACCAATGTTGCGGTCAATCGCGCCTTCAAGCCAAATCTCTCCCATAATGCGGGTGGGCTTATCAAAAGCCTTTGCTACGGCATCAAAGAAAAATAATTTATCTTCTAATCGCCCGTATTCTCCAGTAACTTTAGATACACCACGGCTGATTAATCGTTTATCGCCATCAAAATCACAAATGAAAGCAGAATAATTACCATCAATTTTCCTTTGAAAAGAATAATTACCACTAATAATCATCTTTTCAATTTCACTCTTTTGTCTTTCTTTTGAGTATGAAGCTGGGAAAGACCAATATTTTTCAGGAGATAACTCTCTTAGTAACATTCACCAAGGCCCTCCATTTCCTTAATTAAGTTGGCCGCCTTCTCTTCTAATTCCAGCAAGCCCTTATCATTTTTAATTTTATAATTAAAATATTTATAATTATCCAAAGACGTCTCGCTTGGATGAGTTGCTTGTTCTGAATTTAAGGCAGGGTTTAGCCAAGGATAACCATTTTCATAACGGTCAATCCTTATACTTATTGCGCCAGGGTTACGAAAACATACTCCTGTAATTTCATTTTCAAATCTCGCATCAGGGATTAATACATAATCAAATTCTTTGCATTCTCCCATAACAGCGATAAACCTACTAATTATGTCTACCCAATAATTTTTATCATGCGCGCGCACTTGGTCTGTGCCAAGCTTTTGCAGAAGCGAGCGCCCGCTAATATCTTTAACTCCATTCCAATTGAAATAATCTCTTGCAATCCACTTTACTGGGTCGGCGAAATGCGTGATGAGTACTTTTTTACCCATCTGCTCCAGTAGAATTTTCAGCATATTCGCAAAAGTATCTTTACCAGAGCCACTTTTACCGCTGATCAGAATTACTTGCATCATTCGCTAGAGCCTCCATTTTTGTCCTAAAAGCAAATTCATAAAATTCACTTTCTTCTTCAGTAGGAGCGTTCGCAATAATTTTACTTAGAAAAAAACTTGCTGACTCTACATCCATAGTCAAAGCAATATCAAAAGCTATATCTGCGACTTCTCTTGCTGTATCTGATATATTAGGAAATAATTCAATTGCCATTTTTTTGACTCTCCTAAATTAAATCATTTATAATTTTAAAGAAAGCTTCAACCTCTTCTCTAGTTTGTAATTCAATTTTACGCTTACGAGGAGGGGCTTTACGTTCATCGTCATCTGGCATAGTGATTACATAATATTTCATATCGCCAGTATTTATATCTTCTGTCTGCGCGCAAAGTAATGCGCCAGTTTTTATACTAATATATTTTAAAGTATTAAGTTTATCATCGGAATCTTTTTCTGTTAAATAGATGCCTGATTTAAACTAATCTTTAAAACCAACAAACTCATCACGAGTTACTTCATACATTTCATCCATTGCCAGTACCTCGCCATTTAAATTTTAGTTCTTGGGAAGCATCCTGAGCGAGCGTATCACAACGATTATTCCAATAGTTATCAGCATGGCCTTTTACTTTGCAAAAGTGATACCAATAATTATCAAAATAAGGAATGATTTCCATCCATAGGTCTTGATTGGCAACAGGTTGCTTTTTTGCATTTTCCCATCCATTTAGCTGCCAATTAATGTACCAATCTTGTTGATAGCAATTAATAGCATAGGCAGAATCACTATAGATAATAACTTGTTCGTTCTGTCTACGATTTTCTTTTGCATACTCAAGAGCCTTAAGAATAGCCATCAATTCCATACGTTGGTTGGTGGTATCGTACTCTCCGCCAGAAGCGTTATAAATCATGTTATCACCGCGAACTACGACAAAAGCCCAGCCACCAAACTTAGCTCCTGCGCCCGCAGTTTTAAGTGAACCGTCGGTGTAAATTTCTAAAGGGATAACATGAGTACGACTTCTACGCTCACTCATAAGATACTTCCTCCTTATCTTTTATTTAATTATAATCCATTTTTTTAAAAAAGTCAAATACTTATAGAGAATTTTCGTCATCTACTGGGGCCTGCTCTTCCTCAACTTTTACCTCAGGTAAGCCTGCGACAGAAGTTAGGATAGATAGTACGGCCGCTGTTGCGGATACAGATAGGACGGAAACCCAGTTGACTTCTAGAATACCAATTAGATCACCACTTAACATGCCTACTGCGGTTTGAGCAAAAGTTTTTAGCGCGCGAATGCCTGCGGCTGCGGCCCATTTCTTAAAGTTCGTCATAGTAATTACCTCCTTCTATTATAGGAAATCATTTTTCTCTAAGCGTTCTGCGTATAGCTTAGATATGTATTCATATTCAGCATTAAATACACCGTTTGAATCATGGGTACGGTCAAGTAGGGAATGGTACTTATCATTTAATGCTATAATATGATGATACTCGTCTTTGGTGTGTTTTCTGCCATTGCGGCAACTGTTTGCAAAATCTAATACTTCCCATCGAATGCGATCTTTTTCATTTTCTTCGGTTTGTTTGATAATATCGTTGACACTAGATTTAAGAATGCGAATTTCTTTTTCTAAGTCTTGATTAATTATTTTACCAAACCACCTAACGAAGGAAGTGATTGGGTTCCATTTTATCGGCGTTATTTGGATAAAAATGGAACCGATAATGAATAACTGGATTATATTTTGAGAAATCCAAGTTATTATTTGTTCTGGTGTCATTTAGCCTTACCTCCTTATGATGGTAGTTCATTTACTGCTCCAACAAGTTTATCAATAAAATCTAGGAAACCAGCAGCAAAGGTTATATTAATAGATACTTCACTGCTGGCTTTTCTCCCAATGAAATTCCAATCAGATGGCGTCGCAAAGGTTTGTACTCCATCATTTCCCGCCCAACTTCTTGGAGTATGATTTTCAATGGTAGCTTGAATTCTTTGATCAGTAGGAATACCTTCAGTTTTGTGAATCATCTGATCTATATATTCTTTAGTCTAAAAAATTAAATATGACTATGGGACTAATACACCATTTAATTCATATAGATGTAAAAATTTTGGATCTCCAGCTTCTTCTACCTTAGATAATATTCTTTTAACCTCTGCCCCGCTGTCATTGAATAGTAGGACACTAGCTATCGCGGAAAAAATATTTTCCAAGTGCGACCGTTCTTTCTCAGCAACCAATCCAGGAGCCGCATTGCAAACCATGGTTGTTAATATTTTTACATCAGGTAATGTTATTCCTCCAGCTTTTGCCATGAATGCGATATTTTCTAATTGTCGATTAATAGTACTGCCGAGTGTTCCGCCATGAAAACCCATATCTTTAGAAAAATATGCATGATAATTTTTAACTGTTTCACTGATTTGAATATAATTCTTTAAGGTACTTATAGCTTTTTGATCGTCTTTGATTGAAATAATAGCTTTTTGATCTTCCTTATAAAAATAAATATTAGAAAAAGTTAATGACCCTAGATTCCATGCTTTGTCTATTTCACGCTCTACGACGGTTTGAAGGCGGTCTAATGCTCCCTCTGTTTGTTTTAGATCTGCCTCTGCGAGCATTGAATTTACTCTAACACCAGCCTCATCTCGAATGGCTCTAGCTTGTTTGAGTATTGTCCGAGAGCTTCTACGCAATTTTGGGTCTTTTTGATTAGCTTTGCTAGCAGTCATAGTCTAAATTCTAATAATTTCTGGCAAAGAATGGCTCATTGCTTTTTCTAATTCTTCAGCTGCCTTATTTGGTGTTCCAATAAATTCTCCAATCACTATATCGGATTTTGTAGAAGTACCACTAGATAAACCAGTTAAATTATCAATACAACATTTTTTTAAGTCTCTCTAAGGTAGCATTTCAATTAAGCTAGAAGCAGCAGATGATTCAGCAATAGCAGATGGGCGAAAATGAAATTTGGCTTGATGTTGCGTGGATACTAAAATATCTTTAATATGTTGAATAATTTTTTCTCCATCTAATCGCCTGTTGGCTGTTTTACTGTCTGAGAAAATCGTAGTAATAATATCTAATACTTTACTACGTGCATTTTTTTCTGCATCTTGGATAATTTTGTCTAGCTTTTCTTTTTGTTTTTCGCTTAAATTTTGATAATTATTTTTAATCCACTATTCACAAGCTAAAAAAACTTCTGAAGCTATTCGTGTTAATCCTCGGATAGTTGTTCTGGCCTCTGTATTCCCTACGCTAAGGTTTTGAGGCAGGTCTTCAATTTTATATAGCTACATTAATCGTTCAACTTCACGATCATTTTCGTCAGCTTGCAGCTAATAAAAACGGGTTAATTGTCTATTAAAATTAGATGTTTCAGACGTCGCAAATACATCTCTAGTTAATTCTACATCCGTTGCATGATTATTTGTCTCTACTCGTGCATCTATTGTATGCCGCAAAGCACTAATAAACTGTTCTATTATCTAATTAACCTCTGATTCATCTAACGCGGCATTAGAAGATAAATATGGATTTTTAGCATAAGCGAAGATTGCTGAACGATTAATTCTCATAAAATTTTCTAATAAAAAGGGTAACATCGTCATGTCAATATCTATATCTTTTGGCCGGCCTTTTAATAAAAGTTCTTTAATTGTATTATTAAAACTTCTATCAGTCATAATTTTATCATAGCATAACTGCAATGCTTTTGCACAATGAGCAGCTAACGTTTCTGTTGCTTCTTGTATTGCTTGTAAATCTTTTTTTTCTTTGTCAGACGTTGTTTTTCTTAGTAACTTAGATTCAATAAAGCCTTCCCAAGCCTAGTCTTGTTTATCATTATTCATTTCTCTCATGTTCTTGCTGCGACTACGCTATAAGGTAGCCCTATTATGGTGTTCAGCCCATTTATTGGCATAGATAGATATGCTACGTTGACTTAAGTTCTCAAATTCCTCTCTCTATTTTTGTATAATACGTAAGCGTTTTTGCTCTACGTCTAATAAAAATTTTAAATCATTAGTACTCTATGAATTGAGCTAATTAATCAATGCTATAAAAGGAAAAAAATTTTTGTTATGATATGCTTCATCAAGCGCTGATTCTAATTTAGTTTTAGTTTGACTGCCAAAATTATTATTATTTGAAATTTGTGTTGAAAAAAATAAATTTTCACTGTTAAGTGATCGCTTATACATGCGATTTAAAAAATTAAGAATTTCTTGATATACAGCGGTTAAATCTTTCCTTCTGCCCTTGTCACTAGTATGATAAGCAAGTCCAGCTTTTGCTTCTGTCCATAAATCCTAACCATATGTTTGTAATGAAGAAAAATATAAATATCTTTTACCTGGCTGAAACTGAGATAACGGATAGCCAACACCATAGTATTCATTGCCAGGATGTCCTTCTATTGCCATCCCCTCACCCCCTAAAATAAAAAAATACGCCCCTCAGGGCAAAACCTGAGGGGCCTTATACTTCATCTAACCTATTCGCGCTAATAAGCGCTGTCAAAAATATCCCAAAAATTGCTCCAAGCGCAAAGATCACTAAACATCCCCAAATACTCATGCCGCATCATCTTCCTTTTGGAGCCGCCTAATCTGACGTTCAATTTTATTTACAATATTATAATTATATGGTCCTCGCGCCAGTAGTACCCTCTGCCTAGCACGAAGAATTTCAATCTTGGTTTCATTACTCATCATACGGAAAATTTCCTCCATTATTTTTAAAATATAGAAAGACTAATGTAATGAAAATTATGTATAATAGACCGATAATTATATCCATACCCCTCACCTTTATGTACCAAAAGAATTATTTATCTATGTTAAAATTAGCGCTGATTAACTATGATATTTCATCAAATATTCGGGTGAGACGCATTTAAATGATTTTACGCCATCGAGAGAACGGCATACGATGCCTTCCTTTAATTCTCCATTAATAACCGAAGGCTGGCTATTTACATACTCTCGAAGTTCTTCTACTGAATCAGGTAGAATATATGCTTCATTAAGAATTGGCACACATGGAACATTATATTTTTCTTCAAGAAGTTTCTTCATCTCACAACTGTTCCAGCGCCCTTTATCGGAAGTAATAAGGTTAAAAGCCATAAAATCATGACCTTTTAGCCCATAAGTATTGCGCTGGACTCCTTCTCCATAAGTTTCTCCCTGGATTGTAACCCATTTTGCAGAAGGAGTTTCTTTAAGGAACTGAGATAATACTTCAAACATATGGTATTTTTCAGCCATTTCTAAATAAATATTAGAGTCATAATAGCATTGTTTTTTATTTTCATTACCAAAACATACATTACGAGAGCAGACATAAAATTCTTTCTTATTAAATCTGCCACGTCTCATCGTGAAAGTAGTTGATGAACCATCACACTTCTCTGTTACAATCCAAGGACTTTTATCTTTGAGTGTCCAAATTTGGTTTTCAATTCTTTCTTCGTCAGTCTTTTTTACCCACGCAGGCCAATTATTCTTCTTATCGCCTTTTCTCCCGAAAAGTAAAAACATTATCTTGCGGCCGCACTTATATTTCATAAGCCAACGCACAATTGGCTTCTTGAAAATCTTAGGATGCCGTTGCGCCATTTTCTTGTATTTATCTATAGATGGCGCTTTGCGCTGATTATCCTCTTCATCTGCATAAGTTACACCAAGCTGCTTAGTCAGGAAACGAGATTCGTTTTCTACATTATGGCTATGTCCTTCATTATCTATGATATAAGGAGTATTATATCCTTCAATATTGAGCGCGGGCGCAACATGCCATCCAAAATCTTCTGCGCTCATTAGTAAGCCTTGCGACACAACTTTGCACATTTTAAGGGTCTTAATTTTATAATTGCGCTTTTCAAGGAAAGCAAAGCACTCTTTATTTGAAGGCACCTTAGAGTCAATCTCAAAGTAAATACCAGGGTCGCCTGGTTTAAATTGATCCTTCTTAACTATAACGGCCCAACCGCCAACATGCGCCAATTCTACTCGATCATATCCTGTAATAGAGCTGATCGTATCAACAGTAACTATATAACAAAGCTCTCTTTCGCCCGCGGAATTAAGCATTTTTGTTTAACCTCCAATGAAAGAACTCATCATGACTACCAATGTCATAATGAATTTCTCCGTCACTTTCCCATGTACGAATGTAATGGGATTTAAAGTTTTTACCATCTCTACGCTTCTTATTACACTCATCTACAAACTTATTAATTTCTCTATATACCTGCTCTTGATTATCGCAATTTGCGATAACCTTACGCTCACCATAATGATTTTCAAAATAAAGCTCGCCCATATTACTTAATCTCCTTACAATAATATACGACAGTTTGCTTTACGCCTTCATATTCTCGATGCTCTTTAACTTTCATTCTCAAATTGTATACCTTATCTACTTCGAGGCTTTTTGATGAAGTAGACCAAACATAAACATTACCTTCATTATCTTCCATCACATGAAAATTAGAAGCTCCATAATAACCATCATTACGAATATTTTTCTTAATAGTGACTTCTTTTTCAAGCCAGTTACCTACTTCGCCCTGATAATCACTAGTGCTTTCACCATACAATTTAGTATGGACATACCGCCGCACTTCATCGTTATCCCGCATAGTAAGTCCTTCAGGGTCATTATTATCCTTAACTTCATCCCACTGAAGAACAACCTTCTCTATTTCATCAGGAAGGTTCACAATCTCCATCCTGCTCGGGCAGAACCATCCAAAGAAAGTATTATATCGTGCACGGCAGGGCGAAGTCTCATGAGCCCAATCATCAAGGACTTTGCTGTCTCCACGGAAGATAGTAATGAATCCGGCTTCTCCAAAACCGAAAGCATTTTTTGCCGCAAACTTAATTCTACGCTGCTCTACCTTAGCCTCTTTTGCGGCCTGACGCTTTTCTGCCGCTTTATCCATGGCAGCACGCTGGGCATCGGTATACCACCGCACTTCCATGTACTCATAGCCGCGGCCGCCACAACGGTAACAAGTAGTGTCGCCCTGCGCGTTCATTGAATAGTGTCCTGAACCGCCGCACCGCTTGCAAGCTCCTTTTACTCGAACCCACATCTTCTTTTCGCGCTCAAAGGGTTCACCACAAATTTCCATGTTTTCATAGCTACGGGCAACTGCCATACTTGTTACCTTCCTTTCTCAACCTTACATATATATTATAGCAAAAAATTAAAAAAAAGACAAGTTTTTCACTTGTCTAAATTATTTATTTAAACATACCAAACAATATACTGAAATGGCTGCTTCTTAATCCAATTCTTCGTAAAGGTCGAAACAGGATAATAACGATATTCACTATCAGAAACGTATGCAAGACCATCGTTCTTAGTTAGCTCTTCATCTTCCATCTTTTGTAGAAAATCATCTACAGTATAAAGAACTCCATTGGAAGGATCACGCTCCCAATCCTTTAGTTCTACACTATCAAAATATAGATGTTCATATGGGATTTGAGGCTCAAGAATCCCATCTACATTCATAATACTAAAAAATAGTCCTTCTGGCGTAAGCTTTACACCATTAGGGAGTAGCTCTCCAACGCGCCAACCACTATTATGCTTATATAGTACACGACGGCCAGCAAAAATCTTAGTTTCCATTTTTTCTCCTTTATGCTCTAAATTCATCTAGCCAATTAGGCATCATATCTTCTGGTTCAGTTACATTAATAAAATAAGTGTCGTCAGGATGATCTGCGGAAAAATACAAAACTCCAAATAATGAACGAGCATTTACTCGATGAGTTCCATCTTCAGATTCTAACATATATTTCGTTGATGTCCCATCACTATTAAGTAGCCTTACAAATTTTTCTGCGTCTGCCCCAGTTATAATACGAATTTTAGTTCTAAAATATCCCATTATCCCTTCTCCACTGTTTCTCGAACTGCATCATCAGTAAGCGGTGATTCAAGTTCATACAGATAAATACTAAGAATATTATCTGCACCATAATACTTAATTAGTTCATCACAGGCGGCGGCGTAAGATGTTGCGCCAAGAATTCCCTTGTCACTGTTATCCTTATGTTCGACAGTATCAAAATATTCTACCTTGAAACGAAACATAATTTTGTTTTCTCCTTTTTAATTATTAAGCGCGATAACGGACTCGAACCGTCACGGAAACCTTGGAAGGGTTTAATGACTACCATTACATCAATCGCGCATAGTATGCCTTATCTAACATACCTGTTGGCGCATACTACCGCAGCCGAAGCGTTCGTCGTTCACGAGACACTGGTTAGATTTTGAAGTATTAAGTAAGAAGTTCATCTATACTCACTTCTCCCTATCCAGCCGCCGGACTTCAACCGACCCGTCACATCCTGTCAATTCAGGCTTTACTCGGCTTGAAGCGCTCCCTGTAGGACTTGAACCTACGACCCATTGCTTAACAGGCAATTGCTGCTACCGACTGAGCTAAAGGAGCATTTCTTTTTTACAATATTATTATACATAAAATTTTATAAAAAGTCAAAACATACGCTCATTAATTTTTGTATAATTTTCTATTGGAGCTTCAATACAATCATTGCAAAAAGGGTAAATCCAATTACGGCTTAACCACATTGCAGGTTTACCACATACAATACATGTATTAGCAGATTGATCCTCATACTTATCTTCTATATCACGAATTGCATCTATTTTACAAGTACTAAAAACATCCATACGGCCCCATTTCTCTTTCATATATGTAACCGTATAAGTTGGATCAAGCTCTTCACATTCTTTAATCATTTGTCTAGCAAGTTGGTGCCATCCTTCTGGTAAATTATCTAGAAAATAATAATTATCCATATATCCCGCCATCACTTCAAATTCGCATTGTCCTTTTTAAATCAAAGCGGATGAGGATTTGCACCTCACATATCAGAGCATTTCGGGCCGTTCGCTTCGCACATTTCTAAGGCTATACTCACGTTATAGCTATGCCGCCTCTGACTCCCCTTTAAGCGTCTACCTATTCCGCCACCACTTTAAGTCCGTTTTTAATTAGCAGACCAAGCCTTCTCCCAACAGTCTGCCATGAGCCACACCGTCCGTTATTTACAGCCACGCACTACGGCTTTGACAAGGTGGCTCGCCCCTTAATTATGCGGGTGAGGATTTGCACCTCACATGAGCCGCCATAATCCCCGTATGCCAACGGTTCGTCAACAGCTCTTTTGTTGGCTTCCAGCGTCTACCTATTCCGCCACCGCATTATGTAGTAACCCCGTGTTTATTCTTTTGAGCTTTCTGCATACTACTCTGACCAGCTCAATATTTGTGGTGTGCTATTACGCCAAATCTCATATTTCTATTATCTATCGGTACTTCATACTCGTAGGTCATTATAACAAATGTAGCCTACAATACATTTTGCGCCAATAGAGAAATTAAGAACTCCTTAGCTGAATGGCTGCCTCTAAGCCAACAGTCCACAATAAATAAGTGGCTGAGGAGACTCTTGTGCGCTCATTTAATCATTTACATTAATCTGTCTAATGAACCACTTTAATTTATAGAATTACGGCCATTCCCCAAGCGGCATACCAAGGCCAGCGCGCTCAACATTAGTATTAAAAAACACGCCATCAGTTGCAGGACCAGTCAAAAGCTCATCAGCAATAGTCTCATATAGAGTGCTAATTACACCATGGCAGTCATTTAGATTATCAGCCGCGAATTGCACTACGCAATTATTGAAAACAACATAAGTAGTACCAATCCACTGATACCCCTCTTCCGCAGGGCAAACAGAATACGCATAAGCAGGATTTCCCTTAAAAGCAGCATCAAATAGTTCAACCTTGCTCTTAAAAGCACGGTTACTTGGTACACCATCTACTGCTACCTTTAGGGTAACATTACCAAAAGAAATTTCATCTGGTAGAATTTGCATTAGCGCGGCCACCTTGTCGCCGTTATTGCAAGCAAATACAATCGAAGGAGTGGAACCACCAAAATCACAGTTACATGCAATCTGAGGATCGCCATCAAATAGTGCTTCAAACTTACGAATTACAATAGTCCAAGGAGGAAGAATCTTTAGCCTTGCATTACTCATATTTTTAACCTCTCTATTCTCAATATACCCTTTCGGGTTAATACCCCATATATGAGTTGAACATATATAACGTGCTTAGAAGGCACGGGCTCTCTCCGTTGAGCTAATGAGGCATATGCCCGTGGTGGGAGTTGGACCCTACTTAACTCAGATTAAAAGTCTGATGCCTGGCCGTTAGGCTACACGAGCTTATGACTGGGGTAGCAGGATTCGAACCTACGATGTTGGAGTCAAAGTCCAGAGCCTTACCACTTGGCGATACCCCAATAACTTGACCGAAGTCAAGTATGATTAGAAACGTCAGATGCGTTAATAGTTATTTTATCGGCAGTAGTAGTAGTAACAACTGGATATGCTGTCGCCCACCACTCGCCAAGCCATCCTGAGCAATGTGAACAAAATGTCATAAAAGGAGAATTACTTCTGCCGCATTTAGGACAAATCCAACCAGTTGGTTCTTTTACATCAGGCTTTGGCCGCCAATTAGCACAATTTTCGCAAGTCTTTTCCATAATATCACCTTTAAAATAAAATGGTGTGGCTTCACGTCACCACAACGACATATGGGTTCTTGCGCGGGCTAACCTCTTTTGTTCTAAAAGCCACTAGTACCCTCGGTGGGAGTTGAACCCACAGAAAACCACATTTTGAGTGTGGCGCATATGCCAATTCTGCTACGAGGGCATAAATAGTGCGGGTAGCCGGACTTGAACCGGCACGCCTTACGGCAACAGATTTTCTTACTACTCCATATTACTATGGCCGCTTTCGCGTTGTAGTCTGGACTATGTTTTCACCTTATCTTACGACTTAGGTGGCTGGTATATAGTCTCTACACATTTATAATAATAGCTTCCCGCCGCCAGTTCTTCGACTCTTATCGGCGTTTCTGTCGGGCGCGACCCGCATCCCTGTTTTGCATCTTATTCAGGTTTCTCCTGAACCGACCTTCATCGGTGCTATTATTAATTTAGCTCGGCGTTATCCCATAAGGATTTTCACCGAATTAGCCAGCATTCACTCAGAAAGTTTCCTATTCTGGTGCTCTTTGTTTTACAAAAGTCTGTGGTGTCTGCCTATTCCACCATACCCGCAAATTACACGGTGACGCTCACAATTTACCGTAATTTCCCTTATAAGGCCCTGAGGTGGACCCTGGCGTCTTGTTCTGGCCGTCATCAAGCTCTTCGGCCTGCTTACGACGACTCCACGATGAAGAAAAAACTACCACTCAATCGCTTCCTTTCTTATACATTATATCAAAATTCTTCTTCATTGTCAAGATTATCCATGAATAAATTTTCATAATAATCTTCAATTTTAATACCTTGCAAAGTTGAAGGAATTCCTTCAATTAACGGATCAATTTCTGGTAGTTCGTCAAAATTTACATAGTATTCATCTCGCATACAATCCTCCCCCTTGGAATTGAACCAAGGACACACGACTTATAAGGACGCTGCTCTCACCGCTGAGCTAGAGGAGGATTAATCCTCCACATTTAAACTTTTGCTAATAGTATCTTCATGATACCCCAGTGCGAGTGAAAAGTACCGAAACTTATCTACTAATTCCGAATATGTTAGACCTTCATCTCCTGTAGAAAACTTGTAATGAATTTCATCACCGTCACTGTTCGTATAAACAAATTCGTACTGTTCTTTGAAATCCACTCTTATCCCCTCGCTATCATATATATTATATCAAAATTTTTATTGCAAGTCAACTTCTTTGCCATTCAAAAATTTCATAATTATGTTCTTGAAACCATCTATGGATTATTGTTCTTTCACTACATTTCTTTTCTGGTTTTTCGTAAACCATTAAAGCAAAATCTACACTATCTAACCCCTCTCCAGCAGCAATTTTATCCGACATATCTTGTAATTTATCAATAAAAGCATGAAAATTAATTTTACATAATTGCTTATAATATACTCTTAGAAATTGACAATCTTCTGGATGAGGAGGCTCACAGCATCCATTACATAAGTGATTACATGCTGGGCCAGGAATAAGTGGCGGAATATTCAAACCAATAATAACTCCACGGGCATCTTTCCCCTACGTTTCAGGCGTCCCAAAATACTTTGGCGGCCAGACCGCAGTTGATAATGGTACTAAATTTTTAGGGAAAAAGCGCACCTAATAGAAATAGGATGTATAAATCTTCATTCCACTAAATCAACCTTCCATCCAAAATAGTTATTATATACAATTGTATTAGCTGTTCCACAGACAGGACAAGTTATATAATCTTCTTCTTGATTATATTGCATGCTTGTCTATACGTCGTCTTTAGTAAATTCTAGAATAGACCCGCAACGCTTACAAGACATTCGTCCAACGCTAGGACGATAGGCGCGTTCAATAACTCTCATTTATATCTCTCCTTTTAACGACACTAGCACGGCTCGAACGTGCATACCCTGTTACAAGTAACCGCAGATTAGCAATCTGGTGCGTTACCATTCCGCCATAGTGTCATTTTAGATGTGCTATTACGCCAAATTTCTTATCTATTGCCCACCGCACATCATACTTATAGGACATATAATTGTAAGCCTATAATACATTTTGCACGAATGGAGAAAAGAAAACTCCTTAGCTGATGGCTGCTTCTAAGCCTACAGTTCTAAAATAAGCGACAGTACCAAGACTCGAACTTGGGCACCCGTTAAGATGGCTACGGATTAGCAATCAGGTGCGTTACCATTCCGCCATAGTGTCAAAAAAATCGAAGATGTGCGATTTGAACGCCAACTAGTCGTCCCAAGCGACTCGTGTTACCAGATTACACTACATCCTCGATATTTTTAAAATAAACAGCCCGCTTGGGAGTCGAACCCAATCTGTCGCTTCAGAGGCTGTGGTTTTAGAGACCACCCGTGCAGCCGCACACCTACGGGCTATATAAGTGAGGTTTCCCTCACTTTCTATAATAATTATACCAAAATTTTAATTAAATGTCAAATGTATCACTTGCTAAAACAATCATATAATAACTATTTGGTTCAACATACTCAGTATTTACTAGAATACTTCCATCTTCATTTAAAGTACCATTACATACCTCAATAGTAATTAAATCCATAGAACAAAATACAAACTTAATAATTTGATCTTCCTTATATTCGCAAGGGAAACTCCAAGTCATTGTTGGATAAATATCATCTACTTCAACTGTTATGATTTCATAAATACCGTAATAGTCATCTTCAAATAGCTTATTAAAATCAACGACTTCACTTACAGTATTATAAATATCTTCCCATTCTTCATCCAACTCAACTACATGAAAAGGCAAATCAGGCTAACACCAATATAAATCTTCAAGAGAAGGACTATCCGCCGCAAAACAAGTCGTTATAATCATCATTAATAGCAACCAAATACTTAAAAATCTCTTCATAATTATCATCTTCCTTTTTATTTTTTAAAAGCCGCCCATGAGACTTGAACTCATAACCTATTGCTTACAAGGCAATTGCTCTGCCGATTGAGCTAGAGCGGCGAAAGAGGATACTCTACTTAACAATTATAGTGACCTTCGTCATACTTGCAGCATTCTTCAATTATATTCAACCACTACAGAATTAAAGGCTGAGCCATGAGTAGCGACCTCATAACTTCTTTAATCCGCTTTCGCCTAGTGTAGGAGGGGTTGTTTACCCTCAAGTTTCAGCCAAACCATTCAGCAAATACGATAAAAAAGCTTACCCCGCTTTTGTTTATCATGCTAAATTTCTGTCTTGGCCTACTCCAACTTTAAACCTTTCTTATATGCCATTTCTGGCTTTCATCGACAGTAACCGCTTGTTGGTCTTTCCTGAGTTTGTACTGGCTACCACCCCAATACCTTATCAGGATTCGGCATTATCTATTCAATACTGCTGTCTATTATGCGGCCGAAAGGAATAATGTTTTTAATTGCGAATACTCAAGCGCCTATCCTTAATCTTTGGAGTTTCTCCTTTATCGCTAATCATTGCTGATTTCGCGGCTAGATAATAAAAGTATCCTTCTATCATTGCTAGCGATTGTCCGGATAGCCCAAGCTACGTGGTTAGCGTATCTGCACTTGGTTCTAAAATTGCTAAGTAGAATATCCTCCCTCTCAGTATAATACTATTATACCAAATTTTTCTTTAAAAGTCAAATATTTGACTAGTGGACTGACGGGGAATCGAACCCCGACTCTCTGCTTGCAAGGCAGAAGTGCTAACCATTATCACTACCAGCCCATATTCACTTACTTTCGTTGTCTTTTTATTATAGTGTGCTGCTAAATGACTAAGCCACATATCTTTTAACTCCACTAAAGCACATTTGGTTTAGCATTTCCTTACTTGGTCTACAGTTAAAAGCCGGTGGTAGTTTAGTGAGAATCCATCCTTACCGCACACTAGGCCTATTTTATTACACGCAGAGCGCCCATGCGTACTGGCGCTCCCCATAGGATTTGAACCTATAACCCTGCGGTTAGGGCAGAGGCGAGAATTGAACTCGCAACGTGGGCGTCCCTCACACGATTACCAAATCGTCTCTCTGCTACAGCCGCATGCTCTACCGATTGAGCTAGAGGAGCATAGAATGGGGATTTTATTTTTCCCTCATTCACAATATAATTATACATTATTTTTTACTTTAAGTCAGATTTTTAATAGTAGAAATAATATTGTTCTGGCAAATTTTTATTGTCATTTAATTCTCGTACAAAGCGTTTAATATTTGGTCTTGGAATGTATTGCGATAACTTTTTAATTCGTCTACTAAAGAATATTGATTGCTAATTTTCATTCTCTCGGCTATTTTCATCTGCATATTTCTTATAGCTTTGTAGATAAAATCGTCTTATATCTTTCCAATATTGCTCTAAAAATTCAGGATGGTTTTTAACACAACGAAGAAAGTAATTATACAAATCAATTAAGAAAATATTCATTTTTTCTATTATAATACTAGTGTCTACTTTTGCTTTTTCGCATAAGTTAATACAGTAAATACCATTATCTACAATGCCTGGCAAAGCTGTATATAAAAAATTTTTATTATCCTTATATGTTAATGAATTTTTATTTACTACAGTTTTATATATTGGCAAATCATAATGCCGAATATGATATGTCTATTCTACTCTATTGTAGTCATCAATAATAGCATAGCAAGTCAAATTTATACCACAGTCTTCTGCCGCAAAAGAACCAACACCTTGATTATATGGTAAAATATTATAAACTTCTAAGAACTCTCTACGATATACTTTACCGGGTGTAGATGGTTCATATGCACTTTGTACTATATTATCTGCGCCGTTAATCCAACTCCATTCATAAATGTCCATAACTCTATTATTGTCTAATTCATCTTTTACAGCTAGTAAACAATATTTAGATAAAATAATATCGCCGCAATCTACAAAAGTTAAATATGTACCGTGTGTATTTTGCATGCCGATGCGTCTGGCATTGCCGGGCCCCTAATTCTTTTCTAATTTAATCAACTATATTAATGGAAACTATTTAATTATATTAGTATAATCAACTGATGAAGCGTCATCAATTACTACAATATGTAACCACTCATATTCTGGATAATAAACAGATTTTAAAGTACGTATTAATCCTTTTTCATCATTATAACTAGGTATAATAATATCTAAATCTATCTTATCCGATTGATTATATATTATTTTATTATTAGGGATAGACATATATTTATTAAAAATAGGATATTTCTACCATTCATGGTTCCCTGCAAAATGATTTATTTTTCTACTTTTTGCTTTCTAAAAATCAGTAGAATCATTCATATTATAGTCAGGTGGTAAATTTAAAATATAACCTTGACATAATTTATTTAAAGCATTTTGCTCTGGAAAAATTTCATAATGATTATTAATATAATTAATTAGTTCATCATCTTTTTTATCATCTCGTAATTTTTTTAGATTCATTAACATAACGCCGCAGTTAATATCTAAAAACATTTCAGTACAATTAGAAGGCTAAGACGAAGCGGCAATGTAATAATCACTAATATCTATATCCCATAATTCTGAAATATTTTCATTTACAATTGTATCAACATCTAATGACAAAACTTTATCTAAGTCCGGGAATATTTTTCCTAAAGCAACTCGTATTAAGGCCATATAAGTAAATTCACTTTTAAAATTAGGCCCATGCTTATCAAAATAAGTCTAATTACTTACATTTAATGTTTTTGTTTTTGGCGGTAATTCATATGGAAATACGTCATCTTCAATTAGAAAATAAATCTATTCAACATTTGAATGAATAAGTAATGATTTTGCTGCACCAATCATATATTTGTAAAGGTTTCTGGTGCCTGTATATACCGCTGTCCTCATAATATTTCCTCCCATTTCAAATTGATATAATATCGTACAATGGGTTCTACAAAGAAATAATCACGAATACCAGCATAATGATAAATTTTTCTTTTATTAGGATTATAATTCATAAATAATGGATGAGAATTATATTCTGTTGGTAATTCTAGAATATGATTCTTATATACCTTATTAAGAGTATCCTATTCGGCGTACTCTTCTCTATAATGATTTAATCTAAAAATCATTTTTTCATCCATTTTATCTTCACGAATTTTTTTTAAATTACATAATAATACTCCGCCGTTTACATATAATCCATTTTTATTAAATTCTGGTGTATCTCTTACGCCAGCAATATAATAATTTGATATATCAATATCCCAAAGTTCATCTATATTTTCAGTAACAATTGTATCAATATCTAAAGATAGAATCTTATCTAACTCTGGGAATATTTTAGAATAGACAGAGCGGATAAGAACCATATAGCCACCCCATCCATCATACCAATTCATGCAAGTTTCTTTCTTAAACCATTGCTAATTACTGATATTAATACACTATACTTTATCTGGTAGTTCATAAGGGAAAATATCATCTTCAATTAATAAAAATATCTAATCAATATGAGAGTTCATTAGTAATGATTTTATAGCAGGTATCATTTTATAATACACATTTCGTGTTCCACTATATGCCGCTACTTTCATATTACACTTCCTTAAATAAAATTAAAGTTTATAATACCCGATGTGAGATTTGAACTCAACATTTCAGGCTTGAAAGGCCTGCGTGCTTACCTTTACACAAATCGGGCATATAGCGGTTTGATAACTCAGCCGCAACTGAGTAGGCTACACTGTGTGACGGATGCGGCTCGGCCTCTACGGATACCGTCGTAACGTTATCCTACCGCTTTACCAGTTTACCCCTTGTACTTTGGGCTGGCGAGGACATTCAAGCCTGATGTTTCCTCCCATTCCGTTTTTCACCTATAGAGTATCTGGCTACTCTATAAGAAGTCGCTACGCTTCTTGCCCCAATCACTCACTGACTGGCGTCATAGCCTTTTTAATGTCTAGACCATGTAACGACAACTAGCGATGAGAACCATTTATTCTCATTTTCTGGAACACTAGGTACTTTATTTTACTCCTCTTTTGTATAGCGCCGAGTAAGTTCGGTATAAGTACGCAACCCTTCACTTTGCGCTTTCTTGGCTGTTCTTCAAACTCCATTTAACCCATTCTTCTCATATGCTGAAATTAATCATATTAGCTACTTATGATCCGACTCAAATCCTTCTTCAGCATAACAGCATTTGGGCACCATTACTCTGCCTGCCTACCAGAGTCGCAGCAGTTTGGCCCTGCTTGCCGACACCGCATATTTATATACCGCGAACGATGTGCGGTTTGGCATGTACCATTTAACTATTTATTAATCGCTCTGAAATACGTACCAAAGGAGCGATGGCTTTTCCCTATCCCTTAAGGCACGGCCGCGCTTTTAAATAATGCCGCCCTATATCTCTTCAGGTCTGGTCTTTGCCAATCCCCACTTCCCATTTCCGAAGTGTAGCGCACCATGTTAGTTTGGCTCAACACGGATAGCCGCAGCGTAGATTAATGTCCCTACTGTCTTGGACAATGGCGACTTCGGCGGGAATTGAACCCGCGATTTCCAGTGTGACAGACTGGCGCGATAACCACTACGCTACGAAGTCATAAAGGCGGTTTAAACTATTTTTAGTCTCATTACCGCCAAGTTTAAGGACTCTCAACCTTACATATATATTATACTAAATTTTTTAATTAATGTCAATTAATCATCATAACACTCGGTTTCAATACCAAGTTCCTCACAGAAGTCAGATTCAATTTCATACCAAGTCTCATGCATGGCATAGTCATACGCATAATTAGTGTATTCTTCAGAATGGGCCTCACATACGAAATCATCCAGATAGTTAATCATACTACCTTACCTCCTTCTGTATCTATATTATACTTAAATTTTTAATAAAAGTCAAGAAAAAATCATCTAAATTTTTACTCTTTGAACTTTCTCTTTAAAAATAGGTTGTGAGGCTATCGTTAAATTCAAGTAAAAATTTCAAAATTTAGATGAAATTGTTACCTTTATTCGCGTAATAAAGGTAACGGCTAAGAATTTAACATAGTCTTAGCAAACTACGTGTTTATATCGAAAACAAACCGAGCAGTTATCGTACTGGGTTCTCAACGGCCACGAGTTCGTCGGGTTGGTTCCACCCCGCCGACATACATTTACGAAGATGCAGGATTACGGCATGATGTTGCTCCGGAACAAACTTATATGGTCATGCGCTCATAGCTACTTATATAAGGAAAAGTAGCCTAAACCGCTATCTTTTCTCCGCGGTAAGTTAAGATAGCAAAACTTTCCGTAACGACTGTTGCGCACTTAAGTTTCTCCATTATAGATGGAGGCTTCTCGCGCAGTTGCGGGAAGAAGAATCGAACTTCTATCTCCGGGATATGAACCCAGTCATTTTACCTTTACACTATCCCGCGATATTGGGTTGATTACGGCTCAACCCATAAGCCGCAATCACCTTATAGTAGATTTAGTAACTTCGGAAAATCAAAAATATCGAAAAGACTAGGGACTTCCTTAATATCATTGGTAGAAAAATGATAGGTCTTATACTTGGAAATAAAATCTTCCAATTCCTTCCGATACGCATTTTGTGCTTCAACCATTGCCTTGCGCGCGGCATCAACACGCTCTGCGGCGGCCTTGCGCTCGGAAGCGGCCTTTTCCTTCTCTGCCTTGACGCGGGCCTCTTCTCTTTCCTTCAATACCTTTTGACGATTAGCCTCTTCCTGTGCCTTAAATTCGGCTTCGAGACATTCCTTTTCAGTATTGTATACCTTATTAAGTTTTTCGCTGTAGTATTTCATATTAATCTACTCCTTCGCAGTTCCTTACCTGCTTTCTTTATTTCAAGGGAGGTTCCTTACCCTCTCTTGATAAATATATTATAGCATAGTAATTTAAAAAAGTCAAATGTTTAAGGGAAAGAATTTTACAATGAATGGAAGAGATTTTTATATATATTTATTTTGTATCTAAATACCTATTTATTAGGATTATACGTTGAGGTAAAAGGCGTATTTATCCTACTTTCTAGAAAGATGGATTTATTTTTGAGAAAAAGGAGGTAATGATATGGCTGATAATCAATTTGAAACTAGGAATTCCAGATGGAAGGAAAATGATGTTATCAACGAAGAGGACCTTAACCGAATTGAAGATAATTTGGATTATTTGAAAGAAAAGATTGATACATTTAATAATGTCGGCGCCGGGAGTCTTAGTGAGATACTTAATAGTAAAGCTGATGTTAGCGATCTGTAGACTTTATAGGGTAGCGTTAATACTCTAAGTTCACAATTAAGCGGAAAAGCTAATGTTAGTGATTTAAATGGTAAAGCAAGTTAGTCAGCTGTTGATAATCTTACTACTTTGATTAATAGTAAGGCTAATGCTTCTGATGTTAGCTCACTCAATAGTTAGGTTGGCGGACTTGCCACTACTGTTGCAAGTCATGCTAGTGCAGTAAGTGAAGTGAATAGTGCGCATAGGAATGGAGTAACTAATGATACATTAAGTCAGCGTTTTAGCGCGATTGAAAGTGACATTACAGCGATTGAAAATACCATTGGTAGCTCGTCTAGCGGCTCATTAGCCAATCGAGTAACCGCCGTTGAAGGTGCTATTGGTAATGGATATGATAGTGAACATACAGTAGCTGCCGCAATTTCTGGCATTAATAGTGCTTTGAGTAATAAAGCGGATACCAGTGCTGTTAATGAGGCGTTAGCTGGTAAAGCTTCTAGTAGTGATGTAGAGACTCTTGATACTCGTTTAGACGCGATTGATGGAGGTAGTGCTTTAACTGGTAGCACTTTGGTTGCGAGGGTTGGCGCGGTTGAATCTAGTCTTACTGGCGCCGGTGGTATTGATGCACGACTTGATGCTATTGATGGTGGAAGCGCATTAGATACAACAAATGGTACTTTGGCCGCGAGAGTTACGACTGTTGAAGGTATTGCGAGCACTGCGTTATAGGCTTCTGATATTGCAACATTAAATAGCGATGTAGCGGCATTAAAAAATAAGGATACGATTGTAATGACAGTTGCTGCGTTTGAGGCTCTTGATGCAACTAGCACAAACACAAATAAAGATGCCGATTATATTGTGGGTCCATATACTGAGGAAGATGACGCTTATAAATATTATCGTATAATCGGAACAACAAAAACATTAATTAGCGGTGGTGGTAGTGGCACCAATAACGCTGAAATCGTAACTTCTTGGCCGCCATCTGATCCGGATGAAGATACAGATTATTATCGTTTTGACTCAGCCTTAAGCTCATATCGCCATTATCGTTATATTAATGGCAATCTTTATCTTATAGGTGGCGATTTATATACAAAAGCAGAAGTAGATAATAAAATTGCTACAGCACAAGCAGCCCTTGAAGGTGAAAATAAACGCTATTATGCTACTTACAAGACAGAAACTATTGAAATAAATGGTGAAACTCAATAGCAAGAAAATATGTTTACTTTATATGAAGTTAATGCTGATGATACTGAACATACTAACCCACAAATAGTTAGTCGTTTTTAGATTCAAGGTGGTGGTGGCAGTAGTATCCCGGCATCTAATCTTACTATTACTCCAATTACTACTTCTCCAGTAGTGGCCTTAGCTTCAGATAAATTATTAATTACTATTCGTTATTCATCCACTGATGAAAGTACCGGTTCTGAATATGACGGTACATATACGTGGCGCATTGGCGGGCAAGTTGTAGAATCTAATACGATTTACAATGGTGAACGCACCTTTGATTTGACTCAATATTGCTCTATTGGTCAAGCTAGAAATGCTGTATTGTCCATTACTGACGTTACTGGTACAGTTGTAACTCGGGCTTGGACTGTCCAACGTATTAATGTAACTATGACTTCAGATTTCAATGATTCATATATTTACGATACTGGTACTAGTGTACAATTTAGATACAATGTTCAGGGACAAGTAAGTAAAGAAGTCCATTTTATATTTGACGGTACAGAACTTAGTACTACAACAATAACTGACGCCGGTGATAAAATTTATACATTACCAGCGCAAACAACTTCTGGAGCGTATTTATTAGAAACTTATTTGATAGCTACTGTTGGAAATAAAACTTTAACAGTACCAGAAAAGCATATATTTAAAGATATTTTATATAAATCTTCTACATCAACGGCTCCAATTATTGGCTGCGCTTATCGTGGAGTTACACAAGAAGTTAAACAATTTACTGTTTTGAATATACCATATACAGTATATGATCCATTAAATAAATATCCTACTATTACATTAAAAGTAGGTAATACAGTAGTTTCTGAATTCGTCGCTGGTGAAACTATTACTCCTTGGGCCTATCGAGCGGCAGAATTAGGAGAACAGACATTGACTATTTCTTGCCGCAATACTAGCGTTACAATTAAAGTAAAGGTGACTGAACTTCCAGAAGGCATTCGCCCTATTACAGATAACTTAGTTTTTGATTTTAATCCCGCTGGTAAGTCGAATTAGAATTCAGTTGATAAAAATTGGGCGCAAAATAATATTACATTGACTACTTCAAATACATTCGACTGGAATAATGGTGGATATTAGATTGACGCTGATGGTAATTCTTATTTCTGCGTTAAGGCTGGCGACACAGCTACAATCAATTATAACTTGTTTGGCCGCGATGATATTAAAGCTCAAGGTGCAAACTTTAAATGTATATTTAAAGTAACAAATGTACGCGATGTAAATTCGACTTTCTTATCTTGCTTAGCTACTAATAATAGCACACAAATCGGTCTAGAAATGAAAGCCCATGAAACTAACATATATACTTCCGGTGGCACCTTAACACAGCCTTATAGTGAAGATGATATTATTGAATTTGAATATAATATTAATGCCCTTACTGGTGGAACATCATATATTATGGTATACGAAGATGGCGTAGGCGCTCGTCCATTGATTTATGATGATACTTATATTTTACATTAGAATGGGGAAAATGTTTCTCCAATTACTATTGGTTCTAAAGATTGTGATATTCATATTTATCGTATGAAGGCTTATGCAGCAGGATTAACAGATCGTAATATTTTACAAAATTTCTATGCTGATGCTTTAACTCCTGAAGAAATGATAAAGCGTTATGATCGCAATCAAATTTATGATGCTAATGGTAATCTTGACCCAGAAGTACTTGCTGAAGCTTGCCCAGATTTAAAAGTGCTTCTAATATCAGCACCATATTTTACTAATGATAAATCTAATTATGTTAAAAATACTACAATTCGTTGTATTCACACTGGAGGTCGTTTAAGAGATAACTGGACTATCCGCAATGCTTATCACGTAGGACAAGGAACTAGTTCTAACCGCTATGGAGCAGCCGGCCGTAATATTGATTTAATTTTCGGTTTTGATGGGATTAATTCTCCAGTTAGCAAAATTAAGACGGCTGATGTATAGGATTATGTATCTACCGTCGAGTTTATTGATGGCACAACTCTAACTGGAGCTAATGCAAAAATTAATTTAAGTGAAACTTCAGTAGAAAATAACTGGTTTAATGTCAAAGTAAATATAGCTTCTTCTGAGAATGCTAATAATGCTTTACTGCAAAAGCGTTATAATAGATATTTACCATACTAGACTCCGGCTTAGAAGCGCGATCCTCGTATTAAAAATACAATGGAATTTTTCAACTGCGTTATCTTTGTGTAGGAGACAGATACAACTTAGGACGCCAATGGAGTGTATACAGCGCACCGTGAGTTCCCAAATGATACTAATTATCATTTCTATGGTATTGGTAATATCGGTGACTCTAAAAAGACTGATAATACTCGTGTTAATGATCCGACAGATTTAAAAGAATTTGTGGTTGAGATCTCTGACAACAACTTACCTAATGCAATGTTCCAGACTGGTGTTTATTGGACGGATGATAAGCATACTGCTACAACTTATACTCCACCTATAACTAATGAAATGTAGATGATGAAGTATCCTATTACAACCGCTGAGTGGGAGAATGAAAATAACTTAGCTAGAAAGAGCCTAAGTTTAGAAGGATACGTTAGTGGCACCAAAGAAGATGATGATGGTAATATCGTGGATGTTATTACTAATTGGGATTCTTCATTCGAGTTTAGATATGATATGGGCACTAAAGATGGTGAAAGCATAGATAGCGCGACTATTAAGGCACAACAAAAGGAATCTAAATTAAAGTGGAATGAGATGTATAAATGGTTTATTACTTGCCCAGATGAAAATTTCGCTAATGAGCTAAGTAACTGGTTTATTGTTGATTCTCCATTATACTGGTATGTATTTACTGAACGTTATACTATGATTGATAACCGCGCGAAAAACTCATTCTGGCATTATGGTAAAACTTATATTACAGAAGCAGAAGCTGAAGAAATGGGCGATGATGCGGTTAATTACACTATTGATAATGCGGCCGCCGCGATCAATGATGGCTATCGTTTCGATTTATGGGACTATGATAATGATACCGCTTTGGGCATTGATAATTCTGGTATTTTAAATATTACATATGGTAAAGAAGATATTGATCTAATTGAAGGCTCTGAAGCGACACTATTTAATGCTGGACGGAGTGTCTTCTGGCGTCGTATTCGCAACCTAATGAATACTCAATTAACTAATATGTATTCATCTCGTATTGTTCCGGAGGCTTGGAGTGCCGCATCATTAATACAAGAATTTGATACTTGGCAAGAGCAGTTCCCAGAAGAACTGTGGCGTTTAGATATTGAAAGAAAATACTTACGTCCATACTTAACTGGCAGTTATGTACCGGCCACAAAAACATATGCCATTAATGATTCATTCTTGCGAGATATGGCTAACGGTCGCAAACGTTATCAACGCCGTCAATTTGAGCGCGATATGGAAATTTATTTAGGAACCAAATATTTACAAGCAGCCGTATTAGAAGATACTATTGACATTCGTTTAGGTTAGGCTAGTACTAGCTCCGCGGCAGTTGTGCCACCAAATTATACTATTAAGATTACTCCATATTCTGATATGTATATTAGAGTAATGTTTGGTAACAGCACTCCAACATCTATTCGTGCGAAAGCTGGAATCATGTATACTATTCCTTCACAAGTTAATATTAATGATCCTAACACTTTATAGATTGTTATTTATGGTGCTTCTCGTATTCAGGCATTAAATGATTTGTCTGCTTGTTATATTAGAGATAATAACTTCTCTAAAGCAGAAAAATTACGTACTCTAGTAATTGGTAATCCAACTGAGGGATATTCTAATACTAATCTTACTGATCTTACTTTAGGTAAAAATAGATTACTTGAAACATTAGATATTCGTAATTGCCCGAATTTAACAACTAGCTTAAATTTAAATAACTGCGTCAATCTATTAAAATTATACGCGCAAAACACTTCTATATTAGGTGTCGCTTTTGCTCCTAGTGGTAGACTTATCGAAGCTCATTTACCTGGCACTTTAAATACATTATCATTACGTAATTTATACAGTTTAACGACTTTAGATGTAGCAAATTATGATTTATTAATTAAATTTACTTGCGAGAACACTAATGGCATTAATTCTTATGATATTGTTACCGATACAATTGATACTTTAACAGAAGTTGAATTATTGGGTATTGATTGGACTGTTACTGATACATCTGTCTTTTAGGCATTATTAACTAAGTATCACGCTGGTTAGTATATTAATATTACTGGTACGGTAAAATTAAATGGTGAAATCGGTACACAAGAATTACAAGAATATTAGACTATTTGGCCACGATTAACTTGGGCTGCTGGTTATAACACTTATACATAGACACATGTAATTTATAAATATGCTGATACTAGAGATGCTGATACCAATGAAGTTATTACTACTGGTGACACTATTTATGAATGTTATGTACGGAGTGGTTCTGAAGCATTAGTTGATCCTTGGAACACAGAAGAACAATATCGTTTAATTGAAGCAGCTCCTACTAAAAAGCCAACGATTAAAGAACGTTATATTTTTGGTACAGTTTCTTCTAGTGGCAGATACTCCAATTTCTCAGGTTGGACTCCTGAAGGTGATACTAGGACAATTGCTGAAATTAAGGGAGATAATGATTTTACAGTTAGCGGTGATACTTATAATATTATTGCTACTTTTACTTCTACACCGCAATTATATACTATTCGTTGGTTCTTGTCTTCAGACGATACTAACCCAGTACGTGAAACCAAAGAGCCTTAGGAATATGGCGGAGGCAGTAATATTGTAGCCCCAACTATTAAAGAATTGCGTAATAGTAACTATTCTTTAGTAAAGAATGCCAATTTTAACACAACTGCAAAAACTGCGACATATAGTATATTTATTGGCTGGGAAAAATCACCTAATAATATTTAGCCAACAGTAATAGGAGAGCCATATGATATTTATGGCCGTTGGCTTACTCGTACTAATATTAATTATAATACCGCAATAAATAGCGATGAATATAGTACAGCAGAAAAGCTTTACTTAATAAGTAATATTCCAGAATTACGGAGTTCTGATAAATTTGGTACATATGATTTATTCCCAATTACTTTAGGATACACTCCAATTACGGCTGGGACTAATTTATTACCTAATGGTGTAAGGAATTATAATTCTGATACTAGTATTGATAAAACTAGTATTCAACCATTTATGAGTAATAAAGGATTCACATTAGTATTAGATTATAAATTTGATGCGAGATCTAATAATACAGCACTTGAAGCTGTGCTTGCTTCTTGTACTACTGAAATTAACGGTTCAGAGGTTGGCTTTAAATTATGTTATGATCCGCGCACTGAAGGCGTAAGTCGTACTCCGTGGATTGGAATCGGCGATATTAAAAAATATGTTGGACATACTTTTGATGCCCGTAATATAGTTGTTATTCGCTATACTACGACAAATGATTTAATCGTTTATACTGGTAGTAATGGTACAATTTCTACTAAATTTGCCATTAATACAAGTCAATTTAGTGCAAATTCCACTATTCATTGGGATGCTAACGCACTTAAATTTAATGCACCATTGGTATTAGGAGGACTTAATAATACTGATGAGACACATATCAACGCTTATGGTACTATATTTTCTGCTATATATTGGGATGAAGATATTGGCAGAAGCGAATGTGAATCACTTGCTAACTGGTGTTATGAAACTATGACATTTGCTGTATCTGACCATAGTAGTAATAGCGCGCATAGTACTTTAGGAGTATCTGGTAATTCTAATAAAACATTTGTTTTACATACTCTAAATAGCTCTAGTATGGGTGCCTTCAAAGAGCCAGAAGCGACTTCTACAGAGGCTACCGCTGGCGGAGTAATTGGCTGGGGGACTTCTTCCTTACGCGATTTCTATAATAAACGTGTATTCTCTAGTTTGCCCGCAATTTTATAGTCAACTATGACATTAACTACAGTTCACTATCGTGAAGCTGTTTATAGTGCTAGTGGATATACAGCTGGATTTAGTATTACTGGGAATGACAGAACGGTTCAAGATTTTGTTTTCGCTCCTTCTTATCGTGAATTAGCTCCAGCAGAAAATACGGCGAGCTCTTATGGATCTGAAGCTAGGGGGCCACTTCCTTGGTATAATTCTAGTACTTTTGAATTTAGAGATGGTTCTACTACTAACTTTGATAAAACACCCGAAGGAGTAGATTACTCTAAATATACAAATATTCGTTTCCCAACGTTACCGCTTCAACTTGATTCTTCTTCACCACGAAGAGTGATTTTAAATTACTCAATTTCGCGTTCTAGCGCTTACGCTGCATTGCGGGATTAGAGCCTTACCCCACGTCGTGGCGATATCTTAATAGCAGTAAAATCTGATAACGGCGAATAGGCGTATATGTTTGTGACTGACGATGATGTCAAAGCCGGAATTACTCTAGCCTCTGCTACAGATGCTCCGTGTTTAACTCTGCCTACCAATGTAGCCGGTGGCTGGATTAAAAGTGAAAACTGGTGGACACGTTCAGTGCTAGCTTCTACTTAGCGAGTTACTTATAAATTTATTCAAACTAGTGCCAATGGTAATATTGGAGAAAATAATTCTGTTAATAATATTGGCAATATTGTTTATAATATCGCACTTCTATAATAGTATTGGGAGGTATGTGATATGAATTATTATAAATTAATTTAGGATAACAATATAATTGGTGTCGCCACCGACGCCAATTTTTTACGCTTTTAGCCACGTCATCAAGTATTAGAGTATGCTGGCCTTGGATTTGAAGAGTATTTGGGATATAAAGGAGCTTTATATCGTGATAGTTGGATGATGCCACTTCAAACAGAAAAATATTCTTTTAATAAAATAAAAATCCATAGTATTGATTAGGCTGAATATGATGCATTACGTGAAGCTTTAGATAAGCACGAAGTGCCACAAGAAGTAGAGCCAGAAATACATATTACACCAGAAATTATAGATGAAGAAGCTGAGATGACCATTGACTTCGTTCGCTCCGCAAAACTCTCCGAAATGTCCCGCACCTGTAATCAAATAATTGAAGCTGGCTTTGATATTACACTTAATGAGGATGTTGAACATTTTTCTTTAACCACTCAAGATCAACTGAACTTAATTTCTCTCGGCGCGATGGCCTAGGCTGGTACAGAACCAATTCCGTACCACGCCGATGGCGAAATTTGCCGGTTTTATTCTGCCGCAGAAATGAATCAAATTGTTGCCGCGGCGACCGCCTTTAAGATTTATCAAACAACATACTATAATGCGTTAAAGAATTATATCAATTCCTTAGAGACTATTGAAGAAATTTCTGCAATAACATATGGAATTGAATTACCTGAAGAATACAAATCTGAAGTTTTAAAGGCTTTAGAAAATGAAAGTAAATGAATGGCTTAAAAATTTCATACTGTTTCTATTATTTGGTTTAATATACTTTTTAATAGAAACAGTATGGAAGGGCCATTTTACGCATTGGAGTATGTTTATTGTTGGCGGTCTTTGTGGTATGTCTATAGGATTAATTAATGAGTATTTCCCTGAGACATTAAAATTTTAGTATTAGTGTTTAATTGGCGCCGCGTTAGTAACCTTAATTGAAGGCTGTAGTGGCGTTATATTAAATATTATTTTAAAATTAAATATTTGGAATTATAGTAATATGCCGCTAAATTTCTTTTACCAACAATGTTGTATACCATTTTGTTTAGCATGGGTAGTGCTTGCTGGCGGCTGCATACTGATAGATGATTATATTCGATGGAAATTTTTAGGCGAAGAAAAAGTTAAATATTATTTTTAATGCCAAGAAAAAAATATATCATGCTTCCCCTTATAATATTACTTTTTATTTAGAAGGGTTTATCCCTAATAAAGAATTAAAAGGAGAATATTATGCTGCAAGAAATTGAATGTGGTTTTTGTTGGAACAAACGAGACAAGAAAACAATTGAACTTTATTTCTTTGATAGGGCAAATAATATGAGGCCATGTGTCTATTGTCCTATTTGCGGGAGAAAGATGGAGGATGAGACCAATGAATGATATGAATAACCCATGGAATTCCCCTATGGGAATGAATATGAATATGAATATGGGCAATAGTCCAATGAATATGCGTTTTACTCCGCCCGCACCGAAATATGAAGTTATCAGGGTAAATGGTGAAAACGGTGCTCGTAATTTTAGAATGGCACCAAATAGCAGTATGCTATTATTGGATGAGACATAGCCTATCGTTTGGTATGCACAAACAGATGGCGGTGGATTTTTAACTGTAACACCTTTTGATGTTACTCCGCATCAACAAACTCCGCCGATTGATATTAATAATTTAGCTGAAAGAATAAGCAAACTGGAGGAATATTATGTACAACAATCCAATTCTGGAGCTACAAAACAATCTAAGAAGTAGCGGCAACCAGTAGCTCAATTAGCAGCAGAGCCAATGGAACTTGGGACCAATTAAAAATTTAATGTCTTAGGTTAAAATGGCTTCCAATCCTCAAATGATAGTAAACTAGTTAATTAATTCTAATTAGAATTTGCGAAATATCCTAGATATTGCGCGCTTAAATAATACTAGTTTAAAAGATATATATTATACTTTAGCGGCATAGCGTGGAGTAGATCCCGATGCACTTTTACGAGAGTTAAATAAATAATATTTATATTAATAAATATTATTTAAATATATAAAAGGAGAGTGAGCACTATGGGCGAAAATGGTTTAACCGCTTCTGATGTGGCACTATTATCCGGTAACAACAATGACGGCTTTGGTAATGGAGGCTGGGGCGGTATGATTTGGCTATTTGCTATTATTGCTCTTATGAACGGCGGCTGGGGCGGCTTCGGCGGCAACCGCGGCTATCAGCCTCAATATGCAACTCAAGATTTTGTACAGAATGGCTTTAATTTCAATGATTTGCAATCTCAAAATCGTGACATAATGGGCGCGATTACTAGTGGCGCTGCACAGGCTGTAGCTGCAACAAATCAGGCTAAGTATGATAATATTAATGTTGAAAAAGACATTCAAGCGGCCTTAACCGCACAGATTGGCGATGTACGTACTAATCAGATGCAACTATTAGCAAATCAAAATGACTGCTGCTGCTCTACAAAAATGACGCTAATGGATGGCTTCAACGGCATCAATGCAGGTATTGCTCAAGCTCGTTATGAGAATGCTATGAATACGGCTGCTATTAATAACACTACTAACGCCGGAGTACAGAAGATTCTAGATGCAATTACTGGTAATAGAATGGCAGATATGCAGAATCAAATTAACGACCTACAGCTACAGAATGCTCTCAATGGAGTGGTTCGTTATCCTAACGGCTGGACTTATAATGCTGGTAACAATCCTTTTTGCGGCAATCAATGCTGCGGTATGAACATGTAAATTAAACGTCGAACACATTCAGTGTGTCTTGTTTAAAAATGGCACCTGGAGAGGTGCCATTTTTTTTATTATAAAGGAGGAATGTAACATGCTTCAACTTTATAGTGACGGTCTAACCGTAGCTGCGGGGGCCGCTATACCACTAAATAATATTACTTTTGCTAAAGGTTCTAGCGCTACACACATGGCGCCAGCAACTATTTCTTTGAACCAACGAGGCGTTTATTTAGTTAAGGTTGACGCTTATGGAAGCGTTGACGCGGTTGGTGATTTTGGTGTGCAGATAGCCGTTGACGGAGCACCCAGATTAGATGGTATTAATTTAACAACTGGCGCAGTAGGTGATCTATCTTCTGTGGCTACTCAATGCTTAGTAGTTGTCGAGAAATCTAATTGTCCATGTAATTGTACCTCTACTGCGACAACAGTACAAATAATCAATCCTAGCACGGTTGGAGCTACCGGCGCACATTATAATGTAATCGTTTCTAAACTTTGTTAAAGGAGGGATGTCGCATGGCTCAAGCAAATTAGGAAGTTCAGGCGCTTTACTCCGAACTCATTGATAGAATGAAGCAAGGTGTAGAAATGCATGAACAATTGGCTGATTATTATGGCTTTTTGAATTTAGGTGGATATCAGAAATGCCATGAATATTAGATGCTATGTGAATTATTAACATATCGCAAGGCAAAAGATGCTTACATGCGTGAATATAATCAATTAGTGCCACTATATGGAATGGCGCCAATGAATAATAATATGAATAATATGGCCAATATGGCTAATAATAATGGACAAAATAATAATAATGCTAATGCCACTTATAATCGTAATATGTATTCTAATGTTATCCCTGCTAATTGGTATCAACATACTCGTTATGATGTTGATGCTAGCACAAAACGGCAAGCAGTACGAGATGGCTTTAAGCGCTGGATTGAATATGAGAAGGATACAAAGCAATTTTTACAGAATATGAGTCAACGCTTAGAGCAGGCGAATGACCGTGAGGCCGCTCGTAAATTAGATTATTTAATTGATCACGTTGAAGGCGAGATTGAGTGTGCAGAAGAAAAAATGATGGCTCTTGAAAACTCTGGATATGATATGAATTATATCCTACAAGAGCAACCTCAAATGAAGTAGAAGTACGCAGAAAAGATTAAAGAATTAAATATGAAGGATCATCAGTTCCGTCGCCGCGGTTCTGGTAATTATGCAAACTATAATTATTCTGAATATGATGATGAGTATGATTATAATTATAATCGCTATTATCATAATTATCCAAGTGACTATCGTAGGTATTAATCAATGATTAGATTAATTCAGAGGAGATTGATTATCCCGCGCGGCGACACTGGATCTTTTACCGTACCTACTTTAACAACTGTATCTGCTGGCGACGTAGCAGTATTTTCAATCTTTGATCGGATTACGAAAACAACCATCTTTGAAAAAATTTTTCCGGCAACCCCAGAAACATTAACGATTAATTTTTTGCATGAGGATACAGTAGGGTTGGTCCCTGGGAAATACTAGTGGGATATAAAAATTTATGGAAACCCATAGTATGATGATGAAGGAATTTTAATTGGCGGCGAAAATATTGATTCATATTATTCTGCCTATCGGTTGCCAATTTGTGAAATTAGAGAGGTCGCAGAACATGTTCCGAGAACGTGAACGTTTACGGACAAGAGATTTATTACTTGAGTATGATATGCATATAATGCCGCCAAGACCAAGAGCCGATGGCTTGGCGGTAGCATATCCCTGGGGTAATACAAATTTATTGAATTAGGAAGATACACATTTGCCGCCGACTCCAACTCCGCAAGAACTAGCCATGTTGTACCCATGGGCTAATACAGCTATAACTATTTTAATGCATTAGTTCTTTATCGTCGCAGTTAATAATGGTTATATGGGGACTGAAGAAGAATACTTTGCAAGTTTTGGCACATATGTTGGTGACAAATGTATTATATATGGTACAATAGAAAAGTTCCCGATTGTTGGCTCTAAAGATAAATTATATTTTGATTTAGAGACTAAAATTTTATATTATTGGGAAGATGGATATACGCCAGTAAATGCAATGTTAATTGCAGAAACAAAGTTAGATGGAGGTGAGGCATAATGGCCAGTAATAGTGTAAAAGTTACATTATAGATACGTCACGATACTGCTAGTAACTGGGAGACTAGAAATCCAGTTCTTGCACAAGGTGAATATGGGCTTGAAACTGATACTTTTTTAATTAAGGTCGGTGATGGCGTGCGCGATTGGGAACATTTGCCTTACTTAAATAAATTAGATGCCTCTTACTTCTAGTGGCTTGAAGATGGAACTGTTACATTTAGTGATAGCTTCATGAATACTATTGCTGCGTTAGAAGCTGCGGCTGGACAAGCAATTACAAAATTAGAGGTAATAAATCCGCCAGTTAAGGATACAGATGTCCCGAACAAAAAATATGTAGATGATGCAATACGTAATGCAGGCCATTTAAAGAGAGCGGTTGTAGAAGTATTACCTTCGGCTGCAGAAGCTGATGAAAATACTTTATATATGATGCTGGCTGGCTCAGGCGATCATTATGAAGAATATATGATAATTAATGGAACCTGGGATATGGTTGGCACTACTGGCGATGGAGGAAGCTCTGGCCCATATGAATTGCCCATCGCTACAGAAGCTCGACTTGGTGGAGTTAAAGCATCATCTTAGGACGGTTTTCTAGCAGTAACAGCAGAAGGATATATGACTTTTAATGGAATTCCAACAACAAAATTATATGTTCCCACAGGAGATACTTTTATTATATATGGCGGCAGTGCATAAGGAGGTGGCGTAAATGGCGGAACATTAGATTGAGACGCGGATATTATTACGCTACGATACTTATAGTAACTGGATGAATAGTAATGTAATATTACGACAAGGCGAAGCTGCGATCGCGGCGATCCCTACTCAAAATACATTATATAATACTGGTGAAATACCAGAAAATACTCCCCCAGCAATTGGTTTAAAAATAGGTGACGGACGACATTATTTTTCAGAATTACCGTGGGTATAGGCAGTAGCTGCGGATGTTTATAATTGGGCCAAACAATAGACTAAACCTATTTATACTGCTAATGACATCCAAGGACTAGAAAATTATATAAAATAGTTTTTATCTGGCGATGACACAACGGTAGAAGCCCGTATGTACCGTATTATACAAGGTACTGGTGATAATGCTAATAAATATTTTTTATAGTCCCGTGGAGCTAATGACAATGATTGGCAAACTGATACTGTAAATTATATTGATTTTACTGGATTTGCTAAATTAGTTGCTTGGGTAGGCTCTGATGTAGATAATTTCTTTTCATTAGGTAGTCGTACTCAGGAGCATATTGAATATGTGTTATCTGGCCTCGATTATAATGATACACCACAAACTGGGCAAGTCGTTACCGCAGTTTCTTAGACTGATGGTAAAATTTCTGTTTCACGGTAGCAATTAAATTTAAATGAATTAGCTGGTACTCTTGACGTGGCGCATGGCGGCACTGGTAAAACTGAATTGCCATAGAATGAAGTATTAGTAGGAAATGGCACTAGCGGTGTAAAAAGTATAAGTATTGATAATTTGGTAGAAAATAATGATCAATTAGTATACAACTACGCTGTAAAAGCATACGTGGATGCAGCAACTGCTGGTTTAACTGGCGCGATGCATTATATTGGCGAAGCAACTGTAGATATGACTAGTCCTACTAGTTCTACGGTGGACCCACAGATACCCGGTTATACATTTAAAAATGCTGAATCTGGTGATGTCATTACTTTTAATGCGAAAGAATTTGTATGGACTGGAACAAATTGGCGTTTATTAGGTGATGAAGGTTCATATGCGGTTAAAGGCTCTATTACTAATGTAGATATCTCTCCCGAGGCTGATATTGATATATCTAAAATTTATAATTTATCTACGCTATTAGATACTAAAGTAGATAAAATAGAAGGAAAAACATTAACTTCTAATGATTTTACTACTGAATATAAACAGAAATTAGATGATATAGAAGAAAATGCGTAGCGCAACTTAATAGAGCATATTTATATTAATGGAACAGAAGCTATACCTGCAACTATTGAAGGTAAAGCAAATTCTTTATCTATAAGATTAAGCTCTCTTACTCCAGAAGAAGAAGAAAAACTTCGTGGTATTGAAAGCAGGGCACAAGTTAATCTTATAGAACATATTTTTTTAAATGATACCGAATTACCTATCAAAACAGTAAAAAATTTATCTAAATCAGTTCAATTAGAATTGATTGAATATACAGAAGAAGAACAATAGAAATTAGCTGCTATTGAAGCAGAAGCCCAAAAGAACATCATAGAAACAATATCAGTTAATGGAAACAATATTTCTCCTTCTGAAAAAAATATCAATATAGATATTCCAAATTATGAAAATAAAATTGAGGCTATTAAGTTAAATGGTACTACTTTAGCTATCGAAGATAAAGCAGTTAATATTCAATTAAGTAAAAGCGCATTAGATTTTACTTTACTTGATGGCGCGAGAGTACCAAATGAGAATGGAAATAGTTTTGAATCAGTAGATACTGTTACGCAAGAAAATGCACGTATATTAAGTTTAGCTCGCATAGCAAAAACTGGTAGTATTTATGATATTACTAATTTAAATAATAAATATAATATTACGACTCCTTCTGCTGAATAGGATTAGGAGGAATATATTATATTAAATTGTGGAACAGCACAAAAATTAATTGATAATTTTTCTATAAATAATTAAACTTGGCTGAAACCGATGCCAAGGAGGTGTTTATGATGGCATCGAAAACCGTAAACACAAGAATTCAGTTGAAAAATGATACTGAAGCACACTGGAAATAGGCCGTAAACTTTACGCCTCTCAAGGGAGAACTCATTATCTATTCATCTGATAATGGTTCTCCCGCTTTTTCTCGTTTAAAGGTGGGAGATGGGAGTACAAAAGTTAATGATTTGCCTTTTATTGATGCTGGGACGATTAATGGTCTAGAAAATTTTTTAATAAAAGTAAAAAATTATAATGCTTTGCCGAATATTGGATCTGATAAATTATTATATTTAGATTTAAGCACTAGTAATATTTATTATTGGGACTCACAGAAGGGCTATGTAAAAGCATTTTAGTATAGTTCCGCCACTATTCAACCAGTATAGAGTTGGGATGCCGGAACAATGACTGAGGCTTCTATTAGAAATACTAGTTTAGTTATTACTAATGGAACAATCCCGAAATTAACTTTAGGGTCACAAATTAATGTAATAACAAACATAGGTGAGGTGAGTAATAATGTCTAATGGATTTATTGGATAGGTTAGTATCGGCGATGATGCATATTTAATAGGTTCAACTTTATTCGCGGAATGTAGTACACCAGATAATGCAACAGAATAGGTTTCAAATCCATTAAATAAAGTAGCCATTTTATAGAGCGGTGCTAGTTATACAGTAGCTAATGGTATCACTATTCACGTTAAATTTGTGCATGCAAATACACATGATGATGACAATTTAAAATTAATTATAAATGAGGGTGGAGCTGCAGTCCCTATAATTAACCCTAATGGCGCTAAAACTTGGGCTGCAGGTTCAATAATTAGTTTTACTTATGATCCAAATAATGGTAGCCCACAATGGGTTATGAATAGTACTTAGATTGATTTAAGTAATGTAACTATTGATGTCAGCCAATTAAGTAATTTAAGCCTTGGGCAAATCAATTCTAATGGCACAATTTCAACTACTGTTTTAAATAACGGTGATACTGCTATTGGTGAACATGATAAAATAGTCATTACTGATTATAGCTCAAATCCTCAAGGATAGATTACTAGATCTACAATTGAATTTGATGGATCTACTACTACGAAAGCATTAACACCAAAGGGGACCTGGGAAGATTTTAATAATTATAGTTTACCATTAGCTACATCTGAGACTCGCGGTGGTATATAGATTGGATATACACAATCAGGGCAAAATTATCCTGTATAGTTAAATAATGAACAAGCATATGTTAATGTGCCTTGGACAGATACTGATACTAAAGTTGTTCAAACCGCAAAAACAGATGATATCACTTATAAAATATTATTAGGCGCTAATGCTAACCCTATGAGCGGGACAGCTTATGAGGCGGCTTATTATACTGGATTAACATTTAATCCTTCTAGTAAAACTTTAAGTATTTCTGATGGTACGACTACTGGTACTTTAACCGCAACCCAATATAGCGGTACAGCCGCACAAGCAAACGCGGTTGCATGGATAGGTGTCAGTGATAAACCGAACACACTAAGTGGATATGGTATTACAGATGCAAAAATTAGTGATAATAAAATTATATTAGGAAGTAATGAAATTACACCTGTTACTAGCGTAAATGGGCATTCAGGTTCTTCAGTTACCGTTACTGCTTCTGATCTTGGATTAGAAAAAGCATTACATTTTGTTGGAGAAACTTCAACATCTATTATTGATAATGCTACAACTTCACCGATAACTATTAATAGTACTAATTATACTCCTGCATAGGGAGACGTCGTTTTATATTCTGGAGATGAATTTCTTTGGAACGGCGAACGATGGGACTTATTAGGTAATGCAAGTTCATTTAAAATTGTTTAGACTGCTATTACAGATAATACAGGGAGCGCAGATAGTACAAATACTTCAAATTCTTTTATCTATTCTTTTTCTCAAACTGCTAACGGAGAAGTAAGTGTAAAAACCAGAACGTTACCAATAGCTTCTACTAGTCAATAGGGTATTGTATAGATTGCTAGCGGTGGCGCACTTACAATTACCGATGGAACTTTAACACATAGTACTTCTGCAGGATATAAGCACGTCCCATCTGGCGGCTCTAGTGGACAATTTTTAGGATGGAATTCTGCTGGTACTGCTAAATGGGTAGATAATCCTAACACACATTTTGTTAGTAAATTAATTGCTGGACAAAGTACTTCAACAGATAATACAGCAGTAACAAGTGGAAATGTTTATTTACATTTATTTGACGACACTACTTTACGATCTAGTATCTAGCTTAAAGGCGACAAAGGTATTTCAATTACTAATAGTGTAACAAATAGTAACAGTACTATTACTATTGCGCACTCTAATAGTGTTACTGCAAAGACTGAGGCTGCCTAGTCTGCAAAAACGCTTGCTTGGGATGAAACTTTTACAATTTATGAAGAAAAGTATGATACATAGGGGCATATTACAGGGGTAGCAAGTTATAATATGACGATGCCCTCTAATCCAAATTACACTGCGCGATTAATTAAACGGACATCGCGTGTAACAACACTTACTAGAGAAGCTACTACTAATGAAAATACATATTTTAATTTAGTTGAAAATGGAACAATTAGAGATTCTTATCAATTTAAAGGTGATACTATTATTAGTGTAACTAGCACTGCTGGCAGTAATTCTGCTGCCGGTATAGTAACAATATCTGCCACTGCCTTTTCGGGAGCGACTGCGGAAAATGGTGGTATAGCTGGTTATCTTAGCGCACCAACCGCTGGTAGTTAGGGGAAATTTTTACAAGGCAGCGGAGACTGGAAGACTTTAAGTATTCCAACTATTGCTACTGTAAATGATGGAATATTAACAATTACAAATGTTTCTTTATCAGCAACTTAAGGGGGGCGAATTAAGTGAGTTATATAAATAAAATAAAGGTAGGCGATACTACACACTTAATTGAGCCTACCTTGTATGAAAAATGTGATACTGGCGAGGCGACCGCTACTAAATAGACTGATGTAATAAATAATTTCAGTTTAGTAAAAGGAGTGCAAGTAGCGGTAAAATTTACTAATACAAATACTGCCGCTGTCAACAATTTAAAATTATAGATTGGAAATACTACGGCTAAACCTATTAAATATCGTGGAGGAAATTTACCTTCCACAGATACTTTAGCGGCAGGTCATATTTATAATTTTGTATATGATGGCACTAATTGGGAATTAGTTGGAGACTTAGATACAAATAGTAATACGATACCTACTGCATATTGTACTACTGCTGCTAATACCGCTGCAAAAACAGCGTCATGTACGAATTATGCATTATTAAGTAATAGTTGGATACATATATTATTCACTAACAGCAATACAGCACAAGACGCTTTAACATTAAATATAAATGGTAAAGGCGCAAAACCAATTTTTATTGACGGAAAAGCATCAAGCAGTTCTAATTATACGTTAAATGCTGGCTCTTATTTAGCATTTTATAATGGTAATAATTATCAAATTAGAACAGACGGCAAGCTACCAGGTAGCATTGCGGGTGATGCAGCAACAGTAAATGGATATACTGTTGACAAAGCTGTTCCCGAAGATGCCGTATTTACAGATACTAATAAATATCATAAAAGCGGTTCATGGAGTGGATTAACTTATACTGCAACCGCGGTTAATAATGCGGAGAAATTAGAATTTACCATTCCTGATAATTATGGTGATACAAAAAATCCCTATGGGACTAAAGCGAAGAACCTTATCCTTGCTGGGCCTTCTAGCGGAAGTGATGCAGCACCAAAGTTTAGAGCATTGGTTGCAGATGATATACCGGATATTAGTGAAACATATAAGACTTTAGGAACTTCATAGTTTTATGGCTCAGAAAATACTAGTAAGTTTTATAGTACACGTATTAGATCTGACGGTTCTGGTTGGGCCTGGAGTATATTTGACGCATATAAATCTGATCAAACAAGCAAAATTGCTGATTTAAGCGTTTATGGGGCATAGAATGAAATGACATATATGTATATTACTGCTGTAAGAGATTCTGCTACATTAACATGGAATTCTAAGGGTAATATACGTATTTATCCAGCAACCGGTGCAACAATAGCAAATGGTATGCGTTTAGCTACGCCACAATTGACCGTAGGACAATATAATGCTCAAGATGATGGAAGTTCATTATATGTCGCAGGTAGCGGCACCTTTACCGATCAATTGAATGTAGGCGGTGATGTAATTGTTGCCGGCAATACTATAAGAGCACTTGCCTACAAAGACTCTTTAAGCACCTCAGACATCCCTAATCTTTCTCCTTCGATTTCAATTGGAGCAGGCACTGCTTCTAATGCTCCTACGGTTAATGTAACAGTAAACGGGGTAAGTGGCACAGCGAAATCTATTACCACGGCAACAACCGGGGTTTATGGTGTAACTAAATTAAGTGATGCAATTAATAGCACGAGTACTGCGCTTGCTGCTACGGCGAATGCGGTAAAGACGAGTTATGATTTGGCTAATGCGGCGGTGCCAAAAGTGTGGCAATCTCCTCTAACAAAGGGAACGACTCCAAGTAGTGAAGCTTATTATTGTGGCCAAATAATAGTGGATAGTGGAGGCACCGCTGTATCAAATAGATTGGCTATAATAGAGCATCTTTTAGATACGAATAATGTCAATCATACTTACATAAGAACTTACACTGCAACATCTGGTAGTAATAGCCATACATATTTAAGAATTGGGTCTGATGAACAGGTATAGACAAACGGGCATCTTTATGCGGGTACTTTAGCAACCGCTAGTGAAAGAAGAATACGCGCCCAAGCCCTTGCAGGAACTATATACATATATGCGGCAGGGACAGCGACTGGCAATCGAGGAATATATGGACATAATAATGCAGGAACTGGAGCCCCAATATTAATCTTAGACCAAAATAATAAAATTAGCAATTTAGCAAAAGCAACCTGCAATATTGAAACTTCTGGTGTTATATATGCTTCAGGTGAAGGATTACATCAAGTAATTGCAAAAAATACCTCTGATAAAATTGAAGTAAGCTTGCACAATGCGGCTTCTGGCAACCATGGTATTTATTCAAACGGCTACGGTTCTACCGCAGATAACTTTACTGCAAGCGGTAAATGGCTAATTTATAGAGGTACTAGCGGGAAAACGGTAATTAACAATTATCCACTTATCTCTAGTGAAGGAGTAGGTTCAAAGTGGAATAAAGCAAGAGATAACGCAATTATAAAGACAAGCTCTATCGTCTCATATACAGCCCTTGCTTCAATAAAAACTACTAATGGATCTTGGGATATAGGTGCTTATGATAATGCTAGTTTTACCGATGACTTAATATTTAGTTATATTTCTGATACTACTTATTCAGGCAGCGCCGCTACTACAGATGCGCAAATTAAGTTCTTAGAGAACGGTCATATTGTAGCGCAATTAGATGGGAATGCTTCAACCGCTACCTATGCCACTGTGACGCAAACTGTCCCAACTAGTAATACCTCATATTTCCTACCTTTTATTGCTGGCAACGCAGATGGAAATTATGCAGTTAGAGCAAATTCTTTATTCTATATATACATGACCGCAAACGGTGCTTAGTCATACTAGTGTATTGGCGGTCCTTCTTCCAGAGGAGGCATAACATTACACGGAGGGGCAGGATCTTATGGCAATTTAATTCCTTCCGCAGTCACAGAAAATAGAACCTGGACATTACCAGATGCTACTGGAACGATAGCTTTAACTTCTAGTACAATTACAGGAAACGCCGGCGGCCTAACCAATAAAACATTTAACTCAACAAACACTATTGATAATCTATCTGGGACATATTCATTCTAGGGCACAGGTGGTTATTGGGCTGATACTGACTGGGTTGGTTTTCAAGTTGGTAGTACAAAGGATAAATTCTAGGTTGTTGGGAAAAATAGCGGGTTAATTATGCGCCAGAACGATGCTGGCGGTGCTGATACCGCAAGCTGGTCAGATTGGAAGAGAGTAGTAACGGCTACTGTGGATACGGCTATTGGCGCTGCAAATACTCCAGTATATATAAATGCTACTGGTGATGTCGTGGCTGGCACTCAATTAAAAGCGCTTGCATATAAGGATTCTTTGGCCGCATCGGATATTCCAGATTTGAGTGGGAGTTATTTGAAACTAACAGGTGGCGCGCTAACTGGGGCTGTTACTAATACTAGTACTATTATTAGCGTTTCTACCAGTGGTATTTATAGTGCTGCTTCTAGCCCTATGTTTTATTTTTTACGTGCAAATAATACTAATACAGAAAATAAGTTAGGAGCGATTTTCGTTAATACTAAAACAGTAAATGAAAAGCTAGTTCCAAAACAAATATATTTTAGAACTTATCAATATGACGCTACGACTGGAAATCCTAAAGAAGCATGGGAACAATATAGGCTGCCTGAATTAACGGTAGGAAATTCAACTTAGTCGTATGACATTCTTACCTCAAAATCACTTGTAACTATCGCTTAGGGCGGTACAGGTATCTCAACAACTGATGCCCATAAGGTCTTAATAGGCCCAACAAGTGGTAGCGCGGCGGCACCTACATGGCGTACTTTAGCTGCTAGTGATATACCTGATTTGAGTAGTAAGTATGCTTTAGTTATAAATGGAACTGCCGCGAATCAATTACTTGGTTTTAAAGGGACTAGTGGGACACACCATTCTTCAGTAAGTGATTATAACGATCATATTTTTACTCTTGTATCAACAATTAAGGGAGTATTTTTATGGGATAATACAAGCAGTAAAACAGTTTGGACTCTTGATTCCACTGCTTATCTCAAATTAACTGGCGGTACAGTTACTGGTGATTTAACAGTTGATGGGACATTAACTGGTACATTAACAGGCACTGCTGATTATGCAGAAGCATTGAAGAATTAGTATACTTATAATACACGAATTGCTGATGCAAATATAACTCAAGGAAATAACGGCGGTGTAAAATTTTTCTTAGCAACTGGTTCTATGACCGCAAACAAACCAGCAAGTGACGGATATATTTTACATTTTAATTGGGATAACGGCACTGGCTGGAGTTCTCAATTTTATATTCCTAACGGAGGAGCTGCTTCACCACAATATCGTAGTCATACTAATATTTCAACTTGGACTGATTGGAAGACTTTCCTGACTAGCGCAAATTATACTGATTACACAGTAACAAAAACCGGCTCCGGCGCATCAGGAACCTGGGACATCTCAGTTAGCGGTGTTGCCGCACAAGCAACCGCCGCAAATTTGACAAGTACTGCTAATGGAATTGCTTATTTCTCTGATACTGCTGGTACTTTTGATTCAACATCTTCTATATTAGTAGATGATGCAAATGGTAAAATAAATATTACAGGAAAATCTGGTACAAGTGGTGAATTCGTTGCTAAAAGAGGTTCAGAATCTTTTTACTTTGGCTTTGGTACTGGTAATACTAACCGAGGAATATATAGTTAGACTGCACCAACTGCACACTGGATGATTTATGAGGATTCGGATGGGCATGTTTACTTACCAGTAGGTACTGGCACGACTTATTGGGCTGTTGCAGATGCAAGCTCAAGCGCACGTGGCTTAGTAAACACTAGTGCTCAACAATTTAAGGGAATGAAGAGGTTCTGGGGGCTAGGTATTACTGGTTACGATGGAAGTGGTGGATCTCGTTATAAAGACATAGTATTCCAGCAATCAAGTTCTCCAAATGACATCGGTGGAAGACTTCGTTATGATATTGGCAATGCAACAAATGTTAGTAGCGGTACATTTTCCTTCTGGGAATATAGTCCTCAATCAACTGCTACTACAACTAGCACTGGTCATGCTGAAAAATATTTCCTACCTACAACAGCAACAGGATTGACAGCGGACGTTACTTATAATATACTAACTACAAAACCAACTAACAATAAAATATAGTTCATTGCGAACAGCACAGTATCTTCTGGCGGTGGTATTACATTTGTAAATGGAAGTACAGATTATGGGTATGGAATATATCATAATAAAACAAATCTATGGATTGGCGCTACTTCAAATACCTCTGACATACACACTGGAGGTTTATGTTTACATGCTGGTAAAGCCACTAGTGGATATATGAATAGAAAAGCATTTTTATCAGTCGGAGAGAGTGACACTGCGACTGCATCAAAAGCTAAAATGATAGTGTATGGTGGTGATGATGGTAAATCTATTGGCGGCGCGACTTCAGGCCCTGTTTATATTGATACTTATGGTCAAGCCAGGTCCGTCACTTCTGTCCCCATAGATACAGGCGGTACAGGTGCTACTACAGCAGCGGGTGCTTTAGAAAATATTATGAATAATACTGGTATAATTGGTAGCCCGACCTTACCTATTTATTGGGAAGGCAGCCTTGGATAGTTTATGTCTTGTTCAGATGTATTTGTAAGGACTACCGGCGCTAGTCTAACAGGAGCTCTTACTTTTAACCCATCAGATGAAAGTAAACCAATTATTAATGGTAATAATACTGGTGCTAATATGGCAATCTTCGCTGGACACGATCAAGCTACAACCGCAAATTACTTATTAAATAGTGCCATAGTTATTCGTGAACAAGACAGAGTTGGTGATTCAAAAGGAGGATGGCAGACTGGCCCCCGCCGTTATGCTCCGCGACTTGGATTCAATTGGAGCGGAGTTGCTGGTGGCTCTATAATTTTAAATAGTAGCGGGCAATTTGCTTTTTATGGTAGCAATGGAACTACATTAGCTGCAGTTCGTGGTGCTAGTTTTAATTCATCTGTTGCAAGTAATGACTATGCTGAATATCGTCTCACTAATCCTAGCGCGCGACCGGGGCAGTGTGTTATTGACTTAGATGATGGTCATCTTGCTATTAGCACTGAACGTCTACAGCCTGGCGCCTAGATAGTATCTGATACTTATGGTTTTACTATGGGTGAAGATGATTAGCATAAAACCCCAATCGCAGTATCCGGGCGCGCCCTCGTCTACACCTACCGTAACCGTGCTGAATACCATGCTGGCATGGCTGTCTGTTCTGCGCCTAATGGCACAGTAGATATAATGACTCGCGAAGAAATTCGTGACTACCCTGATTGTATTGTGGGTATTGTTTCTGAAATACCCGCATATGGAAAATGGCATGACATTTATGTAAATGGCCGAATCTGGATTAAGGTTCGTTAATAGGAGGTAATTTATATGAAACTAATTTTAAATAATAACGTAGAAGAAACTATCCAATTTGATACTTGCTCTCGTAACTTAAATATGGGAGAACCTAATGTTTTCTTTGACATTTATGTTAATGCAAACAGCTTAGAACATTTTAATACAATGCAATATATTACTAAATATGCTGATGATTATTTTACTGCAATTAAAGTAACCGATAATGATGGCAATGTAGTTTTTAATCAAACAGATATTATTGGGAAAATCGCAAGTTACTCTGAATCTTTTGGCGATGGATACTATAATGCGAATGCTGCGGTACAGATTTTAAAATCTATTCCTCAAACTACGCCAGAAGAAACTGAATAAAAAAATAAGGCCCCACATTAAGTGGGGCCTTTTTCTTGTATAGGAGGGATTACTATGAATGTAATGAGCAAGCGTGGTCAATTAGATAATATAGTAACTTATGAACATTTTTGTGATACTGCGGCCGACCTCGCAAATATAGATCCTAAATATGCTACTTTAGGTTCAGTAGCAATTGTAGTACAGGGATAGGCTGGAATTGAAGCCTATATGGCAAATAGTAAAGGTGAATGGGTATTGGTAGTCGGTGGCGTTGACGAGGAGGAAGAAGAAGTAACTCCATCTGAAGGCGGTGATAATAATGGCTGATATGGTTGATGTTATCCTCGCTAGCGGATTAAGTTCTAGAGGACAAATTAAAACTTACGCCCAACTTGCGGCAAAAGCTGCCGCGCAAGCCAATGAGGCGGTTAATACTGCTAATAATTTGGTAAATAATTTAGATGAATTAACTCAATAGACTAATTAGAATAATGAGAATGCTGAGCAAGCTCTTCAGGACGCGCAAACTGCATTAACGCAAGTTAATAATATATTAAATGATGTTACTAGTGCAGCAGCAGATGAAATTGATAAATTAATTTTATCTATGGAAAACATTAATGGTGTAAACGCTATGGCTGTAAAATTAGATACTACTTATCCAGACAATACTACACGAAGCATTTCAGAATTGGTAAAATTTTACAAATCCACTGGATTAAATGAAGATGGCGGTATGACGCAAAAAGCCATTACTGAAGCCCTACAAGAGTTATCTACTAATATAAACATAACATTAACAAATTAGATTACTGCTGTAGATACAAGGATCACTAATGTTTATAATGAATTAAATAATAGTATTAATCAAACAAATACTCGAATTACTAATATTATAAATAATGGTGGAGGCAGCGGTGGTGGCACGATGCCAGTTTTTTCTCCAGACGACGAAGGTAAAGTAATCATTATCGGCCCAGATGGAACGCCTATTCCAAGTGATAATATTACTGAAGTAGAATTAATAGAAGCATTAATTGGCACGGGAAGTTATATTTTAAAAAATTGCGTAGGCTTGACTTCTGATTATGAAAATAGAATTTTTATTCGCACACAGGAAGCTAAAAATTTTACTATTTCGTCAGATTTTGATAAGTTTGAAATGTATGGCGGCCGTATGCGTTGTAATGTATCTGATGATGGCCGCATCGTTGCTTTTTATGGTGACGCAAATTATAAAGATGACGGATCTAATGGTCAAGTTATGGTATATTAGCCTAAATTTTATTATAAACGATTAATTAATAAAACAACCTCGACAAGTAGTGGACGTAATATTGAAAATGAACAACTTATTATTTCTCCTTATGAACAGCAAGGATTCAAAGTTCATCCATTATTTTTAGATAAATATAATCATGAACTACCTTATGTTTTAATTGGCGCCTATGAAGGGTGCGCTTATTCTACATCTACAGGTTCTTATGATTTGATAAATAGCGCAACTACAGATTTTTCCACTGATAAACTTTCATCCATAGCAGGCGCGAAACCGATTAGTGGTAGTAATAAAGTTATGACTAAAGAAGGTGTGATTTAGCTCGCTAAAAATCGTGGAGATGGCTGGGGCACAACAACTCTTTAGGCTGCAAGTGCAGAACAAATGTTACTAATTATTGAATTTGGCTCTATGAATGGTTAGAGAAGCATAGAAAAAGGTATTTGTTTATATCCTACTAGTATAAGTAAAAATAACGCGGCAAATACTGGAGCTACTTCTACTCTAGGAAACATGACAGGCGCTTCTGAAACAAGTGCAATAATAAATGATGCAACAAATCCTACTATATATAATGAAGATGGATATAGATCTATATCTTATAGGGGCGTCGAGAATCCTTGGGGCAATATTTGGAAAATTCTTGATGGATGTTATATTTATGGTAATGGTGCTAATCAAGGCGGCGAGCTGATGATTTAGAATTATGATGCAAATAATAATGAATATATTTATGAATCAGTTGGCTTTATGCTGCCTTCTAGATTTAGCTGGATTGCAAATTTTGGTTATGGCTCTGAAAAATATGACTGGGTTTATTTTCCTTCAAACTGCAATGATAGCGCTAATAGCTTATTACCAGTAGGCGACCAAGTATGGACTACCGCTAATCTAAATAATAATCATATAGTGGGATATGGCGGGGCCTGGGGCTTTGAAGAGTTTAATGGCCCATTTTATTATGCCTGTGATAAGTTATTAACAGATTCTCCAAATACTTATGGCGCAAGATTAATGTTTACACCAACCTATAATTCAACTATTACAAATTCAAATTATTCTCTATGGCGTACTCGCTGGGAGGGGAATTAATATGATTATACATAAAGATGTAAAAGGCTCAACCAAGCCAAACGCCATTGATGTAACTCCAAGTGCGGTCTTTATTGCAACCAATATTAAACCATATTCAATAACATTAGATGATGTAGTAGTTTCTGGCTATTAGTATGATTGTACTGAATATACTAAAGATGAATATATTACTTATATTGCTAAAGAAAATGAAGATAAAATTACCGCACTCGAAGAAGAATTGTAGGCCGCAAAGATTCTATTGGGGGTGGAATAATAAATGACTTTATTAGAGTTAGCACAAAAATTACGCCCATACATTGAAAAAGCTGCAATATCTTTAGATGATGCGGATGCGCTAGAAGCTATCAATTTATTTCCTGTTTGGGATGTAAATAAGGAAGATGGGTATAAGAAAGATGAGCGCGTAAGATATGATAATATTCTATATAAATGTTTACAGGATCATATTCCACAAGAAAATTGGACGCCAGTTGCAGCATCGAGTTTATGGGCAAAAGTTTTAATTCCCGATGAAAATATTATACCTGAATGGGAGCAGCCAGATAGCACTAATTCATATTAGATTGGTGATAAAGTTACTCATAATGGTAAAACTTGGGAAAACACTGTTGCCAATAATGTTTGGGAGCCTGGCGTTTATGGGTGGAGTGAGGTAGCATGAAAATAAAAGTTCTTTTAACTCGTCCCTCGAATGCTTCGTATTTTAATACCACTATTAATAGCGAAGTAGAAGTTGAATTAGAGGAATACGTTGCGGCGGTAGTAGCCTCGGAGATTAGTAACTCTAATCTAGAGGCGTGCTGCGCGCAAGCTATTGCCGCGCGCACTTTTGCAGTTAGTAGAGGAGTATTAGAAGGAAAAACAATTTCTGACTCCTCTGCTACTGCGCAAGCCTATCGCGCCGAAAGATTTAGTAAAGAAAAATACCCAAATTGTGTTGCCGCCGCAGAAGAAACAGCCAACTTAATTTTAACTTATAAGGGCAAACCTATTAGCGCTGTTTATAGTTCAAGCAATGGCGGCCGCACGGTTTCTTCTAAGGAAAAATGGGGCGGTTCTCGCGCATATTTAATTGAGCAGGATGACCCTTGGGATAAAGCTGCATCAGGCGGGCGCAAAACCGGACATGGTGTAGGCATGAGTTAGGCGGGATGCAAATGGGCTGGGGCGCATGGTTATAGTTATAAATAGATATTAAAATTTTATTATCCCAATACAGAAATAAAATAGGTGATGCCTATGAATGAGAATGAGAAAGCAAAGGCAGTTGTTGAATTGGCGAAAAGTTGTTTGGGGTATCCTTATGTTTTTGCGGCGTGGGGTGAAAATTGCACCCCTGAAAATAGAAAACGCCGTGCGCGGGCAGACCACCCTACAATTATTAGTAAGTGTTAGGTACTAAATGGAAAGAAAAAGGGAGCTACCTGCAAGGGCTGTAAATATGAAGGAACACAAATCTTTGATTGTCGCGGTTTTACCTATTATTGTCTAAAAGAAAATGGAATTGTTATTAATGGGCAAGGCGCGACAAGCCAGTGGAATGACAATGCTAATTGGATAAAAAAGGGCCCAATTGCAGAGATGCCCGATGTAGTATGTTGTATTTTTTAGCAGAATGGTAACAAGATGAAGCATACCGGATTACATATTGGCGGCGGAAAAGTTATTCACTGTTCTGTTGAAGTAAAAAATGATAATGTTTCGCGCAAAGATTGGACGCATTACGCTATTCCTTATGGACTATATACTAAGGAGGAGTTAGATAATATGAATGTGGTACAATATAGAAAGACTATTAAGAAGGGCTCTAAAGGAGACGAAGTAAAGGAGCTACAAAATATCCTAAAAGAGCTCGGACTATATACTGGAGAAGTAGATGGTAAATTTGGTAGTGGCACCGCAGAAGCAGTGCGGCAATACCAAGCGAGCCGCGGCCTGACTGTTGACGGAGTGGTTGGCACAGATACTTGGAATGCATTGCTCGCAGAAGGCCATTGGCCAGATGGCGCGCCCGAAGCTCCTGAAGAGCCAGAATTTGAAATGCCTATGGATCAAGAAGAATTGCGCGCAGAGCTATTGCTGATGCAATTAAAACTTGGCAATCTAAAGGATGACTTAGAGGTAATTTCTACTTCTATTAATGAATTAATGGATGAATTAAACAAAATAAATAAAGGGGAGACCTAACGGTCTCCCCTTTATTTTTTTTTTTTTTTTTTTTTTTTTTTTAGGAGTGCGATACTTGGTCGTGCAGTTCACGCTCTCGGTATGCCATGGACTTTGTTAATGCTTCACCATATAGATTGAGGCCCGACATGAGCTTATTAAGCTCTCTGTCAAGCATGTTTACATAATTATTTGCTCGTCTGAAAAAGCTGCGATGAAGCTTATCCTTCATGCGATGGAAAGCTAGTCGCTTACCAAGTTCTTCATTCCACTCATCGTTTTCTGCGCAAGTAGCCACACCGATAAAACGCTTGGGCATTTCTACTCGGCTATTTACACCATGATACCAGTTACAATTCTGCCAAAGGTACTTATACAGTAGCCACTGTGAGTCACTATAAACACAAACTACCTTACGCTTATCCTTGTTTACATAGAACTTGCAATCCTGCGGACGAATATTAATCTTAAACATAATTAATCCTTTCAATATTCTTGTAGATTTTTGCACGATAATTAACAGATCGTTCCTGCCAATTATCCATTAGTTTTTCCATAGCCTTGATTCCTGCTTGGACATGTTTGTCAAAAGAACGCGCATAATTTTCTTTTGCGCGCGCATAAGCAATTTTCTTGCCTACTTCCAGATTCCATTCATCTCCGGGCGCACAACGTGCCATTCCCGTAAAATGCTTTGGCATCCGCATTGCGTCGCTTACCCGAATTGGATAGGGCCAACACATTTCTTCCTCAAAGAAATCAAGTACCGCTCGTTCTGTATTAGGGATAATACAGAACACAAGACGGTCCTCAATACTGTAAGCCCAATTGCAATCTTCCATTTTAATATCAATGTGCATTAAACTTACCTCTCATAAAAGTAACAAAGTCGTCTTTCACATCATCTGGATCTTCAAGCAAATACATTCTGACTACCATGCGGCGAAGCGCCTCCGCTCCACCATTATAGAGTCGAAGACAATCTCCTCGATTAATTACTAGATTATTTTCATCAATTTTAAGTCGAGGATCATGATTTCGATCCATCCAATAAGACATAGCATTGATCTTGTAATCATCCTTAGAGTCGATAAACTCTAAGCCATAATTATAAACCCAATCTTGATAAGCTTCAAAGGCGTCAATCAACGCAATACCTCCTCACAATAGCCATCTGTAGTTGTGTAAAGAATAGTACGAATACCATAGGAATGAATCATTGCCATACATGCGGGACAAGGACGTGAATTTGCAGTGCGGCCATCCTTAAATTCCCTATATACATATATTTTAACCTTAGAAAAATCAATATCTAAGTATTTGATTTTAGAAAGGCAGGCAATCTCGCTATGCTTCTTACTAGGAAGATATTTAGAGCCGTCGTCTTTAAACCGATATTGGTTAAATTGCTTCTGAAGAGTATGGGTACGGTCGGAATTACATCCTTTTGCTAGAACCGTTCCTTTATATACCGCTACACAACCAATTTTTACCGCAGTCGTTCCAGAGTAGTCCGCGCGCAAAGATTCTTCACGCGCAACCTGAAACAAGTGATAATCCGATTTATTCATATTGCGGCCAAATTCCTTCCCTTTCCTTTGTTACTATAATAATTATACATAAATATTTAGGAAAAGTCAAATGTTTGATCCTTAAAATTTTCAACGATCAATTCTTCATAATTCGACATAACTGCATGACAAAAAGGACAAGAAGCTAGCGGCTCCTTGAACATCATGCGGCAATTAGAACAACGATAACCATCAATAATTGGCTTAAGAGAGGCCATACTTAATCACTCCAATCTTCATCAATATGGGTTTCATTATCCATCCATTCAAGGACACTTACTCCAATTTGATCGCACTTATTAAGCATACGATCTTCTGCTTCGTCTTGGGTTTCGTCATCAAACATATCAAAAGCAATAGTTGGCTTCATAATCAGGCGGCGGTGCGCTTGAGATTTGATATGGTCACAGTATTCCCTAAAGTTCTCTAGAATTGCGACAGGAGACTTTAGATTACCTTTTTCCATGGGGTACTCCGCGCGCAAAAGCTCACAATTGGGGCAAACAATTTCCCATCCATAACCTGGATGCATAGCCTTAATTGCTACTTGATGATGACAGATAGGGCAACGATAATCCTTACTCATTTTTATATCCTCCATGATAAGTCAGTTCATGCGGGTGCGCACAAAAGTTACCTTGAAAAATTCCGTATTTGAAAATAAAATTATGATATGGGCAGTCTGGGCAATTGTAACCTTGAAGGCGGCAATAACGGCGATATTTAATCCATGATATAAAACGTTTCATTAATTTTCCTCCGGTGGTTCTGGTAGCGGCGTCCAATGGGACACCATCATGTCGATGTAGCCTTCATAATCGTCTGTCCACTCGCTGTCAGGCATCGCCGCTCACCCCTTCCGGCTTCCAATCTCCGTTCAACATTGAACGGCATACACGGTGGAACTCTGCAAGCCCGAGGTGCTTGATTGTTGTGAGAAGGTAGACGATTAGGTTTTCCGTGTCCTGATGGAAGTGCCGTCCGTTTCTGACTTTGTTGTAATAGTTTAGCGGTTCGTCTTCAGTCCACTTTTCACCGCTGTACACCATCCCAGCACCGATCCAATCACACACCATTTCAATCACATATCGCAACGGAATCTTATGCGGAAATACTTCTCCAGTCTTGTTATTATAATCGCACCAGTATTCCCAATGGTGCTTGTTATGCCCCTTGTGATGAAGCCAGGCGTTTGAGTATCCAATCGCTTCTGTCTCTGCCTCAATAGGGCTTCTGTCTCCTTGGAAATACCGCGCGGACGGAATAAACTCTTGCACGCTGAATTTGGACAGGTCATGCACAACGCCTTGCCACCAGATGCCACAAGCTTTGCATTCCCGATATACGACCATCTTGTGTTTGCAGATAGTTTTAAAATGCCTCCACATCTTCCTAATATCATTCATTTTCGTTTTCCTCCTCCGGCGGTTCCGGCAGTGGCATCCAGTGGGTGATTCCCGAAAAGTACGCCGCTGTCAACCACCCCAACTCTGTGTAAGTCGCGGTCTCCATTCCGCGCGGTCTACTCATTTTAGGCGAGTACACAAGACACTGTGCTGGTGGCTCTGGCAGCCTGTCCTTGACACTGATCCAGTCACTGACAGTTGGAGCATTATGAATGTCTTCAAGGATCTAGTCCTTCATCTGAGTTTTGCCCCTCGCCCAATCAGCAGTTGGGCAACATGATACACTAGTCACATGATCCTCTACTGTTTCAATTAAGACGTCAGCATCAATCGGTCGCATTACTTAACCACGCTCCATTTGAACAGTAATCATCCGCAGATCGTTCACCGCCGAACTTAAAACACATGCCATTAACCCAATCTTCACTAATAAAGAAACTACACGTTCTGCATCGCGGCAATGTGTACAATGGTACATATATAGTAGGTGTAGAGTTTGTCTCATCAATCGTCTGCATCTGTCTTAGCCTCCCCATCTGCACAGTACCATTCGTCGCTAGTCCCAAAACCGTGGCGACTGCACCAGCCGCCGCCAGGTGTCCATCCTTCTGGACTATAGTGCTTACAATTCTAACATCGGACCAACTCGGTCTGTTCAATTGCAATTACAATTTCCGTTTGGTTTTTATCGTCAAACTTCGGCGTGAACAACCATCCATCGGGTAGTTTCATTACCACTTCACCGCCTTTCCACAATAGCGGCAAAACCTGTCCTTGTAATCAATCGCCTCATGACATGCGCCGCACCCGTAATACCAGCTATCATCATCACTATCATGTTCAATATGCGGCACCACAGGCTCTTTCAGATCACATGTATCACACCAACGATCTTGTGCCGTGCGAATAATGTCCTTGGCGTCATACGACAGCTTGCTCAACATACCGTGTGTGATCTCGTATATCACAATCTGATACTGTGTTAAAGCATAATCGACACCCTCTGGGGTCAGCCCATGATTCTCTGCAATTTCTTTAAGCTCCATCCCACTTCACCTTTCTCCCGCACTGAGGGCAATACACCGCATCGCCAAGTAGCGATTCGCAAGCTCCGCATATGGGTATTTTGTATTTCTGTTCAGTGAACATATCCTCAAAGTCAAACCATTTTGGTTCCACGGGCTCTTGCTTTTGAAGTAAAGTAAGAGCGTTACGCGCTATTGACCGAAAACAACTGGCAGAAATGCGATCCTCATAATACGGGCAATCTGAATGACATTCGACATTTTCATCCGCTAAACACTTCAAGCCTGCGATGACCTTCTTTATGTTAATCATCCAACTTTATCCTCACTTCTTTACATTACTTTTATTTTTTCTAAACACATATTTATATGCTTCCCATAATTTGCAAAATGCCTTGTATACGCATGTTATAAAAAGTGTCAGAACATAACCCGGTAAAAGCAATAATGACATTGCAACAATAATAATTGTTAATCCAGCAGTATTGAGCCTGTCTTCATTATTTTCATAAAACATTATTGCGTACCAAAATGCTGTTTTAAAAGACAATTTATCATCAAAGAATGTTGCAAACATCATTTGTAAAAAGCCGCCTACAAAACCACCGACTAAAATCCAAAAAACTAAAATCTTTATTAATAAATCATTCATTCCACTTTATCTTCCTACCGCACCAGCGACAATAGTTATCATTTGAGTCAATTACGTACAAGCAGTTCCCGCAAATACAAATACCGTCCCTGCCAATAATCGCCTTCGTTGACTTTGGCTCACGAACCAAAGCAATAGCATCTGGTATCGTCTCACTAATTAGCGTCAATAACTTGTCTTTGATATACTGGCTATGAACCCACCTATCATATGCTTCATCGCAAATGTCCGTAAGACCCTTGAGAACTTTCTTCCGATCAGGCATCCTCACTCACCTCTTCATCAAGGTTGCAATAATTAAAGAGCCTTGCTCTCCATCTCTTCCATCTACTTTTCTTATAGGCTTTGCGCGTACAATGTAGAACATCATTCAAACGAGAACTATTTTTCCCAGTAATCCATATAAATTCAGTCATACGTCATCTTCCTCCTCCGGCATCTTGGGCAGCGGCTGCCAATATTTCACACGACTAACTTCATAATAGCCATCACTCTCATAATTATAAAAGCCAGAACGTTTAAGGCCATTAAAGGCCCAATCATCTACTGCTTCAAGGTTAAGCGCAAAATATGCAATGTCAATGAAACGATTCTCACCCTTACCAATAATAACCAAATACTTGCCATTCTTCGGAGGCCGCGCTTCATTCAATCGAGTCCAAGTTTTCATACTGCATTTACCTCACTTTCTATATCTATATTATAATTGAAAAAATAGAAAAAGTCAATAATTTTCTTTAGTTATATTTTCAGAAACAATGAACCAATTATCATCTGGCTCTCTGTATTTTAGCCGAGAATACATATTATCTACTTCCGCGCGCGAATCAAAACGAAGGGCGCCGGCGCTATTGTCGGTTAAATAAATTTCATTGGCGAAAAAGCCTTGGAAATATTTTAATTCGTTATAGTACATTTTTGCTAGGAGATATTTTGTTGTCATGGGAACCACCTTCTTTATTTTATTAAAATGGCGGCAGCGGCGCCCCGATTTATCGGGGCGCGTGCGCTGCTTATTTTGTTTTTATATTGTTATATTATATTGTTATGTGTCCGGTGAACGGATACATTTTATTAGAAAATATGTCCGGTGAACGGACACTTCACCTGTCCGATGAACGGACAGTGTCCGGTGAACGGACACATCATTCCATTATCTTTTTATAATTAATACATATTTCTTTATATGGTGTATATGTTATAAAGCCTGCGTCATGCAAGCCTTTTCTTGCTTCGCTATATCGGTTATGAGTAAATCCGCAATAAGAACAGATAGTCTCTTCTGCGGGATGAAAATCTCCATTTTGTTTCTGAAAAATTAAATATAATAAAAGGGTTCGTTGGTTGCCGCTTTTACCTGGAATTTTTTCATTAATTTTTTTAAATAATTCAGGATAAATAATCCAACTTTGTGATTCTTTATATTCACTTTTTTCAATATCACTTGTGAGGGCTATCGCCTTCGATTCTTGTAACATTTTTATCACATCCTGTACTGTGAGTGTCATTTGTGGGCTTTGTTAAAGCCTTTACCGCTTTACGTAAAGCAGGTGTTTCTTCAAAATAATAAACTGATTTACCTATAAATTTATCATTCGGTGCAATTTTAATGACATCAAATCCTTGGTATTCTAATTGCCGCATTACTCTTCGAGAAAAAACTGGAAAAAGTGTCATTTGTTATCACTCCTGGATAATTTCATTAATTAGTTTCTTATATCTTTTTAATCCTTCTCTAATAGATACTACTTTTTCTCCATTAGGTAGTCTTTTTCCTGTAACATAATTTTTAATTGCAGAAACAGAACAATTACAAAAATGAGCCAGTGTCGTTAAACTTACATCTGGCCCATTAGGATCATTTAACTTAGTTAAAATTTCACATTCTAACATATTCATCGCCTCCGATATAATTGTGACGAGATTATGGCTTATCCTCGTTAAAAATTTTTTGACATACTAATTATTTTTTTGCACACTACGAGAAAAAGAAGGATAGTTTCCTATCCTTAATTTATCCCATAATCCTGTGCCGCTTCTCCGCTATAACTCAAATTCCCATGACTCGGGTCAGCCACCATGACCACACAGGAATAATGTGTCAAGTAATACTTTCCATTAATCATTAGCTGAATTGTGTCACTATTATCGTAATCTCTCCATTGCGTAATGTACCCTTCTACAATATCCTTATCACCTAACCTAATATAAGCATAAGTAAAAGTTTGTACATCCTTACCCGCAATAACCCGATTACCCCTTTGTTCAGTGCAACTACTTAGTACAAGCGCCGCAATAGCTAAAACCGCAATTAGGCAAAAAGCCTTCCAATTCTTCTTCATTTACTTCACCTCAAAAACCTTTCCATTACAAAAATGTAGAAAAAGCCTATAACCGCAATCCATTGTATCGGTACTAATCGCGCAAGGTTGTGTCGTATAAATAACTGGTTCTCCTGTCAAAATAGCTTCCTAAGTTTCCTCATAAGCATAACAAACAGGGTGCCATGTTTCAACTGTTAAAGTTTTCCATAGTACCGCCGCAGATTCAAACCAATGTATTTCCCTCATCCTTTATCTCCTCTGTGAAAAAAGTAAGCCAATCAAGCATATCCTGATGCAGCAGAGCAAGACAATCTGCTACGCCGCCATATGGACAGAAACGACAATTGTAGTTATTAGTTCCCTTACAATGTTTAAGGCCCTCAATCATCTTATCAATTTTCTTCATATCTTTCCTTCACCCTTGCAATAACATCGTCCGCAGTAAGCCAACCTTCAACGCTATCCTCGCATGAAGGATCAACAATTTCTCCCATAATTTCAAGTAGACCTTTTTCATAGCCATATGAACCATAATGACAGATAGCATCCCATAAATACTCGCCCGCAGAGTCAACAACAACAATTTGGTTGCGTTCGATTCCTTCCGGATCTTTTTCTATCCGACGTACATGATAACCATTCTCAACTAAGTAAGAATAAAGTTTATCCATCTCACTCATTGCTTATTACCTCTTTCTAAAAACGTCAATAAGAAACGACCAAATTATATAAATAGCCGCAGAGCAGGTGATTGCAACAAAACTCAATAGACAAAAAGGTAAAACGATCGCGGCCAGAAGCATATCTAAAATCCAGAAGGCCCCAGGAATTAGGAAATCAGAGAACTCTTGATAAAAACCAATCATTGGAAGGAAAGCAAGACGAAATGCACTTCGCATATAACCTTCTGCGGTACTATGCGCGAGGTAGGCGTACCGCCGCAAAAGCAGACCCCAAGTACATCCGCTTAAAAGTAGATAGAAAATCATAAGTTAGCCTCCCGTTTAATATTAAACCAATCTAATTCCCAAGAGTCAACATCCCTATACCAACTTTTTAACGCTTCTGCCTTACTTGCGCGTGGATGACTACAATGGCCGCATTGCGTACACTCTACATACCAAACGGGCTACTTGGTTTCAAACCATATCTTACCCTCTTCAACATTTTCCATCGCTAAGCCTTCGCGCAAATAGCGAGGATGCATTGCACCGCAAACAGGACACTCATGGATCTCTTCAACCCATTGCATTGCGTCCGCAGGATTAGTTTTCATTTGCATAATTTTTTTCTCCTTCTGTTAAAATATCGTATGCCATATTAATATGTTTTAGTTGCAGTCCATTATAAAAAGTAGTTTGGACAAGATGATCCATTAAGTTACCCATATCATTGTCATCATCTAGAATTACAAATTTAGTTACTTCTGGATGCTTAGCAAGCCATGCTTCAATTTGATCCCCTCGGCAACCCGTCTCCTGCTCAGTCCATGAATAAAGAGAAAGACCATACGGCCGTAAATTATCTTGTACTGCTTCGCGCGCGAAAGCTGAAATGCGCCAACTACTTGACAAAACTAGCCGTGCGTTTGTCCAATTCACCAACTCAGTTAAAAGGAACAGAGCCTTTTGGTCTAGGATTGTAACAGCATCAATTCCATAGGTATTTAATACTTCTTGCTCCCATTTTGCACTATTCAGCACGCCATCAATATCAAGAAAAATGACCTTTGACATATCAATTCCTCCTATTCTATTAATATTATATATCAAAAATTAATGAATGTCAAATAATAGTTTTGCATCATCTTTCTCAATTAGCTTGCGGCCGCAAAAAGGGCAATAGTTAATAAAAGTATGCCCATATGCGTCTTCAACATTGTAGGCGCCATAAACAAGTTGCGGAGGAATACCAACATTATTCTGAAGATAAAGATAAACATCAGAATTGTCAATCATTTCTCGATTTTCAGTTTCACAATACTTACACATTATTTTCGCTTTCTCCTTTTTCAATCCAAGTTCCATTATGGCGAGATCCATGATCTGGTTCATTCCAATATCCAAACTAAGTCATAGTTGTTACTGCCTCATCATAACCTCTATTAAATTCTGCTTCAAGCTAAGCCTCTTTAATTTTATCCGCGACGACAATACCTGCAATAAACCCCAATAAAAGTAGTAAAGTATCCAAGGGGATCACCTTCCTGCGCTAATCTTCACGCCCTTAAAATCAAATTAATTTTTTCTTGCAAACGTTTGAGTCCGTCTTTAACGTTCATAATTTTAGTACCCGTAGGAACCGATTTCCTCTATAAATAATTCTAAATTGTTCTTGGAGTACAATGACATTCGCGCGCGAGAAGTGTAATTGGGATGCCAAATTCAATTAGTTCTTGAAGCTACCACAATTCTCTCATGTTATCACCTTCTTTTTCAGGAAAATAGGAAAATTGCAGGCATAAAATTCCTATTCCCCTAAAATAAAATAAAATTAATGCTTCCAAACGCCGCCGCATCGCGGACAATAGTTAAACTTTTTACTAACCATTGCGCCACAATTGCTACAATCGTAAGCAACAGGCTCATCGTCATCCACTTCAAGCCATTCAATTTCTGTAACGTTTTCAAGTGGGCCACCTCTTGCTTGGCGGCCGCAATGCGGGCAAAAATTAGTACGTTTTCTTTGTGTATGGCCGCACATTTCGCACCTATATAGGTCAAGCCGCCAATTAGTTCGCATTCTTTCCACTTTTAACCACCCCATCATAATTATTATCTAATGGTATGATCTGCTTAAACTTACAAATAGGACAATAAATAAAATGTCCCTAATAAATATCATTAAATTGATATGCTAAAAGAGCTCCACATTGTTCACAAGTAACCATGAGAGCTGGAGTTTTCTACAAAATTACCTACATCTTAAGCCTCAATCCCAAAGCATATAAAATTTATCTGCAATTTCTTTAAACTGTTCCCTAAGTAAATTACGTGCTTCTTCTGCAATTCGTGCAGATTCATCACAAAACTTATCCACAATATCTTTATCCTTGCAATCGGTTTGTACCCATAGCGGATACCATGGATTTCTCTTATCCTGTTCTTCTTCTGTACAAGACCTCAAATTATCAGCAGTCTTACGTAGCCATTCCTGCCATGACTCAAAGGTCGGAAACTCATCCGTCCCAGGATAGGTATGCGTATGTTCCGCCAGATAATCAAGCATCTCCGGAATAACCTTCAAAAACCAATAATCCATGTTCCAAGTATCGCAAGGCGCCCAACCATACTTGCCGCGCAAGTACCTCGCGCGCAAATACTTCCATAAAGAACTAAAAAATTCAAGGGGATGATGCCAAAACTTAAAAGGATACCAATCCCTAAACTCAAACATAATCGTCAACCTCCATCAAAAGAGGGAGTAGGTAATCGGGTTCCAAACCAAGTTCTTCCATAAAATAACTTTCAACCTCATCCAAATCAGAATTGGCATCCAAATGCGCCAAATAGTCCATAAACTCCTCAACGCAATTCATCGCCTCATTCTCACTCAGACCATCTCTCCGCATCAGAATTCTCGCTACTTCCTTCACTGCGCTCATTTTCATCACAATCTCCTGCATAATAGCCACTATAATCGATCAAAACAATCTTTCCATTAATCATTCCGACATTACCCCAATGAATGTCGTTAATATCAAAGTCAAAGCAAAATTCAGTTAAGGCTTCAAAGTTCTCCAAACCATAGTCTTCCGCGAAATCCATACCAATTGCGGGAGCACGCTGGCAAAGCGGACTCTTGCTATTCTGAAAATACTTCTTATCGTAACTCGAAGTTCTGGGATTTTCCACATTATCAAGTTCCGCCCGCATTTGGCAGTACAACGGAATTGAAATTGTGATTTTGTACGGATCGCTCAAGTTCTTCTGAATTTTTTCGCGCCAATACTCAACATCATCGTCATCATCCCAACCCATTACTTCCCTAACTTCACAGAAATCCCAGTACCAAATTACCTTCGTATAGGTGCCAAGGAAATAGGTGGGAGCAAGCATATCCTCAACAGCGAAATTCTTAGCTTCTTCAAAAAATTTAGCTTCGCGCGCACAGCAACTTCCAAATTGATCTTCCGCGCAATCCCACTTCACAACCCAATCAAATTCGGGGTCGATGAGGCAGCCACGGCTAGCGCCAAACGCCAGCGTCACATCATCAACTTCCGGATAGTAATCGGCGCTGTACATGCTCTGGAAATAGGTCTTGTAGAAATCGTAATTGTCGATCATCTTATCCAGAATAGCGGCGTAATGGTTGAAGATTTCCTGCTTCTCCATAATTTTAACTCCTTTCCTTTGGTACATTTATATTATACCAAAAAAATTTTTAAAAGTCAAGTGAAAAATTTTTAAAGTTTTAAGGGGTTGAGACTGGTACATCTACTCCTGAATTAAAGAAGGAAAGTTAAGGGTAAACTATACGGCCGACAGGACGTAGGGTGTAAGGGAGGGGAGGGGATGGCGGGAAAGGTGGTGGAGATAGAGGATACAAGGGGTTGGTAGTGATTTGGGGTATTGCAAATTTTTTCATTAAAAGTCAAATATTTAACTTAATAAATTTTTTCTTTTTTTAAAGAAAATTTTTCTTTTTAAAAAGATAATCTTTTATAAAAATTTTTTTATTTATATTTTTCTTGTTATCCTCCGCGGTCGCTTCGCTAGCAAGCGCTAACGCGCTTGCGTCGCTTCGCTCCGCGTAATATAATTATATAGTTGTCCGAATCCTGCGCTCCGCGCAGGCTTCTCCCAACTATATAATTATATTATATATATAATATATATAATATATAAATGTGTGTGCGATTTCTGAGTATATATATAGGGGGAGGGGGGTACTCAAAAACCGCACACTTTTTTCATTACAATTTTTTTTATAATTATAAGAGTAAAACACAATTATTAATGTGTAGTTTACTTACATTAAAGATGAACATTTGACACAGAGATAAAGCTGTGATATAATATAATGGGGTGAAGATATGGATAATAAAATAATTCCTATAACTGTTTCAGATTTACAGTAGCAAAATAAATTAGTTTTTCGCCGCGGCTACTATAACATTTTAGATTGCGGCATTCGCACTGGTAAAACCTATTGGGCGGTAAACAACTTACAATAGTTTACACGAGATGGGCAGCTTAATCGAATTCTTTTTCTTACAGATACAACTGCGCTAAAAGATAGCATTATTTCTTCTTATCCGGATCAGTGTCAAGCTGCTGACATATTTTGGGAATCTACGGATCATGAATGGACTTCTGAAGATTGTAATAAGATTGGAGTTATGTGTTATCAGGCCTTAGGGATGAAGGCGATGCGAGAAGAAACAGATTGGCTTGAGCATATTGACGTTATCTGTTGGGACGAATGTGATTCAATTTTTGATTTTGCGGCGTCAGCTTTTGCGAAAGCTCGGAAGCTTGATTATGCGAAAAAGTCCAGCTCGAATGGCGAAATATTAAGTCTTATTCAAGAGCATTCGACTAGGAAAGAATATATGCCTTTGGCGCTTTTGGGCTTTTGGGAGAATATTATTCAAGAGAATCGCATCCTTTGTATTGGTTTGTCTGCTTCTCCAGACGCAGCTCGTGATTTTTATGCATCTTTAGTTAGTGCAAGTAATTAGGGTAAACTGGAGACCAGCTTCCGCGCCACTACAGATATATATTATAAAAATATTTTAGATCATGTGCGCGAGCTCATACCTGTCCCAGGTATTGGATATTGGTGTTTCTCGCCCTCTATAACACATAATTTGAGTATTGTGCGTGCAGCTTAGGAGCAAGGATTTCATGCCATAGAGATCCATTCGGAAAATAATGCTGATGTGCCTTTAAACGCAGAATAGCAGCGAGTAATTAATTGTATTAAAACTATGCACTTAGTACCTTTTGAATATGATTTTGTTGTAGTCACTCGTGCATTTGAAAGAGGGATAGATATATCAGATCCACGTTTTAAACATTTAATTATTGATTCTTATTATCGTACTGATAGAATACAAGCAGCTCGTTAGACATTCCCGTATTAGCGTCATGTAAAGGTGCTGGCCAGTGCTGTTCCAGAAAGCTTTATGAACCGTTGGATTACAGCTCAAGAAGGCCGCGAATTGGCAGAGTATATGGCAGTCCCAGATGTGGATATAAATAACTCCGCGAATGGACGAGGCCAATCGCGGATAATGACTTGGAATAAGTTGCAAACTTTATTACCTACAATGGGGTATACTGTAGAAAAGAAACGAAAGCGCGTTAATGGGAGCGCGAATGCTTTAAATTGTTGTATGATTACTGGGTAGTGGCGTGATGTCGAAGTTACTAAAACACATGATTTTATGGAGCTCGTCGCGGCAAAAACTGCTGATGAATTATTGAAGCTGGATGAATAATAAATTCCAGCTTCTTTTTTTTATTTTATAGCGGTTTTTCCTATTTTGTGGAAAGAATCATGTAAAGTCAAATACTTGACTTTCCCGCGAACACTCGTTCAAGAGCTAAAATTTCGTTAATCAGAATCATTAAAAAGTGGTCATTTTCACTACGATTTTCACTACAAAATCGGGGGATCGGATCGGATTTTCACTACGATTTTTCTCCAGCTTCTCCAGCTTATCCAGCTTCCAGGTTGGTAAATTTTTCCAGCTTATCCAGCTTGTGGGAGGGGAGGTAAAATTTTTTAGTTGGAGTGGTTAGTAAAATATTTGACATGGGTTGAATACTTGACATTTTAAGAAGTTAGATGTTCAAACATCTAACTTAAGGTGAATATAGGTCTTGACAAAATCAATGTTTTTTAGTATACTCTAATTGTTCCGAGGGAACGAAATAAAAACCTGGAGGTAAGGTTGAGTATGATGTACATGCTGATTGGTTGGACTGACGGTTTCGGTAACGATGCTTACGTGAAGAGCGTCTATCAGACGAGGGAAGAGGCACTCGCGGCGGCGATGCTGGATGATGAGATCCCTGACAAAGTTATTCCGTTTGAGTTTGGAGAAGCGATTGATTTTGACTATGATGCGGCGGAAGATCTTGTGGAAAGGAAAGAAGAAATCGACTGGTTGCTTGTGGCTATAAACGCGGTGGATGATGATAAGTTTTACTCCTTGCACGAAGAATGGTTTAATACTGGCTGCAATGAAGAAGAGGGAGACGGAGATGACGTTGATAAGTTAATTGCAAATCATAAAGATTGGCTGGAAGAATACTACAAAGAAAAGGGCGGCAAAATTTAAGGGAGGCTATGGCCTCCTGGCCGGCCCGCTTCCAAATAAATTTCTCAAACCTCTGACAATCTATCTCACCTATGTTATAATGAACATGTTGAAAGCAGAAGGACACTGCTCAAACCGGAAAGGAAAGACTATGGAAAAGAACACTAACTCTCGCAACGGCATCGGTTTTACTGGCCTGCTTACCATTGCTTTCATTGTGTTGAAGCTGTGCGGCGTGATTACTTGGTCTTGGGTATGGGTTCTGTCTCCGATTTGGATTTCTGTTGGGATTGCTCTGATTGCTACTGGGCTGCTGGTGATTGTCCATCTTATCCGGAAGCATTGAGCATATGAGTATAATAAAAAAGCCGGTCACCGGCTTTTTATTTAGGACGCATTTAGATGTTTAAACATCTAAAATCCTTTATAAAAAAAGTTAGGTTTCCCTAACTTTATAGTTTATTATTTATACAAAAGGCACAGGAAGTAAACATTGAGGACAACGCTGGAGAGGTGCATGAGCACGTCATTGACGTGCCTGTGCTGCGACAAGTCCTTGCATACACCGAATAGCGCAATCGCAAGGCCGAACCATGAGACTTGAAGGCCGAAGAGCATAATCAGGACTACATTCAGGATAGTGATTCCGCACCGAAGATCATTCCATTCAAAGCGATACGGCATTGAAATGCCAAACCAGTTCTTTACTCGCTCCATTATTCGTTATCCTCCATCGTGTCCTCGTAGCCGTAAACGTCACCCGCCCAACGGATTTCATCTTCTGCAAAATCCGTAGGGGCATCGGGATCAACGTCATCCGCGGCAAGCCAGTCTTCCCAAGTGGGGAAGAAGGCGTAGAAATCATCGCACGCTTCAATCGGATCTTCCATGTGGCACAGATTGCACTGGTCGCAGTAGGGGCAATCGCCATAGGCATTAACAGGGCAGTACACGGGGTCGCCGTTGCGGTAGCCGTCAGTTTCGTAGTGGTAATCCTTCATCGTGAACATATCTGTCAATCCTTTCCGTTCCTCTCTCGGGAACAATGCTATTATAGCATGGAGGTTAGTATTTGTCAAGGGATAGAATTAGATGTTTAAACATCTAACCTTGTTTAAGAGAAAAGCCGCCGGGGCGGCGGTATATTAGTCTGTGTTTCGGTCATTAAGGGTAAAAGAAATCTCTGTCCACCCATCAGAACAATTGCCTAATTCTTTGGTGAAGCCTTCAAGTTCAAACTTATCCATGAGGAAACTTCGCATTTCTCCTCCCCACCAAGCACAATTAACTTTCCAAAATCTGCGGTCTTTCAGTTTTAGATATTTCTTTGCAAGTTTAATATTCCAACCAAGGCCGTTGTCATAGAAGTAAAAGGTTTTATTTTCGGCGTCCCATTCAGAGTTACGAGGAATGTAATAGTTTAGAATTTTAGCCGCACGTTCTTCATTCCAATTCTCTTTGCTGTTAAGCCATACATGAATTTTTTTAAGCATGAGACTGCCAATCCAAAATGGAAACAGAATTACACGAAGAATCTTGTAACTATTCTTGTTCCACCACTTGCGAATCTTGTGTTCTTTCTTGCCCCGCATCGCCTTGATAACTTCATTTGTCATAGTGGTTACTTCCTTTCTGTCCTTTGGACAGATTTATTATAGTATAGAATAAAGAGAAAGTCAAGTAGGAATATTAGATGTTTAAACATCTAATGGGCTGGCCAGGTGACGGTATGATCGCCACCTAATACATTTTTAGTCTGTTTCCTTCTCATTTCGATGATACAATGTGTTAATAGTTTTACCTTCAGGAAGAGCGGCCAACCTCTTAATCCGCACATATTGCCAACGGTCATGAAGCAAGATAGCAGATCGGTAATCATAGTAAGTAGTGATAGTGTCTGTTTTCTGTGAATTGTAGACTAAAACACGTTCATCGTTAGCGAGATATTCATACAGTCCGTTTTCATAATCTACACGACAGAAGTCGGGTTGATGATAGTACACTTCCTTGCGCTTATGACTTTTCATACTTAGTATCCCCTTTCTTGTTCGGAGAGTGTCCTTCTCTTTACTTGTTTTTGTTATTCATCAGTTGAATGATTGAGCAGACAATGATTGCGACTTGACAGATGACGATGATGACGGTTCTGGTGGTCATAGTGGCGTTCCTTTCTGTTTCTCTCTTTCAGGAACAACTGTATTATAGCATAGGTTGTGGCGATTGTCAAGAGTTTTTTTCAAACTGCGCGCCATTCTCCTGTATTTGCGTCTTTAATAAATTCAACCGCAGGAATATAAATGTAGTTATCTTCGATGATTTCATATTCGGGGAAAGCATTGGGATTGGTTTCAAGAGTGTTATTGATGAAGGTGATGATTTCTTCGCGCGTCATTTGGTTCCCCTTTCTGGTTTATGGTGTTTTCCTTCACCTTTCAATGATAGTATATCATAAGATACATTTTTTGTCAAGGGGTTTTGAAAATTTTTTGGCGGGCCGGTCTGTAGGTTAGATGTTCAAACATCTAAATTGGTTCCGGTTAAGCGTGTCTAACTCTTGCATAAAAGAAAAGCCCCTTAGTAGGGGCAGACGGTGTTTGTGTATTCAGCAAGGCGGTGAAGTTTGTTAATAAGACTTGCGCAATAGTTGCTAATGGTGTCACTTTCCATTTTTGCGTCAAGGTAGGCAGAAATTGCGTTATAGACCGTTTCGCACTCTTCCATTTTAGGGGTTTTGCGGCGAGTGACAAAATCTACGGTGTCGCCAAGATCACGGAATGGGAAATATTTGATACCAATTGATACGGCGTGACGCTTTGCAATGCGGGAAAGAATATAAGTTTCAATAATGGCATCGTCCAGGGCTGTGTGACTCTCTATGAAATCATATTTGTTACAGAGATATTGATAAGTAGTTTCGGCGCTGGTCTTGAAATAAGTTCCGGAGGCGGTCAGTAGGCCATGTTTGAGGCACTCGGTTTTATAGGTGGCATTATTCAGAAGATGAGAAGTAGCAAGCCCCCAAAGGTCAAAGAGCGGATAGGTTTCGCCGCGGAAAGTGAAGGCGTCCGGGTTAAAGTCTTTGTCAGAATCTTTCTTGTAGGGTTCATTCGCAATCTTCCGGCAGAGATTTTTTTGAATCTGTTCCCACTTCTGATAGTCGGGGCTGTACAGTTTGCGAATATACAATTCAGTGAACGGGATGGCCTTCTTAAAGTCAAACATTGCGTTAAAGGCTCCAACAGCGTCAACTTTGTGCAAGTCGTTAATGAAAATTTCCATGACCGTATCCCACGGGGCAAGAACGGTTTCTTTATTTTCCAGCATTGCCAGATACCGAGGGCGCTTTTCCGCATAATAGGCGGTATTGAATACGGCGGGAACGGCGAACGTTTCGGCAATCAGAAATTGCTTGTTTTCCAGAATATCGCCCTGCCGGTTAGTAATAGTCCAGCCAATATCGTAAATGAGCGGCCTTGCAATAGCGATCTTCTTCTTCTTTTCGGGATCACCGTCGGCAATTTCAGAGGCGAACGGGAGGGTAGCGGTTTCGGTATCGACAACCATGTACAGACGGCGCTTGCTCATACGGCAGAAGTCCTTTCCGGTTTGAAGTGTTTTCCTTCACTTGATGGGTACAGTATAACATAAGCGGTGATAAAAGTCAATAGGGAAATTTGATGGGCATAGCCGTATTATTAGATGTTCAAACATCTAAAAATGTTGAAGGAAAATTAAAAATATGGATTGACTTTTTTATAAAGTCGAGTATAATATAATTGTACCAAGAGAAAGGAGCCAATGAAGATGACTGATTACAAGCAGGAAGCCCGTAAATTTTTGAAAGAATTTTCTCCTGCGTTAGAAAACTATAATGGTTCACTGACGTATATGTGGCAGAAAGCCAAAGAATATAATAAAGGTAGAACGAAAATAAATCAAATTGTTTGTAGAAATGGTGCTACTCGGATAGCTCTTATCGGCAAGGATTTTGTTGTAAAGATGGATTATGATGCTGATGATGATATAAAAATGTTTGGTGGATGCGGGAAAGAATACGCTTTGTATAGAAAATGTGTTCGTGAAAATTCGCCTTATTTGCATTGTTTATTGGAAATTGCTAAAATTAAAGTAGGCAATCATTTCTATTACATCATGCCAAAAGCAAACTATTGCGGGCATACTTCCTTCTTAAATTTCAATTGTGAAGAAAGAAACTGGCTGTATAGTCATGTAAATGATTTACATAATGGAAATATTGGAAAATATAACGGTAAACCTGTGGTTATTGATTATGCCTGTCAGTTCTGACAGGCATTTTCATTATTTGTAGATTAGATGTTTGAACATCTAACCTCTCTGGAAAAAAAGAAAAGCGGCCGAAGCCGCTTTAAGTGTTAGCCCTTCACCGTGTAGGTGTTGGGCTTGCCCTCGGTCTTGACAAGCTCGTCAGCCCACAGGCGGGTAATGGCGTACTGCACATTGCCACGGGTTACGCCGGTGGGCAGGTCATTCTGGCAAGCCTCGTAAACCTCGCTAACCGTCAGCGACACAGGAGTGGACTTGAACACGTTGAACACAATGTCCTTCATAGTCGTATACATGTCGGACTTGGCAGCCTTGACCTCGGCGCCACGGTTCAGCTCCTTGTCAACGGCGGCAAGCAGCTCGGTCTGATCGGGCATGGTAGACAGGATGTTGCGGATAGCAGTCAGAGAAGCCTTCGTCATATGGATACCCTTTCTGGTTTGTGGGGTTTTCCTTCCCCTGTTTTGTTGTTGTCCCTTGGGACACTCTTATTGTACCACACTTTAGTGTGCTTGTCAAGGGAGTTTGGAAACTTTTTTTGAGTTTCAACTACGACCTTGCAACGGTGGTGTGGCTTGGAGTTCCCTCCTGACAGTATTTATTATAGCAAAGGTTTAAGAAAAAGTCAAGCAGACTCTTTTTAATGCTTTAGATGTTTAAACATCTAAAATGGCTGGGAGGGCGTTAGCCCTCCCCAATAATAGCCTCAACCAGAGGATGCCACGTCTTGATATGAGTCACAATCTGTACATCATCAGGATCAATGAAGCCACCGCAACAGCCGCAGATAATGGTCTGAATTTCATCGCCCTTGTAGATAGCGATACCCGCAATCTCCTGCCGCAATTCGGCAGGCACAGTCAAGTCGTAGAAGGTAATTTGTTCAGTGTACATCATAATTAGTCATCCTCCTCTACAATGTAGTCCATCTCAATCAGGTGCTTGGTCGTGGCGGAGTAGGTCAGGAACTGAATGGTGTTGCCCATGTACAGGCAGATCTGCCAGTAGTCGTCACGCTTGACCTCAATGAAGTTGGTCTTGGGGTTATTCAGAAGGGCATGAATCATGTTTTCGTATTCGGTCATCGTGAATCTCCTTTGGTTTGGTGGGTGTCCTTCCCTTGGTACGGTCTTATTATACCATAGCGGGATTTTATTGTCAAGAGATATATGCAGGAAAGTTAAAGAATATTAGATGTTTGAACATCTAATATAAATAAGGCCCATTAGGGCCGTAGGTAATCAACAATGATTTCACCAGTATCAGCAGCGATGACTTGCACTCTCGTGCAGTCTTTATCTCCAAGATAAATAGCAACAGAATGAAGTGCAGATACAATATCAGTAGTAAATTCTTCATAGTATTCTTCGCCATAATAGCGAAGGAGACAATAGCCTGGAAGGTAACTCAGAGTAATAGTTTCAGTTGGTTTACAATTGTGAATGAAGTCCATGGCAGATTCACGGGTCGCAAACTCTCGGTCAAGTCCTGTCGTCTCATTTGTAATCTTCCACATATTTGTGTACCTCCTTCGTACAATGGTATTATACTATGAGATTAGGCGTGTGTCAAGAGGAGTTCTAATGGCTATTAGATGTTTGAACATCTAATCCAGAAAGGCGGTGGCGGTTACACCGCCACCTCACGGTCGAGATACTGGTTAGGGTCGTCCTTCTCTTCTTCTTCCTGAGCCTTGGCGGCCTTGGCGGCCCGGCGGGCCTTGTCAGCGGCAATCTTAGCCGCCTTTTCCTTAGCCTTGGCTTCGGCCTTCGCCGCCTTGGCGGCCTTTTCCTCTTTCCACGCTTCAGCCTCCACAAAGGGGTCAAACACACCGCCCTTGGCAGTCTCGGTGAAGGACTTGGACTTAACCGTGATCTCAGTCCAAACCTCCTGACCGTCTACCTCCTGCAACACGGCGAACGAGGCATCACCAAACTGCACAGCGGCAAGCTGTTCCAGAACGTCATGCAGGGCAGTCAGGGTCATGGCACGAGCGGCGGACTTGGCTTCCAGAATCTTCATAGGCAATTCCCTTTCTGGTTTTTTGGGGTTTTCCTTCCCCTTGGTACATGCTTATTATACAGGATTCTTTGGTAAAAGTCAAGAATTTTTAGGGAGATAAATTAGATGTTTGAACATCTAATTTAGGTTTTAGGTAAAAGCCCTTGCGGGCTTTTACTTAATAAATTCTTCAAGATGATTTTGATATTCAATAGCAAATTGCTTCTGGGCCGGGTCGGTCACGTCAGCATTGAAACGAGTAAGATACTGGATAATTTTGCCTTTGTGCGAAACTTCACATGTAATGCAGGGGGTATCTGGGGCAGAAATTTTCCGTACAGTAACAATGTAAGTTTCGTTATGAAATACTTTCGACATATAGAGATCTTCTACACAATTCTCTTGCGCCTTTGCTTCAATATGAAATGCTTCTTTGTTAAGAATTGGGCGCGCTTCATAATCCCGATATTGGAAGTAGAGGAATGGCTTGTCATTATTTTTAGTTAAAATAGAATCATAATTTTCTTGCTTATAAATTTTATAAAGATAGACCATTTTAGCATAAGCGGTTAAGAAATTATGCGGCACTTTCACTTCATTATACATCATTATACTCATTTTATAATAGTTAATAATCAATTCTTCAAATTTAGGCTGGGCATAATATACATATGGATTATCATCAATATTAGCAGAGAATGAATCAACATTTTCAAGAATCATTCGTTGTAGTATGGAGATAACGTAAGTACCGGGGATTTCTTGATGATGATATGCGATAGAACGAGCAATCTTTTTTGCCCAGTCGGGAAATCTTTCATGAGCAGGATAATTTTTAGAAAAGTTATAGGCGGCGACGGCGTTATCGCTATACATGCCATTATAGTTATCTTTGATAAAGCTAACAAGCTCTTTAGTCAGACGGGAAGAGGAATCTAAAGCACTAAAACTTTCCGGAACTAATCCAACGGATATAAGCTGTTCAAGCCTGTTTGCTCTTGCTCGGGTGTACTTTTCTTTATAAGTTGATTCGTTCATTCTATACATATAGATAACACGAGCAAAAATATTATTACATGTAAGATTATTATAAGTAAATACTTGTGGAATGGTCTTAACAGGTTTATTAGACTTGCCGATGAAATTTCCAGTAGTGATATGCCACTTGCCCATCATCTCATTCGCATGATATGCTACAATGTAATCTTTCTCTTTGATGAACTCCATGCCGGCAACCTTTCTGGTTTGAGGTGTTTTCCTTCACCTTTCGAGAGTAGTATACCACCGATTCAAAGGATTGTCAATAAGGAAAAATTCATAGATTAGATGTTCAAACATCTAACCTTAAAAGCCCGTTAGGGCTTTTTCGAGAAGTTCTTTTTTACATATGCCCGCAAGGTTTTTTCTGCCTGTTCGGGCGTGCGGCGACGAGTTGTGACAACATTCCAACAATCAAATGCCCCTGCTTCTTCACCGTATTCATATATATCAGCGGCGCGCCAGGTATCATCGCCCCACCATTCTGTCATGGCATTTGCGTCAAACAAAGCGTAAGCTCCTTCCCACCCACAGTCCCAAGTGTCTACTACGGAAAGACAAACATACTGATGATTAGGAGTGCGGATTACTTCATGAAGATACATTTTGAATCCTTTCTGGTTTTCGGGATTTTCCTTTCCCTTTGGAACGCTTTTAGTATAGCATAAGATGATTTGGAAATCAAGTCTAATTTTTGATGAGTTTAGATGTTTTAACATCTAATTAGAAGGCAAAGAAAAAGCGCCCGTAGGCGCTTTGCAGGGATTACGCCCTGCGGTAGCAGTTGACGCCCTTGACGCCCTCAACCTTGACGATGGCGTCACCCCACAGGCGGGTCAGACCATAGCTGACCTTGCCCTTGGTAAAGCCCTCGGGGAGCTTGTCAGCGCACTCGTCATAGATCTCAGCGGCAGTCAGCGGGGCAGTGGTCATCGCAAGGACTTCCAGCACAGCGGCCTTCGCTTCGTCATAGGCGGACTTGCGCTCAGCCTTGGCGGCTTCGCCACGGTGCAGTTCGGCGTTGAGTTCGTCCATGATGGCGGTATCAGAGTAGCCAGTCTCGGTCAGGTAAGCAACAACAGCGGACAGAGTAGCCTTCTTCATACGGGAATCTCCTTCTGGTTTGGTGGGTTTTCCTTCCCTTGATTACGTGGTAATTATACCACAGATTTTGTTGGCTGTCAAGAGGAAGTTTTAAGTTTCGCAAACTTTTTTTTAGCACTTTGCGAAGGTAGAATTTTTAAGGCGCGGTGTCAAGGTGCTCGCTTGTCTTGTGCCCTTCCCTCCTGACAGTATTTATTATAGCCGATTCTTTGATAAAAGTCAAACAGTTAATTAGATGTTTAAACATCTAACTAGAAGAGGCACCTTAAAGGTGCTCTGCATGAACTTTGCGGCAGTATGGGCAATAAATATCAACGAAGTCATCATCTCCGTCAATGCAGACAGGTTTCAAATAAGTATAATCTACCATGAAGTAATGGCCACAATGGGGGCAACTGGTTTCATCATAGTAATAGGTAACTTCTTCGTAGTTCTTCTTCTGATACTTGCTCATCATTTGTTAAGCCCTCCGTGTTTTCATTTGATTTTTAAGATACATAATTGTCATTACGTTTTCCCGTTAATGCAGATAATTTCATTTACGGTAGGATCAGTAACTATGAGGACTTTCTTGCAATTAATCAGAGCGCCATGCCCAGACAGGGCAATCTTGAGAATATTGAAAGGCATGGGGTTTGGCGACCGAACAATGAACTTGTCTGCAAATTCATACACATACTTGATATGATTCTCCATTCGGGATTCCATCCTTTCTGTTCCCTTGGAACAATTGCATTATAGCATAAAATTAAATTGCTGTCAAGAGGCCTGGAAATAATATTAGATGTTAAAACATCTATATAATTTAGACTCGTTCTACAACAAGTCTAAATTTATTTCTTTATACTGTGCGCCTTTCAATAAAGTTCTTAAGTAGTTCTGCCAACTCATGAGCAGTATGCATACTCACATCATCATAATCCCATGGGAATCCCATAGTTTCCCACATTCCTATAGCATTACCATATGAGCCATCATGGAGGATCGCATCTCCAGGAAGTCCTTCAAAGGTAATTTGAAAACCATTCTGGTAAAACCAAATGTCTTCAATCTTAATATTATATCGATCGAGTTCAGTGAGAAAAGTATGCAGACTATTGACATAAGTCATGTTAAGGGGAACACGAGTAAATTCAGAGTAAGTACGCATAGATTTTTCTCCTTTTGGTTTAGAGTTTTCCTTCTCCTAATTACAATTGGAGTATACTATATTTATGGTATTTTGTCAACATAAAATTAGATGTTCAAACATCTAATCTACAAGGCCCTCACAAGAGGGTCTTGAGAATTTCAATAATACGGTCAGGGGTATAAGCCGTGTCATGCCAATCATCACGGTTTTTCTGTTCATCATCGAACAGGATTCCGCCGCCGCAAGTTAAATATTTATTAGTTCCATATCTGACAACTTTGATCTCGTCCCATTCAACCGAGGGCAAGTGATGAATCAGCCATTCCCTTTTTGCCATTTCTACGGCGGTATTAAATGCTTCGCTTCCGGTTTTAGAAGTCCAGCTAATAATACCAATTTTCCAGCCCTTGTCCTGCAAGCGATTGAGCAGCCTTGCAAGAAGGCTAAAGTTCAGCATGACTTTAGCGTTTTTGTAGGGGAAAGTATCCTCTCTATTCAGATAGTCAAGCCACCCTTCCACCTCATACAGGGCGGCGATTGTCCCATCCATGTCAAACCAAATTTCTTTCTTCATCTTGTTTATCCTTTCTGGCTTTAGAGATTCTTTCCTTTTGGGAACAATGACAGTATAGCATACATTAAAAAAGAAGTCAAGGTAGAAAATGAAATAAGATTAGATGTTTGAACATCTAAATTTTAGGACGAGGCGTTAGACGCCTCTAATGGTTACTGAGTATTTTCCTTCAACTTCTGCTTGGCAGCACGCTTGGCATTGTCGGCCGCAATTTTCGCCGCTTTCTTGGCGTCGGCTGCCGCCTTCTTCGCCTTCTTCTCTTCCATGTCAAGGCGGTACTCTTCGGCGGCGGCGTAGGCATCGTACTCAATGTAACCGCCCTGTCCGTCACGAGTACCACGGGGGATAGATACCTTGACAAGTGCAAACTTCTCATTCTGTGCGCTGTCAAGTACGGGGATGGCGATTTCGTTTCCGCTAACGTCAATAGCGTCTACGTCAAAGTGGGCGGCAAGCGCCTGGCGGATCACGTCAAGAACCTCATTGCGGATGGGGGTGTTCAGTTCTTCCTTGCTCATACGTTACTCCTTTTGGTTTAGAGTTTTCCTTCTCTCATCGTGTACAGTATACCATAGTTAGAAAGAAAAGTCAAGGGGTATCGTCGCAAAAGCTGGTGAAAATTCCAAAGATACCCAGCATTATAAATGCAAGCACGCCGAAGATGGTGTCTCCAAAGATTGCAAATGCGGCCAATAGTGCAACGATGATCCCAAAGATCAAGTACCCGATAGCGTTCATACTTGACTCCTCCTTTATTTTCATGTATATTATAGCATAAAATTTTATAGTTGTCAAATAATTATTAGATGTTTAAACATCTAACTACTGCTGATTAAAAAAAGAGGGCCGAAGCCCTCTTGTGGATTACGCCTTGCGGCTATACAGGGTGGCGCCCTTGCTACCCTTGTCCGCAATCAGTTCGTCTACCCAATAGCGGGTCATGGCGTACTGCATCTTGCCCTTGGTGAAACCATCGGGCAGCTGGTCAGCAATGCTCTCATACAGCTCACTGACCGTTACGGGGCCAACAGCATCCGCAAGACCATTCATCACGACATCATGCGCCTCAGCGTACAGCTCGCGATTCGCCTGCGCCTTGACGGCGTTCTTGTTCAGCTCAGCCTCCAGCTCAGCCTTGATTTCATCGAGGTTGGTCACAGTCTCGCCGTTGAGGTAGGAAACGAGGGACATCATGGTGGACTTCTTCATATGGGGTTCTCCTTTGGTTTGTGAGGTTTTCCTTCCTCTATTTTTTCTGTCCCCTCTCTTGGGAACAATTGTATTATAGCAAAAGTCATAGTAAAAGTCAAGCAATAAATCAAGAAATAATTAGATGTTTAAACATCTAACCTAAGAGAGAAAAGGGGCGGAGGTTAGCCCTCCGCCGTAGTAAATGAATATGTATCATTCTTTACATACTTTTTAATATATCGTCCTTTGATAACCTGTACTCCGTCAATTTTAATTGTGAAGGGTTTAATCTGTTGCCGTTTCAAAATCTTTTTTACTTCATAATCATGATTCCATTCTGCGCCACGTTTGATACATTCAAGCAAAATATTGCTTTCAATTTGTGCATCATACAGGCCCATGTGCTTTTCTATAAAATCATATTTGCTTTGGATATATTGATATACAGATTCAGCGCTGCCGCTATAATTGCCCGTATCTGTAAAGCGCTGATTTACTTCACAAAATTGCTTGTACTCGTCTGTATTTGTGATAAAAGCGCTTGCATAGCCCCAAATATCATGAATGGCTACCGTATCAAAAGGATTCATTGTTCTGAACCAATCACAATTATAGGTTAAGACTTTATCATCGAAAGTTGAGTTATAGGCATATGCATCAGTGATATTAAATGCTTTAATATCTCGTCTGATAGCTTGCATGATATAGCCCCACTTGTCCATGATCGCCAGCTTGCTTCTCATTAGCGTGATATAGTCGGGGCGCTTGTCTTTATAATAGGCGCTTTCAAAAAGAGGGAGATTGTGCCAGACCTGTTCTACAATGTAATGCGCCTGCTTGACCAGCTCATTCGATTCAGTATTGATTATTACATAACCAATATCATAGCAGAAGCATTTTTCGAGGCCGGTTGTCTCCGTGTCAAATACCATGATGAATCCCATATTGTGTAGCTCCTTTCAAGTATATGGTTTTGGGGAACGGTAGTATTATAACATGACTAAAGATATGTGTCAATAGCCTGGAAGATTAAATTAGATGTTTAAACATCTAACTCTATGTTAAAGGCTGGGGTGGTTAATCCCAGTCTTCGTCGTCCGCGTTCAGTACAACATAACCATTGCAATCCTGCACATCGGTGACACGCGGCCACAGCAATTCAAAATCATTGTAGTGCGGGCCATATCCCTCATTCTGCCAAAAGGTATCGGGGATCCGAACAATGCTGTCCTGGGGCAGCTTGAGCAGGGAAGCAATCAGTTCACGTACAGTCATCTTTTTTTACCTCTTTCTTTTTCTTTGTCGGGAGGGAGCGTGAGTCTCATCCACACTGTAGGCTTCCGAGGAATGCGTTTTCCCTCCCGACAATGGTATAATACCATATTACGGGAAAATTGTCAAGAGGTTTTTTGAACTCGGAAAAAGGCTGTTTAGATGTTCAAACATCTAACCTGGTAAAATGGAATGGGCGGCTTTTCGCCGCCCGGTATCTTATCGATAATAATTCTGATTGTAGCGCTCATAAGCGCTCATTTTGCGGTATTCATTGTATTCCAGCTCACTAATTTCTTTGCCCTGGATAATGGCGCGGGTGTGCTTAACGCTGGGCATCCGCTTGGCCCTGTCCATAGCTTCCAGCAGGTTTTCAGCTTTGATGGCGAAGGTGATTTCAGTGCTGTGGCCAATGCCGCAATGCCCCCGGTGGCAAGTAACCTTGTAATACTTCATGGTTTTTTCTCCTTTCTTTCGGTGGGTTTCCTCTCACCGTGATTAGAGTATAACATAATGGAGGATAAAAGTCAATAGTGCATATTGAGTTCATTTAGATGTTTGAACATCTAACCTAAAGGAAACAAAAAGGGGCGGAGGTTTATCCCTCCGCCTCAATCTTTTTGATCTTATTTCGCAATTCATTAATCTGCTGGTTCAACGCTTTAATCTGTGCTTGCTTGAGTCTTTTTGCCCGTTCCTTTTCCCAAAAATCCCACGTCATAACGATTTTATAATCTACGTCATGCGTCAACACTTTTGCGCGGAACAGCGTCATCAAAGAACAGGCGTGATTTTCATGCAGAATGTTTTCAGCTTCTTTTAAGTTCATCGTGCCTTTTTCAAGGCGGGGCAGCAGCAGGGCCATGCCGTAGGCAACAGCGGGGTTATTGTTTTTCTCTACCATCGTTCCAATCTCCTTTTATGTATTTTCTGGGAACGTCTATAATATAGCATAAAGTCATAAGATTGTCAAGACTTTTTTATGGCAGATTAGATGTTCAAACATCTAACTTGGAGAAGAATAAAAAAAGGGTGGAGGGTCACCCCTCCACCTTCTGAATCTCACCGGTAAAAATGTTGTAACGCTGACCGGTAGTGTACAGCTCTTTCGCCAGCTGATAGGTCAGACCACGTTCCTGCATGAACCACCGAATGTGGTTAATAGTAGTGCGGCTATACAGCCCGTTGCAATACAGCCACCCGTTAGAATCAATCTCAATTACAGTGGTGGTGTAGCTGACCAGCTTTCCGGAAAAGCCGTCATTGTTCACGTACTCACGCGCCTGCGCATACTCGTGACCGTTCAGTTTCTTCATCATTGTTGTGATCCTCCATTTTTTTATTCTGTACCTCTTTGGTACGGTTATATATTAGCATATACGGTTAAAAAAGTCAATAGGATTTTTCGCCTGATTTTAGATGTTCAAACATCTAAAAGAGTTTAATAAAGAGTAGGCGCAAAGCCTACTCTTTTTATTACTTAATGGCGCAATTGGTATGGCTGTAATGCAACCGCCAATTGAGATATTCGCAGCTGCAAGGGTCAAGAATGTCATCATACCCGCACTCTTCGGCGTCTTCCCACAGTTCGTCATACGTTACCAAGTTGCCCATCTCTTTGTTCATGTAGTAGAATTCCATTGTAGTGACCTCCATTTTTTATTATCCCCTCGGGACGATTATAGTTTACCATACATATGATATATTGTCAAGATGGAATTTAGATGTTTGAACATCTAATAATGTTTTGGGTTTGTGGCGGAGGTATTTTATACTAAAATGTTTAAGTATATTAAAAATGAAATAGGAGGGAATACCCTCCTATTTCATCTTAGCAGTAGGCAAGGCTCATGTTCGCCCACTTGAGAACCGAAATCTGATTGTGCTTGCGGCCGATCTCCATCGCCTGCCGCTTAGTCTTGACGCGGAAGCTGTGATCGATGTAGTAAACGCCGTCGCTGTACCAGATCCCGCAGCTGCCGTTCATCTTCTTTACAGCTTCCGCAGCTTCCGCAGCCGTCTTGCATTCAACCCCGTGATCGGCCACCTGCCAACCCGTCTTGTAGGTGATGACCTTGCCGTTCTTCAGGGTGAGACCATCGTTGTTCTTGAGCGCCTTGAGCATTTCCAACATTGTTGCATCCTCTTTTCTTTTTATTCTGTCCCTTCGGACAAGTATATATTACCATATAGCAAGCAAAAAGTCAAGGGCATTTTTGAGAGGAATTAGATGTTTAAACATCTAACATAAGGAAGGCCCTAACAGGGCCGTAGATAATTAACAATTCCACTGGATATTGCCAGGCTCGAAAATCGCTACGATCTCGCCGGTGCCCTCACGCATGACGTCGGTAGCAAGGTTGCACTCATGAAACATGCGGAAGGCCATGATCTTAGCGGCCCATTCGCTATTGAACTTGATACCATAGGTGAAGGGCTGCCGGTTGATGTAGTAAGTCACAGTGTACATAATCAATGCCTCCTTTTCTTGGAACGATTATAGTATATCATACTTGTTTTTGTTTGTCAATAGGAAAATAAAAAAGATTAGATGTTGAAACATCTAACCCTGGAGAGAAAAAAGGTAAACCGCCTTAGCGGTCTACCTCAACAATGACGTATTTCCAAGTCCGGCCCAGTTGCTGCCCACGTTCCACATAATGCTTGCCAATTTTCTCAGCTTCTTCGCGGGTAGAGAACGTATCGGCCATGTTGCACGTGTACTTGCCAATGATGTAAAGCTCGAACATGTTGATTCCTTCCTTTCTGTTCCCTTTGGAACGATTACATTATAGCATACTTGTGAAGAAAAATCAAGTGGTTTGCACTATTTCATTAGATGTTGAAACATCTAACCTTGGTGGAGGATGGGCGGGCCGATTAGCCCGCCATTTCCTTAACCCACGCCGCGGCGTCCTTCCAATTATCAAAGCTAAGCCGTCCAAAATCATAGTTGAATACTACCCATGTGCTATGCGAATCAAGGTCATCATAGTAATAGCCCATCTTTTCCATCCGTGCAATGATAGTCCGCTTTGCCATCGTACATTCTCCTTTCTTTATCCCCTTGGGACAATATCATTATATAGGATTTTAGTATGTTTGTCAATAGGCATTGTAAAAAAATTAATAGAAAATAAAATTAAGATTAGATGTTTAAACATCTAACCTTCAATTGTTAAAGTGTCTCCCGCGATTAAGCGGGAGCGGAAAGAACGAAGTAATCCCAATCATGGCCCAGCTCGGTGCCCCGGTTAACGTACTGCTTGCCGGTGTTTTCAGCTTCTTCATTGGTGGAGAACTTACCAATCAAGTAGAAGCTATACTTGCTAACGATGTACAATCTGTAAATGGTGTCCATATGTTTTCCTTCCTTTCCGTTCCTCTTGGAACGTCTATATTATAGCATACTCGCAATTACTTGTCAACGTGTTTATGAAAATGAATTAGATGTTCAAACATCTAACTCTTGGAGGCTCACGCCTCCTCTTCTACCCGTTCAAAGTTATCACGGCAGAACGATTCATAGGAATCATACCACTTAGAGAAATATTTATACTGCTCATACATTTCTTCTTCCGTAATGTATCTTTCCATTTCCCAATCATACCATTTAGCCATTTTCTTTTCCTCCTTTTTTGTTCGTTCCTTTGGAACAGTTATATTATATCATGGTAGGATAGTCCTGTCAACAGAGTGAGAAAAATAAATTAGATGTTCAAACATCTAACAACGTTGGTGGGCCGTTAGGCCCACCGCATCAATTCATCAAATTCCTCAAAAGTCATGGGGTCGTCCTCATCAGTATTCGCCTGATACTCCCAGAACAGATAGATCTGCTCCGCGTCGGTCAGTTCATCCCAATTAATCATTTTTGTTTTCTCCTTCGTTTCTTTATTTTGTCCCTCCGGACAAGTATAGTATACTGTATGTTCAATAAAAAGTCAACATGAATTTTTCAGAGGATTAGATGTTTAAACATCTAACTTTTGAAAAAAACGATGATAAGTTTCTTTGCTATTTTTTTACCGATAAGTCATGCGGAAGAAATAGCAGAAAGTACTGCCTGATTTGATAGAAAAGTCATCACATTCAAATCTATTAAATAATTATTCTAGCTTGTCGGTGTCCAGCTGGCGCCCAGCTGGTGTCCAGCTGGCTGGCCCGTAGGGCGCGAGTTGCGCCGCGGCGAGCCTCAAAAAATTTATAGGTAACTATGATAAACAGATCTTCTTGATTCTCTTTTTTAGGTGGTAGTTGGAGAGACATTGCCCCTCCAATGATGATAGTATACTACATTACACGTTCATTGTCAATCATGATAGCGTGGATAATTAGATGTTCAAACATCTAACTACCATGGGCATCCGGACATCTAACTACTGTTAGATGCGAAAAAAGGGGGGGCTTGCGCCCCTCCTTTTTACTTCATTGTTTTGAACCAGTAGTTTTCATTGGTGTTCCAGTAGTGCAGGCGGCACAGTCGGCTGTTCCAGCTCTTAACAATAGCGTCCGGCGGGCAATCCGTCAAGTGGCGGCTCAGCCCTTCACCGCAGGCAATCTCAACCTTGAGATAGAACCCTTCGGCGGTCTTACCCTCCCGCGTGATCTTTACCATGGGAGTGGCGCCGCGCCCGCCCTTCAAGTAGTAGTGGCGCGCGGTCTTTTCCAGCAGGCGAACCATGGTCAGCAGGTTGAAGTAGTCGGGAGCGAAGACGGCGATCAGAATCATCATGATGGACACCTCCAAATTTTTTTCTGTTCCCCCTTGGAACAATTGTATTATAGCATACATCATTCATCCTGTCAACCCCTATTTTACATCTAAAAATGCATTAGTTAGATGTTGAAACATCTAATTACTGTTTAAGGATTTAACTAATATTTAAACATCTAACTAATATTTAAACATTTAAGAATAAAATTCATCGCTGGAAGAGTTGATTAAAAACTGTAAAATAAAGTCAAGCGCGCAAAAATTATAATAGTTAAGTTCGTCAAATAAGGTCTTAATTTCACTTATTATGGCACAGATTTTAAAATAGAATGCGATGGCTACTGGTAGATAGGTGTAATAAAAAGATTTCCTTGATAATATATTTTTCTAACTGTGGGTGCTATCTTGGAAATGATATTATATTATAGTTTACAATTATTGTTAATTGAGTTTTGGGAAAATTAAATATGTTAAGATTAGATTAGATGTCTAAACATCTAACATGAAATAGTTAAATGTTGTAAAATTTTATATTAGTTGAGGGGGAAATGAATGATATTTAAAATTAATAAAATATTATATAGATATGGGAATTGATTATTTGAAAATTTTTATTCCAAATAAAATAGCATTGAAAATGAAATATGCCCAGCTCGCATATAATTATAAAAATAATATTTTTTCTTCGGTCGATGCAAGCAGTTGGCGATAACAAAATATAATAATAAATGATAATAATAATTATTATACCACATTTTGGGATAAAAGTCAAGAGACTAATTAGATGTTAAAACATCTAACTTGAAAATGAAATTGTAGGATTTTAAATTAGGAATTTTTATAATTTTATTTGAATAATAATTTAAAATAAAATTATGTTATTTTGCCAGCTCGCATTATTATGTTTATAGGAAAACATTCTTCGTTAATAATATTAAGTATCTGATATGAAAAGAAAATAAAATTAAAGATATTATTTATTATACCACGTTTCAGGAAAAAAGTCAAGTCTTAAATTAGATGTTTAAACATCTAACTTGGAAATGAAATAAGACTGTTATGGGAGAAAATTTTTTATATATTCAACTTATATATTTTGTCTATTTAAAAATAAAATAATAATGTAATTAAAATAATACGAGCTTCAGCTTGCATATCATTTCGGGTTTTACTCTTGCTTTCGTGGATCAATGATAACATTTGAAAACTAAATTGAAATCAAAAAGTAATTATCTATTATACCATATTTTGGGAAAAAAGTCAACCTTAAAATTAGATGTTCAAACATCTAACTTCAAAATGAAATAACATCTAACTAAATATTTAAACATCTAACTAGACATATAAATATTAAAATAATTTAAAACTGCTTTAAGAATTTTAGGATTATGGCAAATGAAAAGAACATTCCAAAATAAAATAGTGATTGAAATGAAATTAACATTTAATATTTGGGATTTTTATTATTTAATTTTATCTAAGAGAAAAAATAGTGCTAGAAAATAAAATTATATTAAATTTTTAGAGTAAAAATTATTTCAAAGACATCTAACAAGGCAGATGTATTATGGGATCTATAGTTGTAATATTTTGTTATATAAAAATATTACAATTAAATTTCAAATTGATAGAATTTAAAGAGTGCTTTCAGTTTTATTTTTAAAATATAATTATGGGTTTTGGTCTGTTTAAAAATATATTAATAAAAATAAAATAAAATGAAATGAAATTAAATCATGATTAATTAAAGTTGTATACTATTTAATTTATTATATAGAATTTATACTTCATTTTAAATTTAGAAGTTTTAGGACTACTATTATAAAATAAAATGAATAGAAAAAATAAATAAAACAAAACGAAATTAGAATTAATTTTAAAATACTAATTTACATTATAATATTGGGATTTAAAAGATAGCATATTAGTTATAATTTTTAAATATTTTATAAAATGAAATTGTAAAAATTTAGTTTTGGGTTTTTTCTTTTTCTTTTTTTAATTCTAAAAAATATTTAAAAATAAAAATGAAATTATAGGATTAAGCAAAAGGTTTAAAATAATTATTTTTTTATAGTTTTTAAAAATGAAATTGTGTTTTGGGATTTAGCATTTTTTTTATAATCTTAATAAAAATAATAAAAATAAAATAAAATTACTTTACTATGTTTTGATTTAACTATACATTATTTTACTGTATATTATATATACACATATATGTATATACATATGTATATATGTATATATGTATATATGTATATGTATATGTATATATGTATTATATGTATATATGTATGTATATATGTATACATATATGTGTATATGTGTATATATATGTATATGTATATATGTATATGTATATATGTATATATGTATGCATGCATTATATGTATATGTATATGTATATGTATATATAGACTTGTATAAATATATGTATATACATATAAATATATTTGTACATACATGTATATATAAGTATATTTAATTATATGTATATATTTATGTATACTTACATCTAACTATGTATAAATGCATAAAAAGATCTATATGTATATATGTATAAATATAAATAATTATCAATATTTTTATTTATTTATATGTAAGGAATGAATAAATATATTAATAATCATAAACAATATACATAATAATAATAATAATAATAATAATAATAATAAAAATCTTTTATTGTAAAATCTATCATTATTATAAAGCGACAAATATTATAATGTTTATTATAAATATTAATATTACTTATTATATTTTGATTATTTAATTTATTTTAATTAGCAGCTGCGAAAATTTTATTAATAATATATTATTATCGCTGATCTATTTATCTCTTGTTCATTAATATATTATAATAACTCACGTGCCTGACACTGGCTATGTATAAAGTTAAGAAACTTTTCCATAAAGGCGCCCTTCCTACATAGTTCTTTGAAGAAGAAGAAGATGAATAACTAAATAATCTTAACATCTAAAAAGATACATCTAAAAATTCTGAGTTTGTTTAGCTCTTTTATTTATAAACATAAAGTAGCTTGCTCTTTTGGATATAAATGTAATGTGGCTTATCGGTTATTGTTAGATGTGTTAAAAATTATATGATGGTTATTTTTCAGCTCGTTTTTAGATCATTTTTTATTGCGACTTTATTCAACTGTATATGCACACATCTAAATAATGAGTTAGAAGAACCATACAAAAAGTCCCTCTGCCCGGCGGGGCAGAGGGTGGAAGGGAAGGGGCTCACCCCTTCCTGCAGCAGAAGTGAGTGGTCACGGGGTAGAGCCGCATGATATGCTTAACGATTTCGTAGGTGCCGCGGTAGGACGTCTCGTCATTGACTTCCCACTCTTCACCGGTTTCAACGACGCGGAGGCGGTAACCGAGGCAGAGGTAGTTGGTGGCAGTGGCATAGTCGCCATGGGAAATCTTGAATTCCTTCATCATTGTATGTACCTTCCTTTCATTTGATGGGTCGGGCGGGGAGGGGGTGTGCCCCTCCCCGTTCGTCTTACCACAACCACTGGCGGATTTCCTGCATGATGCCGCGGTTCCAGTTGCGGCGGTCTTCGAAGTAGAACCCGCGCGCCTCGGGGTAGTGTTCGCGCGCCTTGCTGTACTTGCGCTCCTTCCACAGGTCAAGTTCGTCTTCGTCGAGGTCAAGGTTCAAGGTGTAGCGGTCGATCTCGATCTCGTCGCCGCACTCGTCAATCATAATCAGTACCATCATTTTTGTATCCTCCTTTTTTGTGGTGGGGAGGGGAGGGCTTGCGCCCTCCCCCGAGGGGCTTTACTCGGCTTTGGTCTCGTACCAGTAATCGTCGTTGGTGTTCCAGGCGTGGAACTTGTGCAACCACTCATTGTTCCAGAACTTGATCACGTCCTTGTAGTTCCAGTAACCGCGGTACCACGCATACAGGTGGGTGGTGTAGGTGAAGGAAACGGTGGCGGTGTAACCGGTGCTGTCCTTCGCGTCGCCCTCGAAGCGGAGGGTCAGCGGGCGGCGGTCGGTGTAGAAGAAGGAGCAAGCGGTGGCGAGCCAGCGGAGCATGTTGATCAGGTCGGTGTAGCAGGGGGCATGGACGGTGATGGTGCACTTCATGGTGTTTTCTCCTTTCGTGGTTGAAGAGATTTGAGGTGGGTGGGGAGGGCTCGCGCCCTCCCCGTGGGAATTACCCCAGCAGGTTGTACGGGTTCTCAGCGATCCAGCGGGTCTTGGCCGGGGCCTTGGGGTTGAGCCAGTTCTGAATGGACATCGTGGTGGTGCCCTTGCTGCTCACCTTGAAGGTGTCCGTGCGGAACCAGTAGAGGGGGTCGCCCTTGGCCCGAGGGAACTCGGCGAGCCAGTCCATCCAGTCGCACCAGCGGGCGAGGACGAACACATCGTTGGCGGGGTTGAACACGACCAGCAGGGACGTCCGGGCGGCGAAGTTGTTGACGAGCGCCTCCGGGGAAGGCAGGACCCCGTGATAGGTCAACCACGTCCCGCCGCCGCTCTTGCACTCGACCGGACGACCTTCCCAGTACAGGTCGGTCTTGCCCTGCGAGCGGGGGAACAGGTCGCCCCAGTGGCAGGTGGTGGCCTTGCGCCAGTACAGGCGCAGCATCGCCTCGGCCGTCTTGCCGCCCCGGCCCCAGTCCGCGGTGTTCCACAGACCGCTGACCCAATTGATGGCGGGCATCCACAGGTCGCGGGGCACGATGGTCTTGTTGAAGTCGAGGCCCTGTTCGGCCAGCCACTCCCACGCCTTGCCACCGCACAGGTCGGCGGGCAGGGTGGACTGCAGAGTGGCGAGAATCTCGGGGGTCAGGCGGGTGATCATGGACATGGAATAGCCTCCTTTTTCGGTCGTCCTGCCGGTTTTCCTAATTCCGGCAGGGGGGGTGGGGGATGTCCGGGAGGCGGTGGGGCTTGCCTGCCCTGCCGTTTTCCCTCCCGGCAACCATAGTATAGCACACCGCCCCCAAATCCCGGTTTTTTCTTTTTTCCCAGCCGGGGGTATGGATTTGGGAGGCATCACCCCCGGAAAACGGTTCTCGCGCGCACCTGCACTTTTTCCACCAACTTTTTATTTTCACAACTTTTATTCCAAAACTTTTATTTCAACAAACACCTCAAAGACTTGACATCCCTAATCCCCACGTGCTATAATATAAATATCAGGAGGTGTTAACATGTATGAAAAAACCCTATTCATTGGACTTTAGCATAGAACGTGATATCGACCGCGTAACCGCCGTGGCTGACATCCTTGACCAATTACCAAAAACGCCATCCGATACCGAACTCGAACAGATGGCTTCCTATATTCTTTGGGGCAAAGACGAAGACGGCTATAATGCCGTCCAACGGGGAGAAGTTACAAACGGTAATACCCGCTTCTCAAGCTACCGCCGCAAAGACGACAAACTTCTCTCCCTTGACGAAATCGTTGATAACCCACTTTCCGACCAACAAGCTCTCGCTTCTCCTCACGTCCGCACCGTTTATACCAATAAAAAACCCCAAATTGTGCGGCCGCACCGTGGCAAGGGCGGGGTATGGGATCCAGGAGATAGCGAAATTCCTGGCATGACAGAACTTTGGGAACGTATAGACCGCCTTGATCATTAGCTTGCCGTCCTCGAAGGAAAAGTTCCCCCAGATGAAACCGTCCAAGTTTGGTTGGATAGTTACCGCATTTACCAACTTAAACATATTTTAATTGACTTACGGCGTCACCAATACTATCTTAAAGATAGCTACAAGCCAACCCTTCATTTCCTCAATATCGACCACCCAAAACCCCAATTTGTTGATTGGGACTCGGATTCCTTTTACTGGATTCCATACGAAGAATGGTCCGCGCGCGTAACCTCTTCCCTCCTCCCTATCTCCCAAAACCTAGAAGATTATGAAACAAAAGATTGCGGCGGGAAAATTTTTGTTAAATGGATTGTATCTCGTCACCACTTTAATTGGGAAGATCCACTTCATGTGCGCGCGCTCATCAACAACTACGATGCGCTTTACGATTAGCTTTACGAAAAGCTAGACACAAGCGGCCGCACCCTTATCTTTGACTTTGAACGCTACCGTGAAATGGCACATTTTAGCGAAATTCGCAATTATTTGCTTGACCTAAAAATCGCCCGCTATTCTTACGCCACCATCTCCCAAATGCTTTTATCTACCTACGGCCTTTACTATAATGAAAATCACCTAAGTACAATTTTTGCCAAAGAAATCCCTCAACAATTGGCAGACACGGCAAAGAAACACCGCCTTATCTTGGAAACACCGCCAGATCAACTAAAAACATGTTTCCGTTGCGGCCGTGCCTTACCCCGTGACCCATTATTCTTTACACGTAACCGCAGCCGCAAAGATAAATTTTCCTCCAATTGTAAAGAATGTGAGCGATTGAGGCGTATAAAAGGAGGTTAGCCGCAACATGACAGAAGAAGTAAAGAAGCGACTTTGCATTCGTTGTAAGCAAGAACGCGACCCTAGTCAATTTTAGTATACGCCTTCTCCATTCTTCCCTCGTCATCGCTCTTTAATTTGCACGCCTTGCTTAGAAGCAATGGTTAAACCAGATAACTTCAATTAGGTTGACGCACTTTGCCGCTATTTAGACCTGCCCTTCGATTTAAACAAATGGACTGCATTGTATGCTACCCATAAGGAGCATACACTTACCGCCTATTTTAATACAATTCTTGATACCCACTATCAAGCATTAAGTTGGGAAGATGAGAATGAACGGTGGAAGCTCGCCAAGGAAGAAGGCACCATTGATGATGAAATTAAAGCAATTAGTGAAGCAAAAATGCGGCAACTCAAGAAAACATGGTCTGCCGCCTACACTCCAGAAGAACTTATATTCCTTGATACCTTCTATAACCAAATTATAACAACCCAAAATGTTTCTACTCCAATTTTATAGCATTACGCGCGCGACCTTTGCGAAATTGAGTTAAGAATTAAAAAGGGCTTGCGCGAAGGCGTAGATGTAAAGAAAGACATGGATGCCCGCGACAACATTATTAAAATTGCCCACTTCGAGGCAAGTAATGCTAAAAACGCGGCTGACTTTGAATCTGTCGGAGAGCTAATGGTTTATTATGGAAAGAAGGGGTGGCATCCGCAATGGCATACCGAGCCTAAAGACTCTATTGACTTTATGATGGAAAACATTCAAAATTATTTGAAGAGACTGGCTATAAATGAAGGAAACTTTGCTGAACAAGTAGAAGATAAAAAATAGAGATATAATATGACGGAGCGCTTAGAGGCTATTGAAAATGAGCAAGTTGAATTTGATGAAAGCGCAGGCATTACATATGAAGGGGAAGATGAATTTGCAGCAGAATTAACAGGAGGCACTGCCGATGGATAATTCAGTACAAGAAACTATCCCAATTGAAAAAGGTGTCGTCCTTAGTAAAGAATTTTTGGATAAAAACGAAAAACTTTTCACTAAATATTTAAACTATTGGCTTTTATATCCAGACGCCTTCTTAGACGCAATTCAAAAAAAGGATGATGCAAAAAATTTTCACCTACTTCCATATTAGCGTATAGCTTTGCGCGCGTCCCTACGTTACAGATACCACTATTGGACTGCAACGCGCGCGGCATCTAAATCTTTTACCGCATATTTAGCAAGCTACGTCCGAGCAACTCTATTACCAAATTCTACTATAATGATTGCCTCTGATACGAAAGGCACCGTTATCAAAATTGCGCAAGCAAAATTTGAGGAGATTTTTACACATTGGCCGCTATTACGTAACGAACTCACTACTAGGGTAGATGATGGAAAAACAGGACAAAAAACCAGCGGCAACTACTATGAGCTATATTTAAAAAATGGTTCTATGATTTCTGTCGTTTCTAAGGATACAAGCCGTGGTTTGCGCGCGAACGCCGCAATTCTTGAAGAGGCCGCTCAAATTTCCGAAGAAGCATATACAGAAGTTCTTTTGCCGCAAATGAACGTAAAAAGAAGAGAAGTAGATGGCACATTAAATTAGGAAGAGCCATCTAGCCCTCAAATTTTTATAACAACAGCCACTGACCGCACTGCCTTTATGTATAGCAAACTAATAGAATGTGCAGTAAATATGGTTTTGCGGCCGAAGGAGTACTTTGTCTGGGGTTTAAGTTACGAAGTACCACTACATTATGGCCTTATCGATCGCGCAACAATAATGGACCAAAGATATTCAAATAATGTAAGCGATGAATCGTTTTTGCGCGAGAATATGAGTGTTTGGACTGGCAACAATAAGGAGGCTTGGCTCGATTCTAAGCGCCTTGTCAATCGACGTACTTTATTAAAATGTGAGCGAAAAGCGCAAGAGAATCCATAGAATCCAGATACTTTTTATTTACTAAGCTGTGACGTAGGCCGCTATAATGCGAATACAGCAATAATGGTTTTTAAGGTTTTACCGCGCGAAAACTATTTCCAAAAAAATCTTATCTATACAGAAGTCATCCATGGCGCAAATTATATAACCGAATAGGCGCCAAGAATTAAAAAATTAATTGAGTTATATCATCCACGAGAGGTTGTGATCGATGGAAACGGGCCAGGAATTGGTCTACTCGACGCGATGGCGCTTCCCTCTTTTAATGCTAAAACTGGTGAGCAATTCCCGGCTTATTATGTCTTTAATAATGATCATCACTTGCCGCCAGAGATGAAAGCAGGAGCAGAAGAGCCAAAGCCAGAATATAGCGCAATTATTTATGACATAAAAGCTGGCGCGACTAATGATGATGAAATCCATTCTAATTTCTTTACTCAAATTAATAATGGTACGGTATCATTACTGGCGAATGAGCGCATTGTAAAAGATAAATTATTATAGACAAAAAAGGGATAGCGGATGAGTCTATATGATAGAAGAGTATTTTTGTTACCCTATGAAATGACTTCTCGTTTAATAGACGAATTAAATAATTTAAAATTAAAGCCAACTGGAGTTTAGAATCAATTTAAAATTGAAAGAATCTCACATTCCTTAGAGAAAGACCGCTTTAGCTCTATGGAATATGGTTTATATAGAATTAAACATTATGAAGAGAAAGCATATTAGAAGAAACGCCGCTTTGACGGTAAAAGATTTGCTTTCTTCTCTCCTAAAAAGAGGGGGTGATAATCTTGAGCCATGATAAAAATTAGTTCCATTAGTTTCGAGTGGCACTAAAACCTATTATGCGCGCGCCCTTAACTACCCGAGCATATACAACTCGTAATGGCTATAGGATAACTGAGCCCGTAGCCGAAGACTTTACTATTGAACAAATTGAAGAGATAATTCGATCTGGAAATTTAGAAGCGATTCGTGAACTTTCTAGATATTATTATCGGACAAATAGCGAGTATAAGAATAATATAGATTTCCTTGCACACTTATCTCTATATGACTGGGCAATTATCCCATTGTTTTCTGAAGATGAGAAAGGTTCACGTACATAGATTCTAAAAACCTTTTATAACGCATGTAATTTCATAGAGAAATTAGATTTACCTGTTACTCTTGCGCGAATAACTACTGAATGGTTAATATCCGGAGTATATTATGGTATTTTAAGGACAACTGGCAATAAAGTTACCATACAAGATTTACCTATTGAGTATTGCCGTAGCCGTTTTAAGGATTTCAATAATTTAAACATTCTCGAATTTAATTTACGTTATTTCGAGCAAATTCGTGATGAAGTAATGCGCGAGGAAGCTATATCAACCTTCCCGCAAATCGTTCAGAAAGCATGGAAGTTGTATATTGCACATAAGCGCAAAGAAGGTGAATGGGTCGCAATTCCTCCAACTGAAGGAGGGATAAGTTTTAGTTTTGTTAATGACCCGATTCCTGCACTTATTGCCGCGTTACCAGAACTAAAAAAGTTAGACGATGCAACTAAACGAGAAGGCAAACGTGATGAAAATGAGCTATATAAATTATTAATTTAGCGCATGCCTATTGATAGCAATGGAGAGTTAGTATTTTAGCTAGATGAGGTCGCTGAAATCCATTCTTCAGTTGCTGAAATGTTGGCAGATACTGACACTGTTGATGTTTTGACCACTTTTGGTGAGACAAGTCTAGAAAGTTTACAAGATTCTTCTGCCGCAACGTAGTCTAATGATCGTATGGCAAAATATAAAACTAATGCTTATGGTGCATTAGGGCGTGGAGAAATTTTATTTAATGCAACTAATAGCACTTCTTTAGGATTATAGATTAAAAAAGATGAAGCACTAATACGAGCATATTTAGACGTGTACGAAGCCTTTATTAGATTTTACCTTAATGACAATTTTATTAGAAAAGGAGTTACCTTTTCTTTCTAGATTTTGCCAACCACTGTATTTAACCGTAATGAAATACAGACTAGCTATTTCCGTGGAGCACAGTATGGTTATTCTAAAATGCTTGCTGGTGTTTCCATGGGAGTATCTTAGATGGAGCAATTAAGTTTGATGCACCTAGAGAATGAATTTTTGGAAATGTCTGCAAAGATGGTTCCTCTTCAATCTTCATATACTACTTCTGGCACGGCAGTATCTGAAGAAGAAAAAACTCAATCTTCGGTGAAAAAAACATCAACTACATAGACAATAAATGACATAACTAATACAGGGGGACGTCCTGAGCTTCCTGACGATCAAAAATCGGAAAAAACTCAGGCTAATATTGAAGCTATTTAGTAAGGGGGTGAAGAAAAATGGAAAAGAAAATTCCGGTATATTTTGATGGAGCTATTCTTTCTTCTCCTCTTGAATAGATTACCCCAAATATTGGGCGGGCAAAAGTTAGAGTATTTACAAAATATGGAAATCGCAATGGTTCTTATATAACCGACGCAGTAGCTGAATAGCTTATAAAAAGTGCAATTAACGCGCCAGTCATCGGGTTCTTTGATCCTAGCACTCAGTAGTGGGCATCACATACGGGCCCAACATTAGCGAGTGCCTATGGCTTTATTGAGTCATTTGTGGGTTGGGAGCCATATGAGGACACAGATGGCGTAAGCCGTGACTATGCAGTTTTCACTACTGTATTATTTACTAAATATTTTGATGAAGCTAATAAAATTATTGGTCAAAATCAAAGTATGGAGTTAGATATCAACACCATTACTGGTGATTGGGCAGATATTGATGGCCAAGAATATTTTGTATATACTACGGCAGAGATTCTAGGATGCTGTGTTATTGGTAATCACGAACCGTGTTTCTCTGTTTCGACTTTCTTTGCCCTGAACGATCAAGAATATAAAACATAGTATGATAAATTTTCTGCCTTATGTGCTTCTATGGCAGAAGAGTTGAAAAATAACATGCTAAAAGGAGGGGAAGCGACAATGGACGAGCTTGAAAAGACCACTCCCGTAGAAGAGCAAAATGACGTGGAGCCTAGCGTGGAATATGAGGCTCCTGTTGATACAGATAAAGTTGATGATGAGCCTTCTGTGGAAGAGGAAAAAGATGAAGTAAATAATTTTGAGGTCGCTCTGAATGAATTGCAGGCTAAGTTTGATGAACTTACTGCTAATTATCAAACTCTAGAAAATAATTATAATGAAGCGATTAATCGTATTAATGAGTTAGAAACAAATAATGCTAATGAAGTAAATACGCTTAATCAGACAATTTCTGATCTCCGTGCGGCAGTAGCTACTTATGAGCAGAAGCAAAATGAGCTAGACGCGAGCCGCAAGGAAATGCTAATAGAAAAATATGAAAAAATAATTAACGACGCAGAAGAAATTAATAATATTAAAGCGTCTTCTAGTGACTTTTCATATGAAGAATTGGAGAGCAAATTGGCGATAGCTTTTGCAAATCAAGCTATTAATGAAACCAATGAACAAAAGATCCCGCTACCTGATCCTCAGGTATCTCAATTTGCTTTATTCATGAAAAAATATAAGAAGAATTAAGGAGGAAACTATTATGGGTATGAACAGGTTTCCATTGACCACTAGCGACAGTTATTCTAGTGTATATCGTCATGGAGAAAAGTTATATGCTACTTTAGAGCTAAATCAGGTAGCTTTCCCTAAGACCGGCATGGTTGTTTCTCAGGTCCCTCTAGGCAGTGCCTTTACTGAGGCTGCTCCTTGTGAGAACGGAATGTGGGTCGTGGCTGATAAGGCCAAGGGCGTAATTGAGGCTCCCGCTGCTGTCGGCGATAAGCCTATTGGTATTGTTTACACTACTGAGAAGGAATATGATAATTATCATTATGGCCTTCAGACCTTTGGTCGCAAGATTGCTGGCGACTACCCTCGTGTTGGTTTGCTTGGCGTAGGCGATACTGTAACCACAAATTGCTTACAGTATAACACCGATAATTTCGCTAACGACGCTGCTTTAGATACTTATCTAAAGGGTGATCTAACTGCTGCTGCCACTGCTGCTTATGTAGTAATAAAGGCTGGTTCTGCAATTCCTGAAATTGTTAAGGCTCTACCGCAGAATTATGCTGGCGCTTATGGCAGAGTTGTAAAATATTACACCGTGCCGAACGGTGCTCCTGGTGTAAAATACCAGATGATAAGAGTATAATAGGAGGTGCGAACTATGGATAATTTAAGTATTTTAATGAATGGTGTATTCGGCCGCAAGGTTCCCGCAGAGTTCGCTGCCGCCGATTATGATTATGAAGCTGCTCTACATGATGAGCTAGTAAAGCTTCTATGCGATGATAAGGGCAAGTTTAATCGTTATAAGTTTGAGAAGAACAAGTATGACTTGTTTGCCCTATTGACTGAGAATCTAGATGAGGTTCTCCCTCAGAGTCTAAGCTCTGCCTTAGATATGTTTACTGAGGTTATTCGTTTCCCTCAGGGTTCTCGTCCTGAGTTTGTTGTAAAGCGTGGTAAGCAACGCGGCAAGCAGTTTGTAACTCGTGCTACCGAGTCTGGTAACTATGAGACCTTCAGACTAGACCGCGATCGCTTTGATGTATATATTCAGGCTATTGGCGGCGCTGGCTATGTAGACTTTGAGCGCTATCTAGATGGTCTAGAGAGTCTAACTGACATTTATGAAGTTATTACCGAGGGCATGGTTGACCGTATTTTCGAGATGGTTATGGAAGCTCTAATGAGCACTTGGAAGCTAGTTCCTACTGCTAACAAGATTGCCAGCAACCAGTTCGACCCAACCGCCATGGTAAAGCTTTGCAATGTTGTGGCTGCTTATGGTGTGCCTACTATCTATTGCTCTCCTCAGTTCGCTGCTGAGATGACCAATGCGATTGTATATAACAATACCACCAAGATTTCTGATCAGGATATGGTGGATGTGCGCGAGCGCGGCTACATTGGTAAGTTCCATGGCGTGAATGTAGTATTGCTACCTCAGTCCTTTAAGGATGAGACCAATTCTGAGCTAGTGATGAACCCCGCTTTGGCTTTCGTTATCCCAAGCGGCCGCGAGAAGCTAGTTCGTCTTGCTTTCGAGGGCAATTCTTATTTCCGTGAGTGGGATGACCATGAGGGTGATAACTCTATTACTCTACAAGCTTACACTAAGGTTGGTGTTGGTATTGTTGGCACTCCTAATTATTGGGGTCTATATTACAATAAGGCTCTAAATAATGCTGATACAGCATGGGGCACTTATAATACTACCAATTTAATTTAATATAATAAGGGGATGGATGGCATCCATCCATCCCCAATTTTGAGGTAAAAGGAGGATTATTATTATGAAAGACATTAGCATTAAGAATGTTAGTACAGCAACAGTTGTAATAACATTGCCTGATTTGCACTTCCGCCGCGAATTAACTCCTGGCAGAAGCGCTACGATACCTGAAGAGATTTATAATGAACTACGATTTGATCCTGGCACCGCAGGACTATTAGATGATCATTATTTAGTTATTAGCGGCATTGACGATGAAGGTGTAAAGATTACAACAGATGCAGTTGATAGCACCGAAATTAGTCGCATGTTTGATGAGCAAGATATAACTGCTTTTGCTAAATTTATTCCTAACGCCGCTCAGGCTGAACGTGATACTGTAATTCGTCTTGCTATTGATAAGGGCGTAACTGCTCCTGCATTTGTAAGCCTTATTAAAAAGTATTGCGGTACAGATATTATTCAGGCAATTAATTTTAAGCATCTTGCTGAGGAGTAATAATGGCTACTTCTTTTTTGAAAGTGTATGATGCCTTTTTGGCTCGTATTACTGCTGATGAATGGACATTGGAAGAAGAGTTAGCCATTGTTGAGCGGGATTGGCAAGAGCTTTTGAAAATGGCCATCTTCAGATTTAAATATCCAAGGGTTGGGCTTGAAGTAGAAGAAGTAACAGTTGATGATAATAATCCGCCAACCTTGGCTTCTGAGACAATTAGTGCCTATGAATTTGTAAATGATTTAACAAATGATGAAATTTAGCTCTTAGCTTTATATATGAAACATGAATGGGTAAAACGTTGTATTGCTAGTTGGGAAAATATTAGATAGCTTTATGCTGATAAAGATTTTAGCCAGGCAAATCATTTAGCAAAGCTAAACGATTTGCAAGAGGCTGTCGCTTTAGAAGTGCATAAGGCAGAAGGAATATATGATCGTTCACGAGAAAAGCGTCCAGCAAATTTGTTTAAAAAGTTGGCAGGTAAGAAGAATGTCGTATGATGTCACTTTTGATGGATATAAGAATAAATTAAAAGGACGTTTATATGGATTACTCTGTGAAAAAGAAAAAGACGGAGAATGGGAAAAATTCTTAGATGCAATTATTATTGAAATAATGGGCATGAAAGGTGACTCTATTAATTGGTGGCCTTTAATAGGAAAATTACATTCTCTACGTTTCTTATCATATGAGTATTTTAGAAAGACAATTTTTGAATGTATGAATTTAATTGGTGGACTAGAGGTGCCAAATGAGTTATCTTAATAATGTATATTATTAGAGATTGAATCATATGGGTGAAACAACTGGCGAGCGCATCCGTAGCGGAGGAATTAGATCTTTTGAAAAATGGATGGCTGAATCGCCTCATACTGTTCAAAATTTATCTGTTGAACGAGGCATATATTTTCCTGGACTAATCCTAACTAGTAAAGATAAAGAATACGAAAAAATCATGTTTTTAAATGTAAGCAATAATATCCCAATAAAAGTAGGAGATATTATGACTTGGCCATTAGAAGATGGTACAAATGAAAAATGGTTATTAATTCAAGAAGAAAAAAAGGTAAATGGGACTTACAGAACATTTTGGATAATTCGTTGTAATTATTTTATTAAATGGATTGATGGACTAGGGCATATATAGAAATCATGGGCATATGCAGTAAGTTCAGTGGATTCTAAGGTAAAAGGTAATTTTAGAACGTGGAATAATTTAATAACTCCACAACCAAATAAATATATGGAGATTATTTTACCACGATATAATATTAATAGATCTACAAACTTCCTTATAGAAGATGAATCTTGGCTATTAGTAGAGTACGATTATACCAGCGTTCCTGGAGTAATATATTTATCATTAACTGAAAATAAAGTTAATACTGAATATGATAAACCAGATATAGATTTGGCTGACACAGATAAATTAGCTGTTTATAAATTAGCCGTGCCTGCCGAGCATGAAACATTTAAGGTAAATGAACCAATCATTCCTACTTGTACATTGCTCAAATCTGGGCAATTAATAAATCTAGAATTGACTTATACCTCTACTGATACTAAAAAGGCAAAAGTGATTGATGGCGTTTTAACAGCTATCGCGCCAGGAGAAGTTACTTTAATAGTATCTACAAAAGAATTTCCTCACATTCAGCAAGAATGTGTTATTGAAATAATTAATAATGATGAATTTGTAGAATCTGCTTATATTGAAGGCCCAGACTGGATTCGTCTTGGAAGGGTCGCAGAATATAAATTAATAATTACACCTGAACCAAATGAACCTACAATTGTTTTCTCTATAGATCCATTGGTTGAATAGAAATAGAATTATGATGGAGAAAAGGTGCATTATTTCTCAATCAATAATTTAATTAGTGGCGAATAGACTAAGAATAATTTATATGTAGTAACAGCAAACGAAACAAATACATTAGGAAGTTGTAAACTTTTAGCAACATATAACGGACATACTTATGAAAAAGAAATAACAATTAAACCATTATGGTGAGGTGATTTTAAATGGGAACGAATAAAGAGCCAACTTAGCGGCATTTCTCGGTTATGGGAGAAAATACATTTAAAATTGCCAATAAAATTCTAGAAGATCAAACTATTTGTAGATTATTAAAATATCAAGTAAGAGATCCTCTGGATAAAAATAAGTATGCTGAGGTTGATGGAACTGATTTAATTAATAAACAAATTTTAATCGTGCCTAAAATATATGATGACAGTATTGAAAAGATGTCATATTTAGTTATTATTTTTAACGATTATGTTGTAAATTAGTTAAACCCAGAGTTTAAAACTTCTACTATTAGATTCGATATTGCTTGTCCGTATGATGAATGGTTACTGGATGCATAGACTTTACGCCCGTATTTAATAATGCAACGAATTGATGATTTATTCAATGAAAGTAAGTTGGCTGGAATTGGAACTTTACAATTTTGGCGGGCTGACCCATTGGTTCTATCTCCGCAAATTGGCGGTTACTCTATGAGGTATAGAATAGATGAATTTAACTGATGACGATACCTTACGATTTTAGTTTGGTATACCAGTCTTTCTTGAAGATGTATGTGCTATTTACCCGGCAACATTAAGAGAGATCGCAGAAGTTGGTTATAGCAATTTCCAAAAGTATCTTGGATTATTAACTATGGAAAAACCTGCTAAATTTGATAACATGGATAAAGAACTCGGACAAATGTTTCGTGATATGACAGATTTTTAGTATTTTTTAAGTTTAACACTCTTAGATCCTACTTTAATCTCTACTATTTAGCAAGCTTTTAAATTTTTTATCCATGAAGATATAATTTTTTTAATGGAGCCGCCGCAAATTATGGTTGGCCCCAAAGAAGAAAAACACATAATTGATGAACATAATTTCTATGATTTTTAGAGAATTTTAAAGCGGATGTATTTCATAGAGCAAGATGGCGAAGAAATTATTATTGAGGAGAGCGATGATCCAAAAGTGCGGCAATTAAAAATGAAAATGAAGGAGAATCGTGAAAAAGTTAGGCGCGCCAAAGCTAATAAAGCAGCTCGTGAAAAAAGTGATTTAAAATTTTCTGATTTGATTGGAAGTGTGACTTTAAACAACTGTAATCTAAATATGAAAAATATTTAGGATATTACTTATTATGCTTTTCATGATTAGCTTAAGCGCATGGGTTGGCGTGATGCATTTAATATTAATCATTAGGCTGCTTTAGCCGGGGCTAAGATGAAAAAAGATGAATTAAAACATTGGATACGAACTATATCTAATGATAAATAAAAAGGGGGTAACTCTTATGGCTGTAAATATTTTTGATAAATATGGTATAAAAGAGGTTGCCAATGTATATTTTGAGGCTCTAGACGATGATGAAGCCGCTGGTGTATACAAGGGCGATATCGTACTATTCTTGGATACTCTAAAAGTTTCTACCATAGAGACTACTGCTGAAAATACCGCGGCACAAGGTGGCTGGGGCAATCCTAAATTAATTCAGTGGGACTATGGCAAGGAAATCAATATTACTCTAGAGGACGCTTTAATGTCTCTAGAATCTTTACGTTTCATGCTTGGTGGCGCCATTAAGCGCCCTGGCGCTGACAGCAATAAAATTTATGTACGGCATACTGAGGAAGTCGTATGTGGCTCTAATGGTGAAGTACGTCTCCCTGAAGACCACTTAACGGGTCAAATTCTTCATCCAGTAGCAACTTATGAACATCCTATTCGTCTTATTAACCTAACTACTGGTGCTCGTACTCAATTAGTAGCGGAGTCTAAGGGAGCGACTATTGCTTTAACTGGAGAAAAACCAATTACATTTAAAAATCCTTCTATGATTAGTGGTAAAGACCATGAGCAAGTTACCGCTGCTAATGACCACATTCGTATTTTCTGGGAGGAAGAGATTTCTACGGAAGCAGGGAAAGAACTTGGAAGCAACAGCGGAGTTGTAGAAAATGCAGTCGAAGTTACTATTTCTCCTAGTACTTTCCCAGGCACTTATCGTGTAATTGGTGATACATTCATACGTTCTGAAAAGACTGGTAAGAATGAAGCATTCCAGTTTATTATTAATAAAGCTAAGGTAGCTTCTGAGGTTACTCTAACTCTAGAAGCTGAAGGCGATCCTACCACTTTTGAGATGACTCTAAATGTATTACGCTCTACTAATGATGCTGGTAAGGACGAGATGATGAAGCTTGTTCGTTATACTATTACAAAGGCGAGCAGCGGAATCGCTGATAATGACTATGGTTCCATACCTGGTGGATCTTAATTTAATAATTTTAATGAGGGCATATGAAAATATGCCCTCTTTTTTTTATAGGTGATTTTATGATTGATCAATATTTTGGTATAAAAGAATTATCAGAAGTTACCTTACGTGCACAAAGTCAAATGCAATTTGGCTAGCGTGTATTGGAGATTGGTGAGCCAGTTTTATATTTTGAAAATGTAAGTATGGCAGTTTTAAATGAAGGAAACCGTCCGATAATGGCTCGTGGTGGCTGGGCAAATATGCCACATGTAATTTGGGATAGTAGATCAGAAGTAACCTTCACTCTTTCTGAAGGCGTCATGTCTTCAGTTGGTATGGGTATATTACTTGGTACTAATATATTAACTGAGAAAGAGGAAGAAGAAGTTTTAATTAACAAGAGAATTGGGCCGCAAGAAGCAGAAGAATGCCCATGGAATAACCTTTAGTTAAATAATAATGAACCTTATCCAGTTGGTTTTATTATCCCAGAAATTCCAATTCCATATCCAAAGAAAAAAACATTCATATTTGAATATACAAGAGATACAATTTAGAAAAAGGTATACGGTAAAATTTTTACACGTAATACTGATTTTGGACCACAATATTTTCTTGGTATTTATGAAGATAAAAACTGTAGTGTTCCGGTGAAAGAAGGCACAACTTATTTGGTAGACTACTACTATAAATATGAGGACAAAGCGCTAACTTATAGTTTACAGAAAGAGCGCTTTAATGGATTATTTTCTTTAGAAGGAAAATTCTATTCTAAAGATGAGAATGAGGGTAAAAATTATACAAATATAATTTATATGCCTCGTGTACGAGTTGTAAGTGATATAAATTTACACTTGGGAGAAAGGGCGAATCCTACAGTTGGAGTATTTAATATTATTGGTCTACCTGAAACTACTGCAACTGGAAAAAATGGATTAATTGTAGATATAAGACGTTTGAACACAGACGTTGATGAAGAAATAATTTAAGGCCGCTCCTAATTGGAGCGGCCTATTTTTGTTTATGCGGAAAAGGAGATGAGGGGTATGGCGGATACAGTTGTATCAGTTGGTGTTAAATTTGAAGCTTTGTAGAGTTCGATTAATAATTTGAAATCTATATTGGCAAATTTAGAGCCGAAAAGTGGAGGATATAAAAATTTTTCTAAGGTAATAAATGGAATTATCAGTGATTTTTAGTCATTACAGGTAGCGATGAGCAAGCCCTTTATAGATTAGAAGCAATTTGATAATGTTGATCGTCGTATAGACTTATTAACTGATAAAGTTAATGGTCTGTAGTTAAAGGCGACAGATTTAAATTTTAAAGATTTAAAGCTGAATGATTCTGAATTAGCGAAATATAAAGAATTGGCTGCCGCCATTGATGGCGCAAAAACTGCTATTAAAGATTTAAAAGATGAAGAACAAAAAGCTTTTAGGCGCAATAATGCGAGTTCATTGGAAAAATTCTTGCCTAATGCAGAGAATATGTCTTTAGACAAAATTATTAGTTAGTTAACTAAAGACGAGCAGACTATAGGGAAAAAAGTTAAATCAATGAATGAATAGCTTGCTACCATAGGCCAAAATTAGAATAAGCGTAGTTTAGCTGAAACATTGTCTACTGAGTCTTTAAAGACAGCTATGGGAGACTTATATAAAACAGTTGGTACGTAGACAGAGTAGGCTTATGTTAGAGGTGGCAGAGATAATCTTGTAAAATTTTTATCTGAATAGTTTGGATTAAGTGGCCCCGAATGGGATGACTTAATAGCAAAAATTAATGATAAGAAAAACTCAATAAAAGTTATTTAGAAAGAGATTAATAGCTTTTTTACAAATTTTACTTCTAATCAAAAAAATAGTCAGTTTGAAGCCTGGGGAAATGCAATTAATAGGACTCTCGCTAAATTTGATGATGGCAGTATTACTAACGTTGAAGATGCAAAAAAGAGACTATTAGAATTACAATCAACATTAACTGAACTATAGAATTTAAAAGCTAACGCAGCTTCTACTAGAACAAGGGTAGAAGGTATCGGAAAAGAAGGTACTGTCGAAAAAAGTGCTGTGGACAGCGCGACTGCTGCATTAGAAAAATATTATCAAGAGTTAGTTAAAATTCGTTAGGGACATATTCAAACTAATACTACTCAACTTACGAGTCAATTATAGCAGTTAAAAGATGCTGCTGCGAACGCGAATGTTGAATTTTTAAAATTAGAGCGGACTAATCGTACATTAAGTTCTATGAAAATGACTGTCTCTAACTTTTTAGGGTTTACATAGGTTTTAAATTTAGTCAGACGGGCAGTCAGAGAAGCAGCTAATCATATTAAAGAATTAGATAATGTTATGAATAGCATAGCTATTGTTACAAATATGACTACTGCTGACTTATGGGCTTAGGTAGATGTCTATACATAGATTGCACAAAAATTTGGTGTAACGATTTAGGGTGCATATGAAGTTTCTAAAATTTATTATCAGCAAGGTCTATAGACAAATGATGTTTTAAATTTAACTAATGAAACATTAAAGTTGGCAAAAATTTCTGGTTTAGATTATGCAACAACAACAGACTATATGACCACAGCTCTTCGTGGTTTTAAAATGGAAATGTCTGATGCCGCGCATGTAGTTGATGTATATAGTAACTTGGCTTCACATACTGCTGTTAACCAGCAAGAGCTTGCAGAAGCAATGACAAGAACAGCTTCTTCTCTTGAATCAGTTGGAACAAGTTTTGAAGAAGCCTCTTCTATGATTGCTACGATTGTAGCTGTTACTCGTGAAACTGCAAATAATATTGGTAGTGCTCTAAAATCAATTGCATCACGTTATGGTGAATTAACTAAAGACCCAATGAAGTTAATTGATGAAGAGGGCGAAGCTGTAAGCTTCAATAAAGTAGATGAAGCTTTACAATCTGTAGGCATTTCATTGTAGGATTCTGACCATTAGTTTAGAAAGTTCACTGACGTTGTTAGAGAATTGGCGAAAGCTTGGGATACTCTAGATTCAACTCAACAGCGTTATATCGCAACACAATTTGCAGGAAATAGACAGCAATCTCGTTTCTTAGCCTTAGTTAGCAACTCAGAATTATTTGAAGAGAACCTAGAATATGCAAATGCAAGTGAAAATGTTGGTACATTATAGGCTATTGAGAGCTTAGATACAGTTAGCGCTAAATTAAATCAGGTTTAGGTTGCGTATCAACAATTTTATACTACTATTGGCGCAGAATCAGCTTGGAAAACTGTGCTAGATAATGTAACTTCTATTATTAATACTTTAAATTCTCTACCTAAAGTATTTGGGAAAATACCTACTGGAGCAATTGTAGTTATTTATGATATTATTACATTAGTTAAATCTATTGCATTAAGAGGCTTAACTAATATCACAAAAATAATGGTTGATACAATTACTCAGACGGCATTAGCGGCTAAAGAGAAGGCAGCCTAGACTGGCGGAAGCGCGGCAGATGAGGCGACACGTGAGGTAAATGCTCGTTCTTCAGCTATGGAAGCGGCCGGTCAGACTTTCTGGGGTAAATTTTTCCATCCTCTTTCAGAAATGAAAAATAGAATGAAAGCTGAATGGAATGACATACAAACATTCGGAAAAGAATATAATAATGCAAAGAACTAGTCCCCAGTAACTGAAAATAAAAAAGAGGAAGAAAGGGCTCAGGGAGAGTCTGCAAATGCTGCAGAGAATGCAAATGAACGTGTTGCAAAAGCGGAGCAAGACGCTGGAACAGCAGTAGCAGAAACTAATAAAACGATAGAAACGTAGAGTGAGGTTCTTTCTTCTGTTGGCTCAGCCGCTGAGACAACTACTCAATAGGTAATAAAAGGTGAACAAGAAAAACAAGAAGCGATTCAAAAAACTGCTGAGGTTGCTCAATAGTCTAATCCTAATGGAAATACAGCTTACAATCCGCCCTTAACCTTTGAGTCACCAAAAGAACAACAAGAAAGAAGGAGTCAAGAACTAGTGGCGACTCAACAGAGAGAAGCAAAGCAGGAGGCTATAAAAGAAAAATATATTAAGGATAATAATTTATATCCGTTACTTACAGCGCCGTCTGCGACACCTTTTTCTGCATTAACGTCTAATCCCGAAGCTATGAAATGGCTATTAGCTTCTGAATATAATCCTATTCAAGATCCAAAACAGATTTAGGAAATGTTTGGTAAGATGGATAAAAGTATGCCAGGCTTTTTCTTTGGCACTGGTTTGTCTGGTAGTACGGCTACACCACTTGCAGGAAAAACCGATGCGTATGATATTTACTAGAGATGGCACGACTTTGCCGCAAAAATGACAGATCCAAAAATATTAAAGAGCTTTGACGAACTTGGTTTGTTTAGCCAAACAGAATAGTTCCTCGGACGAATGAGGGCTAAATATTCTGATGCAAAATATCCTCAATACCCTAACCCGGAGACAATACCAAAGTATTAGGAGGAGTAGAGAAAATTTTAGGATGAAATAGAGCCACAATTTAGACGATTTTTATCTGATAACGGGTTAAAAAATGATTTTCCATTAAATGGTGGTTTAAGCGAGCTTGTTAAAAATATTTATGCTTTTTAGCAAGCACTCCAATATATTTCACAATAGCAGCCATAGACTCCATCGCCTGCTTCTACTCCTACTCCTACTCAAGCTACTTAGGTACAGCAAACCGCTGAAGAAAATGCTGCACAAGGCAAGAGTAACTTAGCTGAGGCAAATAAAGAAGTAGCAAATTCCGAGTAGGAAGTAACATAGGCTGTAAATGGCACAGTCGATGCTTTGAATAAACAGGGAGAAGCTATAGAAAATGTTACTTCTGCTTCTTCACAGCAGGCACTGAATTCTCCTGCTGACGCTTAGGCGGTATGGAACGAGATTGGGCCAACAACTCTTTTGAATATACAAGACTTGTAGACAGCTTTAGAGTTATTAAAAGAATAGAGCAATGTAGATATTAAAATTAGTAATAGCTCTTTAAATGCTGAAGAACTAGAAAAAGTTAAAGAAAAGATAGCTCAGATTCTAGCGTAGAGCGAGCAGTTAAATAATTAGAAAATTATAATAACAATTGATTCTAAAGCGGTTGAATAGGTTGAACAATAGGCAAAATAGGCTAATGAAGAGTTACAAAAAATGGAAGATACTAGTTAGTAGGCAATGGCGGCAACTAGCTAGACAGGAAATTAGCAGATATTAAATAATCAATATCCTAATTAGGCTGCCGCGCGTGAAGCGGCGCTTGCTAGTGCAGAAGCATCTTTAAATAAGCTACATGCAGATGATGCAGCAGGTAATGGTCCTGCTACAGCAGAAGAACGCATGCAATAGTTGCTAGCAATTGTTAATTAGATTAAAGCGATTGCTCCTGGGATGCTAAAGCCTGGGATCGACACTATGCAAGATGTTGATAAATTAGAAGAAACTCTAACTAAGATTATTAGTATATCAAAAACTAACGGTTCGGAAACTAAATTTATCTGGAGCGACTTAACAGTAACTAGGAATCAGTTAGATGAATTGGGTTATTCTTATGATGCTGCTAGCGGGAAAATTTAGGCTTTAAATTTTGCAAATTAGCAATATCAAATTACACAAGAATAGCTCCAATATTTAATCTAGAATCATATATCATCAGAATAGGCAATCCCAGCATTATTATAGGCACATGAGCAGGGTGTATTAAAACTAACATAGGCTGAAAAGGAACGTCTTGAAACACTTATGGCCTTAAATGCAGAATAGGAGCGTTTAAGCAAGGGAGCGCCTGCAGGCGGCGCACCTGTAGGTGATGCTAATGGAGGCAATGAAAAGGCAGGATGGTGGGCTGCTCTTCGTGGTGCTGCAAAAGGTGGGCGACTCGCTTCTTACGGTAGCGCTGCACGTATGGCCGGAAATTTCTTAGGATCTATACAGGACACATCCACAAGAGCAGGTCAATAGGCTAGCGGATTTTTTTAGGGAGCTGGCGCTATAGCTTCTATTGCTATGAATCCATATAATCCAGTAAACTGGATAATGGGTATATAGTCACTCTGGAGTGCAGTAGAAACTTTTAATGAAAGTGCAAAAGAAGAAGCGGAGCGCTTAAAGAAAGAAGCCGAAGAAGCACGAACTGCCGCAAAAACTGCAGCAACTGAAGTTAGAAGTTTAGAAGAAGGATAGAAAAAAATAAAGAAGTTAGCTGAATCACGTTATGACTCAGAAGAAGCTGCGCAAGAATACTAGGATACGGTTGACTCATTAGTAGATCAATTTCCATAGCTAATTGCCGGGTATGATGCAATGAATAATGCTGTTATAACCGAAACTTCTCTTACTTTAGCGTTAAGCGAGGCTAGACGTGAATCAGCGGAGGCAACTTATGATGCTTTATAGGCTGAACGAAAGGCGGCAGATAAACGAGCTGAATCAGCTGAAAAAGAAATTATTGCTGCTAATGAATTAAGCCCTTATTCTGGTACGAATGACCAGCTTGCTGAGTTTGACTATGAACTTAGTAATTCATTAGCCAGGTATCTTGATTCTTCTAATGATTTAAAGGGAGCTTTATAGCAGTTAACTATAGAGAGACAAGGCAATGAAGATGTATCATGGAGCGATTTAATAAATCAGTTAGAGCCTGAGAATATAGCATAGGTAAATAATTTAAAGGAAAACGTCGCTCTTTTAATGGGGCTAGCAAGTGGCAGTGAAATTAGCAATGATTGGTTTAACTCTTTCATGGATTTATACTTGAGTCAAAAGGATGATACGAGTGCATTTAGTTCTCGCGCAGGAATTTTTGATATATTGTTTATGACTGATAAATAGTAGGATGAGTCACAATTAAATGATGTTATAAAGAACTTTAATAAGGCTAAATAGGAAAAAAAATATTCGGATTTAATTGATTATGGTAATCAACTTATTACGTTAATTCAAACTACTGAAGCTAGAGACCAAAACGAACAAGAGTGGCGTACTAATATTATTGGTGAAGTATAGTCAATATTAGAAGATGCTATTACATATCAAAAAGAATCTGGAACTGCAGCTTCATTAACATAGGCTGAATTAGTTGCATGGCAACGTAAAAATATTAATTCTAAAACTTATGTTAAAGATAATGATGTCACAGCATTTACAGATCTAGCGGCAATAGACTTATAGTAGTAGGCACAAGCAAGTACAAAATCAGTTTCTGATTTAGAAGCAGATTGGCTTGCATAGCCACCAGCGATTTTAACTACTATACAAGAATTTTATGAAAAATTAGAAATAATAGATGCTGAAACAGGGAAACGTGCAAATATATTATTTGATCAATATTATAATGATATGCAGCATTGGACCGGTACAGATTTGATTAGTAGATTTGGTCTTGACGAAGACGAAGATAAAGAAATCATTGAGTTATTGAGAAAGCGTTATACGGAATCTTCAACTACTTTTATTAATAATATAAATAAAAAAATAAATGACCTTGATTTTATAACCAATAAAGATGAGTATTTATTAACAACTATCGAAAAAGGCGGCTAGTAGATATCAGGTATATAGTACGATCTATATATTAGTGCTATAAATCAAGCACAAAAATTTGCTTAGCGCGGTTTAACTGCTACTGCTAATTCATACTTAGGTTAGACTTTATCATTATTAGGATGGATTGAAGAACATATTACTGATCCTGAACAATAGAATCAAATTTATGATATTTTAGTAAAAAATGAAGCTTTTACAAGCAAAGAAGGCTGGGCTAAGGCTGCACAGGCTTTAACAGATGCCGGTTTTGATGATACAGGTTTAATTGAACAAGTGACGGCAGCTGGTAAAACATTTTTAACAAATGTTTCTTTAAGTTTGCAAGCGGCTACATCTAGCTTATTTGAATCGCTAGAAGATTAGAGTAAAAATCTATCTAAAGCATTTTCTGGGATGTCTGTTAAAGAAGCTAATGATTTTCTAGACACATTAAAAAATTATAATATAAATACGTTTAGCTGGTCTGATCTTGAATTAAATAGTAGTGGGAAATTAGCATTAAAATCGAGTAGCGTTAGTGGCTATAGAAATGCAGTATAGACATGGGTTGATAAATAGTTAGAATAGGCAGCAACTGCTAGAGATGATGTATATAGACAACTTTTTGACATTGATAATAGGGGTAATATTACTGGAAATATATCAGATAGAGCTTCTGAATTGATTCGACAAACATTGGGTACAGAACTTGAAACAATTCCAGAGAATAATAAATAGTATATTGAATCATTAATTGAATATGGATTTTTAAGTGTTGATGATAAAGGTAAAGTATAGATAGCTAAAGAATATAATAAAAATAACAATGTAGCAGAGTCAATTAAGGAGTTCAGAACTGCAACTGATAAATCATATAATGTCCTAGCTCAGGGCGCTCAAACAATTGTGGATATGGTTACTTATTCTGCAGAATGGGCGCAGGGTATTTATACTTCATTGTTTAGAAACTTCGGTGAAGGCGCAAATAAAGATTAGCTGTTGTTACAAGCTTTAACTGGCACTCTTAGTTCAACTGACTATGATAAACTTACTGATTTTGATAAGGCAGGTATTAAAAATGCGGCTAGCGCTGCAGAACAAGCGGTTTAGGATTTTATTTCTAAACGCGGCCAAAATATGCATGTGAGTGATTACGCCGCGGCACCACAATATATAAAGAAAAACTTAAAGTCGGCATTAGATAATTTAGGGAAAAGCTATGACAATTTTGAATTATATGTATTAAATTTAACAAAAGATTATACTTCAGAAATTCAAACTATCGTTAATAACTAGGTTTCTGCAATAAACTCTTTATATGAGGTAGGCAATTAGGGTCTTTATGCTATTAATGGAAAAACTGCGATTTCAGCTGATGAAGCTGGTAAGTTAGCATCATTTTTAGGCTATAAGGGCGATGGAACTTTAAGAGAATATTTAGCTGCTCAAGGTTTAGTTTATAATTCTTTAACAAATGAGTTCGATATAACATCTGGTTTTATTACTGATGTTGTAATTCCTGCTTATTAGAAAATTGCTGAAACTGCTAGTAATGAGCAAGAGAAGGAGCAAGCCCAAGCTTAGATTGATAAATATACTAATTTAATGAAAAAAAATGGACAATCAGCTATCGCTACATTAATTAAAAATCGCAAAAATGTTTCTGAAGAAGATATATCAAATGTTGCTAATGCTTTTGAAGGATTAGACTATAATCAAGTTTCAAGTGTTGTCCATGATGGCGTTCTCAATATCGGAGAATTGATAAGTTTATTTTCACAAATTGATAAGCAAACAGCTAAAGAACTCTATACTGCCTATGGGGCAGATCTGGATGAAAGTTTAGGTTTTTTAAATAAAGCGGTTGGCTATGTAGCTAATGGAACGACTAATTAGAGTGAAATTGCAGCTTTTACTAGTGAATATTTAGACGTTGTAGGAGAAGTGCTCGAAGCAGGGAATTGGGTCTATGATAGCGTATTAAAAACTACGACGTTAAGCGGTGATGCTGCATAGAGATACATTTAGGCAAAGCGGGCTAAATTAACAAAAGAGTATGGTGAAGGAAACAAATAGTTTATTGATGAATATTTAAAGAATAATATCATAAGTTAGATGGTTGATACTGGTACTTTAGTTAATGTTGCCACTGGCAAGAGCACTCCATTAGATTCTTATAAATTAGAAAAAAATTTAATGGCCGCATATAGCGCATTAGGGTATGGACCTGGCTTAGCAGCTGGTAGAGCTTCTTGGGCTAAGACAGCGTTATCAGAAGCATCAGGGACTAAACGAGTTGAGGCTTTAAAGAGCCTTTCAGAAGAATTAAGTTTACAAATTACTCCCGAACAATACCAGTAGGTATATGAAGCTCGAACTTAGTCATTGATGGATCTTCAAAATAGTATACATGACATTGAAGCAGGTACTATAATAACTTCTTAGGCAAATGCTCAATTATTAGCTAAAGCTGGATATTAGATTAAAAATAATCAAGATGGTACATATCTAATAGAAACTGTTGGTGGCATGGTCGAAGCATATTATTTAATGTATTAGGAATTATCACAAGAAGCAAGTTCTACGACAGCCCAATTAAATTCAGTTTATGCAGCAATGTTAAGTGAACGAGAAAAATCATAGAGTACTGCAATTGAAGCTTTATAGAATGCTGCTAAAATGTCTTATGAACAATTAGGAACATTATTAGCTTCTATGGGTATGAAACTTGAGGATGTAGCCAAAAATTTTGAAGAGTATGGAATTAAATAGCTTGGTGCTGGGCAGATTCGTATTTATGATTTTGAGGCGTTCGCGGGCAAATTAAACTTAAGTAAGGATTCTGAAGAATATTTATCTGCTTATTCAACCTGGGTAGATTCTATGATTACTGTTAATAAAACAGTAGAAGAATAGATTCTCTCTGAAGTAGATAAAATTAAAGAGGCAAAAATTGGTGATCAAATTAATGTCACTTATTTAGTAGATGCATTTGGTGAAGAACTTCTAGAACTTTTATTCGGTGAGAATAGTATTGCTAATGGTATTTTAACAGTTACCAGCCAATTCACACGTGAGTCTATGGTTGGTTTATACCATGCGCTTAAATCCAGTGATAAAGTTAACTTTAACGAACGCGATTTGGCTAAATTTAAAGATGATTTTTAGACTAATTTTATTAACAAATTATCTGAAGGTATTAATAAGGCTTTAGCAGGAACGTTAACAAATGTTGAAATGCAAGAATTAATTGAAAATCATACTGGTATAACTTCAGATTATTTTATTAAAACTGAATAGGGCTTAAAACTAACAATTGCTCAAGCTACAAAGTTATATTTCTAGTTAAAAGAGATTGATACTATTGCATCTAATATTGTATTAAAAGAATTAATTAAGAGTATGCAAGAAACTGATTCTAATTATAAGACAATGGAATCTACTTTAAGAAGAATCGCTGAGTTACATGAATTAATTAATGCTGCAGATAGTGAAAAAAATAGTGCTAAAAAAGAATAGTATGAAGAAGAATTGAATCTTGCGTTAGAAATTCAACGTGTACGCGCAACTACTCGTGATGATGAATCTTGGGATTTCATGAGTCGTAAAATGCCAGAAGTATTAAATAATCCATTTAATGCTCTCAAGAGCGTTGGCGCAATGATGACGAATTTCAGAAATTCTTGGAAAGAAACAACACAATATTTTGATTTAAATAGCGGACGATGGACTAAGAGTAAGGGCATGATGGGCTTTGATTAGTTCTATAGTATGGCTAACATGATGAATGAACTAGCTCTTAAGACTGGAAATAAATTAGTATTAGCAGGCCATACATTAGACGGTGGCGCCTAGGAATTTGCTAAATTAGTCACTTCTACATATAAGACTTTGGGCATGTTAGAAGATGGCTCAGCTGTAGTTAATTTAGGTGCAATTGGATTAAATTTTGAAACTGGCGCGGATCAAATGCGGCTGGGAATTGAAAATGGTCTTCAAGAGGCAGCAAAGGGTCAAGTACAGATGCTTGATGGAATGATCCAAGTTGTCGAGACTATGGCCGCTATGGAAGAGCTTGGTCAGATTGCTGGCGAAGATATAATGTTGCAATTACCGACAATTGATTTCGATGCCGAAGAAAATCAAGATACTTTAGCCAAGATGAATGAATGGCGTCTAAAATATGTACAAAAATTTATTGAAGGTAGCGAAGAATACGATGAAGATGTAGCAAAAGCTGTAAATAACATTAAATATAAAAATGAAAAAGGCGCAACAATAGCATTAGCAGATATATTTAAGAAAGACATTGCAGATTGGACTGAATTAGAAAAAGCAATAATGTCAGGCTATTATAAAGCTGCTAAATCAGGTAAATTAAATGATCAAAATTAGATCTGGGAAAGTATTCAAGAAGCCTTAGCAGGTGCCGGTCTTGACGGTCAAACAATTACTTTACCTCTTGGTGAGAATGGAACCGAGATTACTTATTTTTATAAAGATGGCTTTGCTATTGAAGTTACTAGTAACGGATTTAAAGTTGGCGATAAGACTTATCCTAGTGAGAAGCAGGCAATTCAGGCTGCTATTCTAAAAAATTTAGGGCAAGTTAACTTAGATGAGGTAACAGATGATAAAACTCCAGTTACTGGCACACTAAAATTGGGCAGTCAAGGTATCAAAGTTAGTTTTGACGATAATGAGCATGTTTAGTATGAATATAATGGAGTAACTTCTAACTCTATTAATGGTTTATTAACGGAACTTTGGAAGCAGGATGAAACGAAAGGCGAGCTAACACTTGAAGAGTGGAAAATTCAATAGGAGTTTACTATTGTTCCTGAGTTCAATAAGGATATTGAATTAACAAATGCTTAGAAAGCAAATCTGGCGGGAAAGTCGGCATTAAATTTACAACAGGAGTGGGCTGATGCCGTAGAAAAAAATACAACAGTTCAATTTGAAGCTAAATATGGCTTTAAGTTAACCAACAGTAGTCAACTTACTGATGAAGCTTTAGAATAGCTATTAGCAGGGAATAAAATAACTGAAACTACAACAGATTTAACTGTTAAACTAAATTCTAATAGCTCACCTATTGCATCCGTGTTAGAAGCTGGTAAAACTACCGTCGATGTTACACTGAATGTAGCGGTAGTAGGCCCTGGTGCGGGCTTAGCTCAAGCCATGTTCGGAGGATAGACGACTTCTGAACAATAGTAGCCACAAAAACCAGCGCCAGGTAAATAGCCTCCACCAAGTTAGCAGCCACCTTCTGGCGCAATATATGATACACCAGATTCATATCGTACTACGCCAACAGTTACTACTAAGTCTGTCGGTGTTGAAGGCGCAGTTATTGTTGGCACCTTTACTACTGAAAGTATGGTGGCTAATTTTGTTTAGCCAGATGGTAGTATTTCACAAACAATAACTATCCTTGGTGTACCAGTGGCTGTCGAAGGCGGAGCTACTAGCGAAGATGTAACATTAGTATATACTGGAGAAACAACTGGCTTTACATTATATAAAGGTGGCGTGCCGGTTGCATAGTTCACGACCGAACAAATTCTAACAGCATTGAATGTAGCTGACTTAGGTGAGTATTAGGGCCATCGTCTTGTATATAATTTTTAGACAGAAGAATTTGAATTATGGAAGGGTAGTACTCGTATAACTGCTTTTTCTACAGAAGAAATTGCTTCTAAATTACTCCTTGATAAAAATGTCACGCCTCTATCAAGAAATACTGTATTACAATACAGAGGCGAGACAGAAGGCTTCCAAGTTATTGATCAAACAACTGGTTAGCCTCTTGTAATTTTGGGTACTGGCGAAGGAAAAATTGAAGAAGTTGAAGGAACTATAGTTAAAGATGCTGATGGTAATGTTCACTTTGAATTTACTGATGATACTGGTACTATATACACTGTAGATTTATCTCAATTTTCTGGTTTAGTAGGCACTGGCGCTACAATTGATCCTACAAAATGTAAAGCGAAATTTAATAGTGACACTGGCACAATAACATTTTCATATGAAGCCGGTGGCGAAACTATAAGTGAAGAAGTACCAATAACTGGTGTTAATTTAACTGGTACTGCTGCATTAACTGATGCAAAAGTTACAGAAATAAAGGCAGCTATCGCTAATGCTAAAGGGTTAACTCCAGACGAAAAATTAGCATTGTTAAATGCATTAGGTGTAGATAGTTCAGATTATACAATAGATTTAGGAACAGTGACGCCAATCGCAACGGTAGGAACTCCTGAATTTTACGGCTTATCTGAAGGTGATAGGTTCTTAGCGAGTATGACTTCTGCTAATTGGACAGAAAGTGCTGCTTAGAGTCATGTGGCAAGTAAAGTATATAGTCCGTTAAATGGCACTTTATCACATGAGCTCACTCCAGAAGCAACAGCCGCCTATCATGATATTGAAACAAAAGTTAGAAATGGACAAACTCTAACATCCACAGAAAAAAAGTTTTTAAACTATTTAACACATTCACAACGGCAAAATTCACATTATAAAAATGAAAAAGGTGAAAACGTATTCGTAAGTAAACAAGCTCAAGATTTATTAAATGCTAACGCTCTTATTGAGGAAGAATTAATGACATCTTTAATTCCAGCTTTAGCTGGCCTAACAGATATTAATTATGATAAAATTCTTTCTTTAAGTCAAGCTTTAGGAACAATTGCTATGTCTGGTATGGATATTCAAAAAATTAATTGGCAAGACATAGTTACAAATTTAAGTGCATTGTCTGGTATTAATATTGCTCCTAAAGCGCTACAAGATCTAGGTTAGCTTGCAGGCGTGATGGCTTTAATCAGCGGTGGCACCGTAAAAAACCAATTTGGTGTGGAAGTACAATCAAACGGTTTACCAGCATTGGCTACTAGTTTAGGTAATTTATCTAATATTTCTTATCCAAAAATTAGTGAAGGTTTAAATAGTATTGCCACTGCATTAAGTAAAATATCATCTGTTTTATATCCAGTTGATAATAAAGTACCTTTTAAGTCTACTTAGACTGATACCACTAATACTAAAAAATAGGAATTATAGGCACTCTTAGATGGCGACTGGAGTGAGCTTGATCCAAGTCAATTAGAATCAGCTGTTGAGGATATGAATCATATTCTAGATGAATAGGCCGCTGAGGATACATCATTCTCTGACCGTTTTTAGACAGCTACTGAGAAGTTTACAATAAATGCAAAAATGTTTAACCATATGATTCAATTAGCTAATGATGCACTTGGTTCTACTCAAATGCCACAAGGTTTAATTGATCTCAAAGGTATGATTTTACAGTTAGTTGGTATTGCTCCAGATACTGAAGAAGCAAAGCATTTAACTGATTTATTCAAAGGTAGTGTAGAAGATTTCGCTAATACGCCAATCGGACAAATTAATGCTGGCTTTAATGAGTTATAGAAGTCAATTGATAAATTATCTAGTGCAAACTTTAACGGCGGTTCTAGTGGATTAATTGACGTAAGAGGCGCTATATCATTATTAGCAAAAGCTAGTTTTGGTGCAGTAGCTAGTGGATTAAGTAGTATAAAGAGCGCTTTAGCAGGATGGAGCTTCCCACAAATACCAGCCTCTTCTGGCGGCAATACGGCTTCTTCTAATGCAAGTCAATCTGCTTAGATGCATACTGCTGTAGATGCAAAAGGAACAATTGGCCCCGCACAAGCAACTGGCACTCTAATGGGCGAACTCGGCCCTGAACTTTATGTATCAGGTGGCCGGTATCATATCGCTGGTCAAAATGGTGCAGAATTTGTTGATTTACCTGATGATGCAATTGTCTTTAATCATTTACAAACTAAGAAATTATTACAAACTGGCGTGGCTGGACGCGGAACGGCTATTACTAATGAACGTACAGCAGTAGCCTATGCAAAAGGCACTGGCCCTGCGATGGCTAGCGCAAGTGCTGTATTGGCTACATTAAAAGAATTGCGTGATGCATGGTAGCGTTTAACTGATTTACCACTAAGTTAGCTAGCTGGCATGGGCGGCGGCGGTGGTGGCGGCGGTGGCAGCCAATTCACTAAAGACCTCGAACGGTGGTTTAATATACTTTAGAGAATTGCACGCCTTGAAAAACTTATTACGCACGAAGAACAATTATAGTCAAAATTAGAGAATGATCGTTTAATTCATGGAAATTAGATATATGCTAGTTAGCAGCGAGAGGCTCAAGCGTTACAGTAGACAATCAATGAAAATCGTGAATTACTTTCTTTATAGCAAGGTCGTTATCAAGAGCGTATTGACTAGCTCATGCGAGATAATGCATTCTTCCAACGTGTATATACTATTGATTAGAATACCGGAGCTATTTAGTTAAGAAATAGAGAAAATACACCAGAAGGTGAAGCAATTACATATAATGGTAGAACTTATGATGATGCGTATGCTATTTTAGCTGAAATTGCTGGTGTTAATCCAAACACAAATGAACCATTACATAATGCTAAAGAACAACTAGCTATGCTACGCGAAGTATTTGGTGATGCATTAGTAGATTAGTATACTACTTATGATTCTTCTGGCAAGAAGATTACAAGTGATGAAGAGCGTGTACGCGCTTTCTTTGACATGGCTGATGGATTAAAAACTGAAGTAACTACTTTATAGGATACTTTAGAAGAAACCGAAAATGGTATTTTAGAGAATCAACAAAAATTATCTGAAATTCTTTAGAAATATGTAGATAACTAGTTGGCGGTGGAATAGGAGCTTACTGAGGCTATTGAATCACGTGAATAGGCTGCAATTGATGAAGCATAGAAAGAACGTGATGCATTTAGTAAGCAATAGACAGCATTAATTGATGGTTTAAGTGCATAGTTAGATAAAGAGCGTAAAATGTATGAACGGCAACAAGCCGGAGAAGATTTAAATAAAATGCGGCGTTAGCTAGCTATTTTATAGAGATCTGGCGGCTCTCAATCTCAAATTCGTTCTTTGCAAGATCAAATCAATTCTGCTTCTTAGGAAGCATATTTTACTGCACAGCAAGATCAAATTGATGCAATTAAAGAAGCCTCTGATTTATAGTTAGAGCGTATGGATACTCAAATTGAATTAATGACAGAAACATTGGAATATTAGAAAGAAAATGGATTATTCTGGCCCGAAGTTACTTAGATTATGCAGCAAAGTCCAGAAGAAATTATGAATTTTATTTAGACTTATAAGCCTAATTATCGTAGTGATTCTGAGTTGCAAATTGAAGAGAATTTACGTCAATTAAGGAATATTGTAGAGCAATGGACAACAAGGAGAGATGACCCGAATGCTCTTGACGTTAATGGCAATATTACTGAAACTCCAAATGACGTCTATTCAATGTATAGTAACTGGTATACAAATACAGCATATCGTCAATTTAGTACCGCATTGTTCTCTGAGAATTATGCTGAACGAGATAAATTAAATTAGGATGCTATTAATGCATTCTACGAAACTTGGAATAGAACAGGCGATTTACGGTCTGCACAAGACGCGGCTGCCGCGGTATTCTAGTCACATGAGGATAGATTGAGTGAGAGCGATAGGAATAATCATGCATGGTAGATTGAGTAGAGGAATAATCCTCCTGGTGGCGGAAGCAGTGGAAGCAGTGACTCTGGAGCTTCAGATAACAATGCAACTCTCAAGGTAATCGTATATGTAGATGGAGAAATAGAGTCAAGAAAAGCATATGTATATGCTGAACCTTTTATTGTCATGCCAAGGTTCTTCGGGATGCCTCGTGAAGGGTATGATGTTAGTATTACTCCATCAGAAGGCTTTACAATTTTACCTGGAGAGACAAAACAACTTACAGTTAAGTATACTAAAAATGCAACAACTTCTTATTCGACTGTTACAGAAACACCGCCTACGGATGAGTTAACTCCTCATACATTCCAGGGGCAAAAAGATAACACCATTGCATCAAAAGGAATAGGATATACTGCAACATAGAGTTATGCTAGTGGTAATAGTGATTATAGAACTCGATTAAATAATTTACTAAATCGTCTCAATTCTTCTTCAACATCGTTCGCACCAGACTTAAATAATTTAACAACAGGTATTGTTATGCAATCTTTCCTCAACTCTTTAGCGTCTTTAGATAATTTTTCTACTTCAATGGAAGTTTTGCGACAATTGCAACAAGAGGCTGGTAATTAGGTCACTAATATAGTGAACGTAAATAATCCTGTTATCAGAGATGAAGATGATATATAGAAAATTTCTGATACTATTGAATAGAAATTATTATCAATAGCTAAGAAAACTGGAGCTTACATGAACGTGCGTTAAAGGAGGAGTTAAGATGGCTATGAATACATTAATAGGGCAAGAAATTCCCTAGACCGGACCTAAACGAACTTAGGTCTGGCAAGCGACTCATTATGAGGGAGGCAATCGCCTCCCTCTAATGAACCGCTCTTTTATTAGTTTTAATTATGATAATCATTGGTGTGAAGATATGGGAGTAATCGCTACAATAGATGGAGATATGATGTCAAAATCTATTTACGGCAATTTTAATGATGTTGTAAGCGATTTAGAAGGAGTCGATGGCCAATTATATTGGAGCACGCATTTTACTAATAATACTTTATCTTTTACATTATCTACTGACGCCGTGACTGAGCGCCAATTGGATGAAATTAAAAGGTGGTTAAAACCGGGAAAGATTGCCCCTTTAGTACTTGCAGAGAATCCTAATCGAGAAATTTTAGCTCGTATTAGTGATAATCCTCCTGAATATAATATGTTGCCTTTTGAACAAAAAGAAAAAATTAAGCTTGGCGGATATGAATATACAACAAGCACAACGGTATATCGGGGAAGCTTTTCGGTGACTTTTATAATGGATGAACCGTTCTGGCATGCTAAAAAAAATATTCTAGATATGGATAAGATTTTATATTGGAATAACGCTAATGATAATAGAAGTGAAATTATTAAAGATAAGGATGCATTAAAAATTATTTTAGAAGATGGTATCCCATTTGGCTCTGTTATGTTAGAGAATGAAAATATGTTATATGGCGTTCCAAAGAAATATAAAGAAGCATCGAATGATCCGGGCACTCTTCCAATTGTCGGAAAAGCAAAGGTCGGCTTAGCGAAGTTAGGCAGCTGGTTCCATTCCTATGACAATATAGAAAATTTCAAATTTTTAGGCGGGGAAAGCCAAGCTCAATATTTTTATTATCCTGGAACTGCGCCTTCCGCGCCGACTCTTAAATTTAAACTAACTCCAGTTTTTGATTTAAATGGTTATATTACAATGCCAAATAATTCTTATTCTAGCCTTAATAATAAAGGATATAATACAATCACAATTGAAGGGTATAATAAAAAAGAATTGCATTTAACAACGCCGACAGTTTATACTGCTTATAATTAGGCTATTGCTATTGTGAAGTAGGCTGTTGAAGGGCAAAGTAATATTAATAATAAAATTAAAATTGATGCTGGCGAATTACGTTAGCTATTAAGAGATGGCGTTAATCATTGGGCTGTACGAAGTTATGCAATTGCAACTTTTGATAGAATAAAAAGTACGGCTCAAGAGGGTGAAGATTGGTTATCTTCATTAATCGGAGAAATGAAGGGATTCTTTACAGATGACTCAAATGAATTGACTTCTGCATCTTTTGTCATTAATTGTGAGACTGGAGAAGCTCTTGGCACTTTTAAATATCGAGTATATAATGCGGCTTCTACTAAGAGTAATAAATTTGAGATTACAGAGCATACCGAGCAAGTTGGAGATATGATCTTATCTAATAATTTTATTATTGAGGAACGTAATTACTTCTCAGAAGATGGCTTTATTCGCGCGTGGAGTAATGAGCATAAAAATTACAGCCATCGTATTTATCATGATTTTGGAGTTATGTCTAATGGAGAATTAGTAGAATCAGAAATGGGGCTGCAAGATTTCTTAATTGAGTATAGATATTATTACTATTAAGAAAAAGGAGATGAAAGGAATGAATATAGAGGAAAGAAAATATGAATTGTCTGTATGGACAATTTAGGATGAATACATTGTTACTTTGACTAAAGGGGCTGGTCAGGTACAAAAGGCAGAATTTAAGAATAATGTTGATGGTACTATGAGCCTTAATTTTGAGATTCCTATGTATATTAGGAGAAATGGAGAACGAATTGAAAACCCCATTTGGTGCAATACAATTAATGGTGTAATAATGGCAGACCTCAAAAAGATTAAATTAATTTTTAATAAACATACTGACGATGAAGCAATCTATGAATTTATTATTACAAAAGTAACTGAATCACATGAAAAGGATATTTTAACCTGCAAAGTTGAATGTGAAGGATTAGCTTTCCATGAGTTAGGTAAGCGAGGATATAAAATTTCTTTAACAACAGATGATTATATTAATGATGTAAATGATTGGTTTCATAATGTACCAAAAGAAGAATAGACAATTTTATTAGCCAATCCTGACGCCGATTCTGTTACATTAACTTTTTCTTCTTTAGTTGCTAGTAAAAGATATTATAGCGTTGGGCAGTCTCCTACAACTGGGTAGGTTATTGATCCAGAACCAGTAGATGGTGAAACTTATCATCGTATTATAAAATTAACTGATTTGAAACCGGGCACTCAAATTAATATTAACAGTGAAGATGGCACACTTGCTCGGCCATGGATTTTAATAGATCAAACTGATAATAGCATGATTACTTGCGCGCAAAGCAAACGCGCATATAATGAGACAATAGTAGTTCCTAGTGAATATGTTGTTAATAATATTAAGAAAATAATTACAAAAGCAATTTTAATTGTTTAGTTTAGAGAAAATGTTGGCGGCATGACAATAAATGATGCTTTTGTTACAAAAATGATTAATCAGAGCTATGGGCCACTTCCGCAGGCAAATATTGAATACTGGTTAAATAAATTTTTATCTCCATATCCAAGTTATGGTGTTAATTTATTATAGCCTAATGTATCTTATGATAACATAACGGCTGGGATGAGTGTGCCAATCAATCCAAGAAAATGGTACTATACAATAAGAATGAATTGGGGCGGATTTTCAGAATATACTGTTAGATAGCCTAATAAAATTTATGAAGAAGAATATGTTGGCTCATGGGAATACGACAGTGAGAATGAAGCAATTTATGCTAATGCAATGGTCGATAAGCAAGAAAAATATCGTTTAGTTGATCTACAAGAAAGCAATATTTATAACCTAACGCAAGACCTTGCAAAAACTTTTGGCGTGTTTTGCCGCTATGAATATTTATATGATTAGCAATATCATATTATTGGGCGCTTAATTGTATTTTATAATAGTTTTTTTGAAGAACAGAATGGTTATTTAGATATAACTTATCCATATTCTACAGATACAATTACTCGTGAAATGGACGGCAGCGAAATAACTACTAAATTATTTGTAAAGCCAGTAAGTTTAGAAGAAAATGAAGAAGTAGATATAATGAATTTAGATACTAATAAAACTTTAGAAGATTATATTCTTAACTTTAATTATTTAAAAACAATTGATTCGCTTACGGAAGAATAGAGACAAGGCATAGATAATTTTGAAGTTTAGATGAGACAATTGAATAAAGAAATTATTAAATATAGTGAAATGGAAATTAGCTTTAATGAGCCATTGGTTGATCTTGAAGCAAAACGAACAATAATTGAAAATTCTATCAATGAGAATACAAAAGCATTAGAAGAAATAGCACGTTCGCGCGCGGCATTAACATAGACAGGATACTTAACTGTTGGTTATGGTTTTGTCCTTTCTGAAGAAGATGACCCCCATTTTGCAGAACGCGGTAAATCTAACAAAATGCCTGAATTAACAATTATTACTGCAATGGAAGGGCAAGCAGAATTTGATGATTCGGCCTTTTAGGATGATGCAGTTGTTAGGTTTTCTTCGTCCTCAGTTACTGGGAAAAAAGAATATTATTCAGTTGGCGAAAGCCCAGTGGCTGGTCAAGAGATTACTAATGTTACACAAGATGCAGATCATACTCATTATATTATTAAGATGACTAAACTAAAGCCTGGTGAATAGGTTATAGTAAATAGCCAAGAGGCTGGAACTGCTCGGCCATGGATTTTATTAGATTAGAGTAATAAATTAATAGCGTGTTCATAGGGTCTTGTATCTAATTATGAAGTTATTACAGTGCCAGATAAATATGTTGTAAACTCTACTACAAATTCTATAACAGGAGCAACTTTAATTATTCAGTATTAGGAGATAGAAAATGGTATCCCTAAAGATTCTGCTGAAATAATAAAAAAGGTCAACGTTGCAGTATATCCTTATAGATGGGAACTTAAGTTAAAAAATAAAGGAATACTATCTGATGTAAGCGTTTCGACATTATAGAGTTTAAATAATACAATGTTTAGCAATGAAGCTCTGAGCATAAAGCCAGTTGTTAAATTAGGGGTATATTATAACTATGATTCTAGAACAAAATTATTGGAAGATGAAATATAGAATTTTTAGATTGAATATGACGATTATGGGAATCCAATTCGTTTATATAATATAATTTTACCATATTCACATGCTGTATTGGATGCAAATGGAAATAATGTTTTAGATTCTGACGGAAATCCAGTATATGAGCCGCTAGATTTACATAAAAAAGTTTATCTTACATATACTTATTGCCCTTCTCTTTACTTCGAGAAAGCTCGTATTATGCTAGAAAACAAGCAAGCAAAAGATATTAATGAGTTATCCGTTACTGAAGCTACTTTATCTAAACTAAAAAGTATAATTGATACCGTAGTAAAATATAAGGAAAATAGATTATCTCAGAAAGAAAGTTTGCTTGAAGATTTTGAGCATTTAATGGGGCCGGCGTTAAGAGAAGGATATTGGATGCCAGAAGATTATAAAGATTATGGTGACAGATATAATACAATCATGCCTATTAGTACTTATTATTATGATAATTGGGTATATAATAATCAAGGTGAGCCAGAACGAATAACTGATATAAATGGTTTCCCGTTATAGGCATCTACTCCATATTTAAGTTTTATTTGGGATGAGCGGCCTTATGATCAAGAACAACTATCATATTATGAGGTTGGCGTACAATAGGATATTGAGTATTATCCATGTTATAATTTAAATCATCTGAATACTAAAATATATGATTTTTGCAAAGAGCATGTCAAAGATTTAACTTTTAGTTTTAATACTCCTGGCGCAGATCAAACTGGTCAGGGCGCGCAAAGAACAAGTTTTAATATAGGCTCTTAGCTTGAATTTGGTTTTGTAAAAGCAACTTATCTAAATGAAGGATTTAGCTTTAAAATAGATAGCAATGGGTATGTCTTTAAAAATGGACATCCAGTTGTTTTAAATAGCTCAGGCAAAGAAGCATCTATGGGATATGATAGTGAAGGGAATCCTACTAAAAATATTAATTATGAGGCGGCGCCGTGCCTAATTTTAACAGGCGCAAAGGACGTCCTGCCGCCAGAAAAGAAATTCATTGATTATTTATAGATGCAAAAAGCATTGCCTGTATTAACAAGTACAAGTTTTTATATGAAATGGCTTGAAGCTGTGCGCGCAGATCCTGTCAATGGCGTGCCACAAAATGAGAAAGATGATAACGGAAATGTCTATAAGACATATTACCTAGCATATACAAATAAAACGAATGTTAATGATACAGAAAGTGTAGATGTTAGTACATTAGCAAACGGTAGCGAGTATTATAGAGTTGCTACTGAAATTCATAGTGTAACTACTACAAATGCAGGGCAAGTAGATAAAATTGAACTATTCTTTTTGAATAAAATGATCCATAAGTTCAAAAAGGTTAGCAATGATAGGATCGATTTTGTTTCGCGCGATGATGACGACAATTTAGAGACTTATGCGCCATATAAAGGATACATGTATCCAGATATTCTATTTAATAAAAAGCCGATGCTGGTTTATCCGCGCTTTAAAATTGATTCACTAAAATTAAAGAATACAGAAGATTGGCTACGCTTATCAATAGATGGAGTAGTACGAGAAACTGAAGATCATTAGTTCGTTCATTAGTTAGCGAATTTCAGTGATTATACTGTCTTTACTCGTGGAGGACTAAAAGGAACAGTTGAGGATTTTGAAGATATAACCATTAATGAAAATACAACAATGGATGATATTGATGATTGGTATGAAAAAACAGCATACTATATTACTTTAAAGCCCTCTGTTATTTTTGAAGCTGGCATTTAGCATGATGATAGTAGTGATCCTTAGATCCCAACAACCTTAAAACCAGTAGCCATTTCTTATGTTTTATCTAATGCTGATTTACATATTTATTTGGATGGGTTACAGGTCTCGAAAGAGAACGCTTTCCCAAAGGTTTCATATACAGTGACTCCGCGTTTTATTGATAAAACTGTGGCAATTAAGTCTTATCAGTGGCTAAATCGTATTGTACATATTAATGATAATGATTTAAAATTTAAAAATGTTTTAGGTTATATATCTGAAATTACTTTAAACTTAAATAATCCGTCAGAGGATAGCTTTGAAGTTAAAAATTATAAAACCAAATTTGAAGATTTATTCTCTACTATTATAGCATAGTCATAGGAAATGAAGAAGCGCGAGCATTCTTTTGAAACTGCCGCTTCTGCCTTTGCGGGAGATGGCACTTTAAATCCTGATTCTATGGGCAGCCTTAATGGAATTAATATAAGCTATAATGGAGGTCGATTAAGTTTAACTGAAAGAAATGGATTAATGGGAGAGAGCGATGCTGGCGCGGTAAGTTTTTAGTATAATGGAATTTTTATTGCAGATACTAAAAATAATGATGGCTGGGATTGGAGATAGGCAATAGGGCCAAAAGGAATTAGCGCCGAATAGATTACTCGCGGCCAGTTAGATTTATCAAAATTATCTATTTATTCTGGCGATAATATTTATATGCAAATGAATAATGACGGTTTGTTTGCCTATAAAAATTATATGATTGACTCAAATAGATTAAATGGTGATAACATTGCGGCTAATTTTTCTAGATATACTACAACGCCTGAATCTACATATGTTACTTTAGATGAACTAATCCGAAGCAATAATACAGAATCTTTATATAAGCAGTATGTACATTTTAGCGAGAATGGATTATTCTTAACTGCAGAAGAAGGCGCCATGATATTAAAAAGTAAGACTTAGGATGGCTCTCGACAAGAGAAAATTAGTTTTAAGTCTGAAGGAGAAAATATAGTTACTTCTAAAAAGTATTATGATTTGGGGTCGGCCGCGGTAGTAGGCGGTAGTCTGGGAGAGCAATAGACCGGTACTAAAAATCATACGATTATTACTGTTAGTGGATTAAAGCCAGGGCAGTAGATTGTTGTTAAGTCATATGATGGACCTAATGCAAGGCCATGGGTTCTAGTTGATCAAAATTAGAACATTATTTAGAAGTGTGCAAGCAGGAAAACTCCAGAGAACGGCGAATATATAGTGGTTCCTGAAACAGTAACAACTGCTACATTGATTGGACAATATTGCGACTATACCAGTACTGGTGGATACTCAATTGAAGACTGCTATATTTAGTTAGCGAGTGGAAATGAATATAAGTATGAAAGGTAGAATAAAGATGTTAACCGAGTAGAAATTAGTTGGGATGGTTTGGTTTTAAGAAATTGGGCTGGAGAAACAACCTTTTATGCTAGTCCTGATACAGGTAATTTGTATATTTCTGGTACTTTAAATGGAAATACATTACGCATTGCTGATGAAGCGGATTGGGAGTTAGGTAATGAAGGTAGGACTTTAGACGCTTATTTAGGGGCGAATTTTCCAACAAAAGATGAAGTAGAGCATACATTAGGCGAGTTAAAACATGATACTGATTAGGCTCTTACTAATTTAAATACTACTATAACTAAGTTAGAAACTACTCTAAAAGAAGATAATGCTACTTTAAATACTAAGATAGAAGAAATTAATACCACTTATGGACGAAGTTCTTATCGTGGGCCATTACATCCTACTAATTTTAAAATTGGAGATATTTGGATTAAGACAGAAATATTAGAAGATGACACTAATCCTTATAACTTAAAAGAAGAACCGGAAAATAGTGGTATTTATATTATTAATCCTAATGCAGAAAATAATTACGCTAACGCAAAAATTTTAGGGCAGTATACTGCGGTAAAAACATTTAATAAGACTACAGATAATTATCCTACAGGCATTTCAAGTGATACTGATTGGATAAGCAATGATAGCGGTGCATATTGGGTTGAAACATATGACGCCACTTTAACTAATATTACTGGAGCTGCAATTAATATCGACCAAGAAAATCAAACAATAGATGTGCAAGCAAAAACAAAAATTTCTTTATTATCCCCAGGAGATATTAAAATAGTTGGTAATAATGTTAAGATCATTGGCAGTGATGTTAAGGATAGCAATAATCCGGGTACTGTAACGATTGGTGGAACAAATATTAACCTTGCGGCTACTAGTGAATTAAATATTTTAAGTAACAGTGTGGATGCTATTAATAATATTTCTTTAAATTATGAGGGTATTAAATTATATTCAGATGTTGGTATTGATTTTACCGCATCTAGTGTAAAATATTGGTTTAAAGACATAACAGGCGAAAAGGCATATTATAGCATTCCTACCACCCCTGGAGAATCTATTACTTATAATACTAATGCAACATATGAGCATCGTATTATTGTTATTGAAAATGTAACGCCTGGATAGAAATTTATTATTAATGCAGCAGATGGCGATACCGCGCGGCCATGGGCACTCGTAGATACTAGTGGGAATGGTTTAAAAGTTATTGTCGCGGCCGCCAATAAAAAAGCGAATGCTGTTGTTGTAGAGGTGCCTAGTAGTTATACAGCAGATGGAACGACGGTACAAGTAACTAGCGCGACACTCATCGTTTAGCATCGTACTACCTCGACAGATATTTTATTGAATAAGGCATATGTAATAGATAATAATAATTTGAATACTATATCTCTTGGTAAAAATGGTTTATGGATGGGTAGCAGCAAAGAAATTAACTTGTTTTCTAATCGCCTGGGAGAGACCTCTGGAGGAGCAACCGTTTCTATTAATAGTGACCGTATATTATTGGGATTAGCTAATTCTAATAATGCTAGCACGATTAAACTAACACCAGAAGAAATTTTATTAGGCACTGGTTCTGTATCATTAATTGAAACAACTACTGGCACTGGAGTAGATATTAAAAATAATTCAATTATTTTAGCCACTGAATCCGAAAAAGAGAATGAAACTATTCGTAGCGGTATTATATTGGATAACAAAGGCTTTGCAACTTTTAGTGCAAAGAAAAATACATTATAGGGAAATGATTCTAATGTATTTTCTGATGGAAGTTATGTGAAAGTATATCATAATACATTTGAGATTGGTAGCTTAGCTAATATTAATATTAATAGTAATAATTTTAAATTATACACAAATACTGATTCTACTAATCCTGTTACTAGGTTTGCGTTAGGGGTTGGATTAAATAATATTAATGGGCTAGATTAGATAAGTGATGAGGCTGCTCGTTATACAGCATATATTGACGCAATGAATAGTGGCAGCAAAGTCGGTCTTGTTTTTAATGGTTCTACGTTATCAATTTGCGGCAACATTTACGCTCAAAGTGGTTATTTCAGTGGCCATGTGGAAGCTAGTAGCGGAACGTTCCATGGAGCAATTATTTCTACTAAAGGATATTATCCTGATAAGGTTAATGATCCTACTAAATATTATTAGCCTTTCTTTAAAGCAGACTCAAATGATTTAGGTATGTACATAAATAGCGCAGATCATTCTGAAGCATTAGATACGAATGTAAGAGATAAGTCACAAACTTGCAAAATTGAAATAAATAATTCTTCAGTAACAGCGAATCAATATGCTACTGAGAAATTATTATGGTTTGAAAATGGTGAATTGCATGTTAAGGGAAGTATTACAGCTACTAGTTTTACTTTAAATGATAATACTTTATCACAAATTATTAACCCTGAAGAATATTAGTACTCATATTATGCATAGGAATAGCCTATTACATCTATTGGACAAAATTGGAGATGGTCTTCAACTATTGCAGAAGCTGAAGAATCTATATCCAGGCCGTATTATCTCTGTACAAAACAAATTGGTTATAAAAATAATGGGGCCACAGAATTATTAACGACTTATGCTATTACATATGTTCCTGCTGCTGGATAGCAAGGTCCTCGTGGTGCTGATGGACAAGATGGCGCCGATGGACAAGATGGGCAAGATGGACAAGATGGCGTGTATGTTACTTCTATTACACCTTTATATTTTTTAAAAATTGACAATAAAACAATATCGCCAAACCCTCCTGCAAGCTCTACCCCATCCGCTTATAATTAGGCAGCTACAGTGATTACTGACAGTAGGAATGCGCCTGGTATATGGGTAACTATTGTCCCAGATATTTATTATACTGTTCAGCAAGAGGGTGAAGACCCTTAGACGGCTATATATGATGGTAACTATTATCGTTGTGAATAGTATGTCTGGTCTGATGATGTCTCAAGCGATCAAACACAACGACATATTACTTATTCGCAAGTATATATAGACTATGGGCTAACCACTGCTGTATATACAGCTACCAGCGCTTCTGAATAGGCTACCTAGGCAAGTAATATTACTGAAGCTTTTACTAGCAATGGGTTACATTCTAATCTTAGCTGGGGAGGTCATAATTGGGGTGTTGCATTAACGTCTGCTACAAATTTATTGATTGGCGCAAATGGTATCGCAGACCCTAGTGGTTCTAGTAATGCTTAGCCAGGCGATTGGGGTATTTGGATAGCAAAGAGTGCGGCTTATAGTGATGGCGCTGCCATGGTATTAAATAGTAGCGGCATCGCATTAAATGCAGCTAATATTATTTTAACAGCAACGGACAACAATGTTTCTACGCAAGTACTTGCTCTCAATAGTACCGGCTAGAATAAAGGCATTGTTTTAGGTAGTAGTGGTAATATTTCAATGTCCGGAGGAAGTATTTCTATGACTGGAGGGAACATTACTGCTACTGGTGGGAATCTTAGTCTTTATACTCAAGCTAGAGATGGTGATAGTAATCCAAAAGGAGCTTTTACATTAAGAACTTCCTGGGAAGAAAATGGTACTGATGTTGAAGGCGTAAGATTTGATATGACTAATACTAGTTCTTATATTACATTAACTGACAAAGGCTTAAATATAGCTAGTAAAGAGGATACTAATTATTATGCACATTTAGGGAGTTCTGATATTACATTCCACGCAGGAAATAATAATTCTATTGTATTAAATGATAGTGGAATCTCATTAACTGGAGCAGATATTAATTTTAATGTAAGTTCGAGCGGTATTGCTCTTAATGGGGCAAATATTTGGGTTAATGGGAAAAAAGTATGGAATGCTAGTACAATTAGGATTTTACGCCAAGGACAAACTAAGGAAGCCTTAGTAGCAGAAGTATATGATGATGATGATGTAGATGACTGGGTTTTAATTACACCAAATTATGCCACTACCCTCTTATATAATTTTACGCCCAATAATCCTGGAGGGATAATGGAGGTTAATGGAACTAAAAGTGGTACTTGGACTAGTGCTTCCAATGCAGTTATTGCAGATACAAGTACTCCATTTAAATATACAATCTCTTTTAATTATAAAGTAACCTATAAGACGAGAGCTGGAGGAAATTATATCAAAATAGCTATTTCTTCTTCTAATGGTTCAAGCTCTCGAACACTTACACTGGGTGATTCGAATGAAATTTTATTAGGTGATTTTTCTAGTCCAACAAGTTTTTCATATACTTATGTCACTAGTAATGCTTTAGAAAATTTATTGGCTCAAGGGTATTCTTTAGGTGATATTACCTTAACTAACCGAACAGGTACGGCAACATATAATATCACAGATTTTTCTTTGGCTATAGAGTCTAGTTTTAATTCTTCGTCTATGACCGCAGATTGCGCTGTTACTTATTACACTCCAGGATGGAAAAAATTATATACCACTTCTTAGACATAAAAAATAGGGCCGACTCTTTTGAGTCGGCCCTTTATTTTTATGCCTTTAAATAAGGCATTAGCGCAGTTAGCTCGTCAGGAGTAAAATCTATATTCCCTATATCGTCCATACTAACTGGTTCTACGTTTAAATTAATTTTATCTGTAATTAATGTAGTAATCTCTTGTTCAAATTGACGCTGCTTTTCAGGCTCAAATTGAATGTGTCCTTGCTCATTTTGAACAATATTACCATCATCGTCATACTTGCAATACTTACGAATTAATTCATTCCTCTAAGAATCGAATAGTTCGCATTCATTTTTTACTTCTCTATTGATTCGAGCAATTTGAAACGCCACCTTGGCGGGGAAGCTTTTAGAAGAAACATTCTTTAAAGCATCAACGCTGCCAAGCATTTCATTAATACTAATTTCAATCATTCTATATCTTCTCCCCATGTTGATTTATTATTTCTTAATAAATGTACAAAATATTTTCCAATACAAATTGCATCCGCTTCATCTTGCGTGCAATCCTATTTATACCAAACTTTTACTTGTGCCTGCGCCAATTTCTTTTTGTTTTCGCGGCCGGCGCCAGTTCCTACATCGCAGTATTTTCGCCAAGCAGTTGAATAAACTAAATCATGCTTAATTCCTGCTTCATATATAGCATCGAGTAGAACGCCTTGTAAATTAGCCAATGTTCTATAAGTCTCAACTTGATAATTATTATGGCCAAAACTTTGTAACTGAATATTTTCTATTCCTATGAAGTCTGGTTGGCTTTCTTGTATCATTGCAATGAGCCATTTCTTCACTTGATTAATTCTTACCTCAGATGGCAACTCTTTATCTTCTTTATGAGTACCATAATTAATTAGTTCGCCATTATCAAAGATTGAGTATCCTGTGATACCAGTAGCAGCATCTAAAGCAAGGATTCTTTCTACTCCTTCTTGTTTTACTGGTATCTTATTCTTTTTTATTTTATAAGGATCTCCTGCCATACATATCTAGCAAATAGGATGTTTACGCCATTGGTCATATGTCTGTACTTGATAATGCCCTTTCGGGCACTCCATCTCTAATTCTGTTTTTAAATTTTTATATTCAGTACTAATCAATCTCCATCCTTCTTGATCAAGATGATTAGCTACTGAATATATATTAATTGGCATTACTTACCACTAGAGCCGAAGCCGCCATCATTCCTTTCTGTTTCATCTAAAGTATCTACAGGAACGGGTGCAAAACGATAACTAGGCATTACCAT